CTAAAAATATGACATTAGTTTTACTAACAAGTTTAGTAGCAACAACATTAGCTCATTTATTAAAAAATATGATGGGTTTAAAAGAAGGAATGGAAAATGAAGAAGAAGAAGAAGAGGAAGAGGAAACAACAAATACAGAAAAAAAAAAAGTAGTAGATAGAATCAAATTAAAAGATGATGAAGCATCAGATGCACTAGAAAATTTTGAACACAAAAAAGGAAAAAGTAAAGAAGAAAAAATAAAAAATGCTTTTGAAAAAAAAGATATATTACCAAGTAAAATAGAAAAAGAGAAATTAGAAAATGTTAGTCAAGATGCATCAAAAATATTAAAACAATTAGAAAAAAAAGGAGTTAAATCAGGTTACACAAATCAACAAAAATTAACTCCAGGATTGTATAATATTCCAAACAAAGCTCAATTAGAAAAACAATTAGGTGAAGCAGATAAAATTGAAGCAGCATATGATAATTTAGAGCAAGTAATAGGTGATAATGGAATAAAATCTATGTCAGATTCAACAAAAGAATTAGTAAGACAACAAAATGAATTATTAAAAGGATTAAAAGATATAACTCCAGCATTACATGAAGCAATGGGAGCAATTGGAAAAATAGATTTAGGTGGATTAAAATCTATGTTTAATTCAACAAGTTCAGCATTATCAAAAGAATAAAAAAGCAAAATATAATATATTTGAATATATAAAATATATTATGTATAATTTAAAAGATAAATCTTCGTTAATACTTTTATCAGGGGTAGTTTCTTATTTATATTTATTTTCATCATTATTAAATAAAAAATATAATATAATATTTATTTATTTTACAATTTTATTTGCTGGATACTTTATAATTGGAAATAAAATTTTTCTATATAATTTATTAATAATTATATTTGATATTTTAAATAAAAAATTTATAATTAGAGAAGGAAATTATGATCAAAAATTTGAAGCAGGAAAACAAAAAGCAAAAAATAATGAAAAATTTAATAAGGATGGAGGTTCTATGGAATTAGATGGTATGAGTAAAGATGACGGTGATGAATTAGCAGATAAAATGGATGCAAAAGATCAAGATAATCAGAGAAAAAAAGAAGCAGGACAAGTAGATTTAGAAGATGATGGAAGTAAAAATAATGCAACAAGTGGTGAACTAATAAAAAAAGATCTAAGAATGTAATAATAAATTCTATTATATATTTTTATAATATATATATAATAGAATATGGCAAAAAAGTGTCCCCCAGGAATAATATGTGTTGAAAATTTTACTTTTTTATTTTTTGGTTTATTAATTTTAATAATATTATTTTTCTTATATATAAATTCAAATAAAAGTAGTAATATTTTAAATAACTCATCTTGCGATTGTGACATTCAAGGAGAATGTAAAAAAAAAGATAAAAAAGGATTGTTTCCAAGACCAAGTTATTCTTTTTCAAATGTAAATAATGATATATTATTGAATCCATATAGTGCACCAACGAGAGATGACCGAATATTTAATAATGATAATTATAATGGGCCAAAAATTCCAATAAATCAACCAACCCAATCAGTAGATACAAATTATAGACAAATAGGAATTTTAACACGCGTTCATGGTGGAGAAACAATATTACCATTAATGGGTCGTCCATTATTTAGTAATAGAGATAAATGGAATTTTTATACAATGAATGATAAAAATAATATGATTAAATTACCAATTACATTTAAAAATAAAAGTTGTACGAGTGATAGAGGTTGTGATAATGTTTATAATGGGGATACAGTATATGTAGAAGGTTATAATGATTTATTTAGAGTTACAGTATATGATAATAATGTAATGCAATATATACCTTATTTATAATAAAATAAAATATTTTAATATATACAGTATAATAATACATTAATTAAAATATATAATATTTATTTATTTGGTCAGTAATTGGAAAACATATATTTGAAACGAATGGTTGGTATGTAGCATATAATGGAAGCATATGGGTAGCAGTAGGAGAAGGAAATGAAGATACTATAGCGTATTCTTATGATGGAATAAATTGGTTACCGATGCCAAATGCAGGAAGTGTTCCATTTGTATTACAAGGCTTAGGAGTAAATAGTTTGGTGAGAGTAATAAATGAAGGAGGTTATAATAAAGAATTAGTATTAGGAAAATATTGGCATGGTTTATCAAATACTATGGTAGTGCATGGTCCAAGATATTATGCGGATTATGAAACGGAAGGATATAATTCATTTAATTTAACATTAAGAGGTGTAAAAGATGATGAATAAAATAAAATTAAATACTTTTAAATATATTATAAAAAGTATTTAAAGAATTATTCTTCAACGAACCATTTATGTTTAGTTCCACCATCATATTTTTTTGCATATCCTTTTTCAATAAGCCAATTGTTGATGCTTTCTTCTTCAATAAATATTTCAACAAGTAATCTTCCATATTTATCGAAATCTAAACATTCAACTGTTACTACTTTATTTAATATTCTCTCTTTTAAAAAATCGCGAACTTGTTTTCCAAATTCTTTTTCTTTTAAATTTTTTGTTTGTAATTCAGGTGTATCAATATTTATAAGTCTACAATTCCATTTATACAATCTCTCTGGTTCTTTATCGGTTAAAGGAAAAACAATATGTACAGTATCACCATCATAAACTTTAACAACTTTACCTTCACATTTTCTACCTTCATATGAAAAAACTTTGACTTTGCCGTCTACTTGATCCCAATTAATCATTTATAATTATAATATAGAAAATATATTTAAATTATAATTTTAAGATTTAAGCGCTAGAGTTGAGAGATTGTGTGTAAGGATTATTTTTAAATGCGGATAATAAATTAGGATCCATTCTATTAGAATTAAACTGCATATCATAACCAGCGGGTCCATTCATTTCACCTAAAAATTGTGCAGATGGAACAAGATTAGGACCACTGGTAGGTAATTGTTGTCTATTATTTTTAAACATGTTTTCATCTCTATTCATTGAAATATTGTTTTGATTATTAAATAAGCTCATTGAACCTTGATTAGGTCGACTTTCATAAGTTTTGTTAACATTATTATTTTGAGCATATGCAGCATTATATGGTCTTAATCCACTTCCTTGTTTAGAACCAGAACCAATATATTCTTGATTAGTAGAATCACGTTGATTTTGGACAGGTTGGTATTGTTCAACTTGGTATCCTGTGCGATGATTTTGTCCTTGAACATTAACATAATTCATATCAATTTTACCAGTTGTCATTTCTCTATTGGTAGTTTTAGTTTTATCATATTCATTATACATATGACCTGTTCTTGCTCCTCCATTAACATTACCAGATTCTCTCAAGTTACCAATTGCATTTTCTTTTCTTGTTGGTTGTAAAATGTCTAAAAGTGGTGCAATAACTGCCTTAGCCATTCCATAAACTCCTCCCATTTCAGGCATATGTTGATCGGTTGTTCTATTATTTGGTAATAATTTATAACTTTGTACAGCATAATCATTAGGATTAGCAAAGTTTTGACCAGTAGCAGATGCATTTGATACAGGTAGTCCACCTAAATTTTGTTTTTTAGATTCTTCATAATTTACATCAGTATATGTAGCATTTCCAGATAATGCGTGGCTACCTCCACCATAATATTCTCTAGTTGTATCAATTCTATTTTCCATAGGAATAACTTGAGTGCTTCTAATAGGAGGAGCTGTTTCTGCACCAGTTGTAGTAAACCATCTAGTTGGTCCAGCTTCGTAATATTTTTCAGGATTATGTTTTTCTACTTTACCAATTTTATTATTATCTCCTTGCATTTTAATTATGGAATTTGCAGGACCTTGATGTCCATTTAAATCAAAAGTTTGTTTGGGATTTGTTTGAACTCTTAAATCATCTACACTTTTAGGCATCCAAGTTTCTCTAGAAACCATACCAGCATTAAAACCTCCACTTCCTTCAGTTCCTCCATTATTAAATCCATTTTTATCTTGTGAACCATATCCTAAATTTAATCCAGGTCCAACTCTTTGTGGTTCCCATAAAGTTACATTATTCATTTTCATAGATTCATTTATTCTAGATTGTATAAAATTTGTATTATTTGCAGTTCCATGTGCTAAATTAACATTCTCATCAGGTTTGAAAAGAGGTGCTTGCTCACTTTTACTAAATACTTGACTACCATATCCCTGTTTTAAATCCAAAACTGATTCTGTATTATTATAATCTGAAGTAGCACCTCTTATTTTTGCACCAAAATAAGGTTGCATATTATTATGTTTAAAAGTATCAGCATCAACAACTTGTCCATTCATAAGAGTAATTTTATTATCGGATTTATTAGAAGGTGGAACAAAGAATTTATCTGTGTGTTGATTAGAATTATTATAACTATTAACAGACTGAGTCATTGATTTTTCAAAATTATCATGTTTTTGTATTTGATAATTCGAGAATCCTTCTTTTTTTTTACTAGTTAAAAATTCTTCTTTTTGATGTTCTTCTTGAACTTGTTCTTGAAAATTCTCTTTTTTTTTCTCTTGTTCAGATAATATATATAGACTTCCTAACACTACTATTGGAATAGCAATTGCGGCCATTATATAATAATAAATAATATATTTATTATAATTTTTCTAATAAATATATGATTTATTTATCTAAAAATTAATTTTTATAATTAGTATTAATTGAATAATAATCTTTTTCTACAATTCTTGAAGAAATATTATTATGAAAAGGTATACATACATGCTGTTGTGGATCTAATAATAAATATTTAAAATTATTTGGTATATTTGGGGTATTAATTGAATCAATTTCTCTTACTTCCCATGCTGGATTAGTTGCTCTAGGTTGATGTGTAATTTCATTACTTTCAACCGGATAAATATTTTGATTATATAAATTATTATTATAATTATAGTCTAGATAGTTATTTTGTGTAATTGAATCTCTATTTAATTTTCTAGTAATACCCATCAAATCACTTTCTAATTCAGTTTTATTTTTAGATAAATTTGCACCCCATTTTTGCATACGTAAATAAGGATCATTAATAAATAAAGGTTTATCTCCGTTTCCTGGAACATTAATCTCATAATTACCTATATTTGTAGTTTCCTCTAAATATTTTTGTATTCTACAAGGGTCATCGTGAAATCTTGTAAATGCCATTATTATATATATAATATTATATTTAATTACTTAAAAAAAAAATAAGATATTAACTAAATGAATAGAGAATTATTAAATGAATATATAAATAAATATAAAATTAGCGAATTATTAGAATATATTTCAAATGAATATAATTTACAAGAAGAAAAATTATCAATTAAACTTATTGATACATTTCAAAATAAACAATTAACAATAGATAAAGAAACTCAATTTATTGTATTATTAAATAATTCAATACATGATACTATAAGTATTAATAATACTAATTTTGAGGAAATTTTAATGATAGATGATAATTCAAATATAGAAATTAATAGTGATGTAACTTATAGTGATATAAAATATATATTAATAGAAAATAATTCTAGTAAAAATTCTATAGAAAATAAAAATAAATATAGTAAAGGTGATAATATATTTCTAATTAATAGTTTAAATATAATAAATGATGATGATTGTAAATTAATTAAGAAATTTATTGATAATTATGTTGAAAATAAATTAGTTGATACAACATGTTGGACTTCTAATGGTAATACACAATCATTATGTTTTAAAATTTCAGAAAATCATCCAAATAAAATTTTAAATAAAAAAGCTGATAATTTAGTATTTAATATTATAAAAAAATTAATCGATTATTTAAAAGAAGAAAATCAAATAACAAGATTAAATACTATGGTAGGTGATACTGCTTATCAATTTCGTAAAATTTTTGGTGAAACACGTTTACATTATGATGGAATTAAAGGAAGTTATGAAGATACTAATGAAAGATTTTTAAGTGTTATAATTTGTTTAAATGATGATTATGAAGGTGGAGAAATATGTTTTCCAGTTCAAGATAGAATAATAAAAATGAAGAAAGGAGATATATTAGCTTTTCCTCCATATTGGACTCATCCTCATTATTCTAATGATTTATTAAACAAAACATATAGATATACTATTAATACTTGGTTATATTAAATAGTATTAATAACTTAAAAATAAATTTATATTTTAAGTTAAATAATGATTACATTTGATAGAGAAAAAATAAATAATTTAATTGATGATGATAATTTAAAAGATATAATTAATTATGTTTCAGAAAAAATTAATGTTCATAATGAAAGATTGAAAATTATAACAATAGATGAATTTCAAACAAATAAGTTGACTATTGATAAGAATAGACAATTTGCAATTATTTTAAATAATTCTAATAAAGAAACAATTACCATTAATGGAGCTACATTTGAAGAAGTTTTATGTATTGATAATGTAGAAAATATAATAATTGATTCTAAACTAAATGATACTAAAACAATTAAATTTTTAGTATTTGAAGATATTTGTAAACAATTTAAACATAATGAAACTCTAATTAATAGATTTAAACGTGATACTAGTAATAATATTTTTGTAATCGAAGATAAAAATATTTTAAATTATGATGATTGTGATTTTTATAGAGAAATTATTGATAATTTTATTACTAATAATACTTATTGTAATAAGATTTGGGAATCTGGAAATAATGTTAATTGTAATACATTTGTAATATCACAAAGTAGGTTAAATGAATTTTTAAATAAATCTTTAGTTAATGAAATAATGAATAAAACAACAAGAATATTTAATAATATTAGAGCATATTTGAAAGAAAATTATGATTTAGATATTAAAGGAGATTCTGGATTTCAATTTCGTAAAATATTTGGAGCAACAAGAATTCATAAAGATGGTGTTTATGATGCGGCAAATCCTGCTACTTTAGATGTAACAAGAATAGCAAGTATAGTTATTTGTTTAAATGATGATTATGAAGGTGGAGAATTTTGTTTTCCAATTCAAGATATAAAAGTTAAATTAAAAAAAGGGCAAATTATAGTTTTCCCTCCATATTGGACTCATCCGCATTATACTATGGATTTAAAAAATAGAACATATAGATATACAATAAATAGTTGGTTACACGAAAATCCAACAAATTTTATGCTTAAAAACTAAATATATATTTTATAATTTTTAAGAAATATATATTTTTATAATTTCATAATATACCATAAACTGTAATATTCTGGTCTGTTATCAAAAGTTTCGCCTCCTCCAGTTTGTTGTGTTTGAATTGGATGATTGTGATTTATTGTTGTTTGTCCTGTATTTGTACTTATTGGATGATTGTGATTTATAGTTGTTTGTCCTGTATTTGTAGTAATTGGATGATCATGACTTCCTCCTTCTGGTGAAATATTTGTATTTGTATTTGTAGTTGTATTTGTATTTGTAGTTGTAGCCGCAGTTGAACCTGCATGACTATGATCAGCGTCAGTGCCTAGTGCTTGTGATGTATTTACATCTCCACTTTGTTGAACACTACTAGTACCGGGGAACGTACTTGCACCTTCTGATCCTGTCTGACCTGAATGAGCACCAGCCTCTTGCATTTGAAGACCTCCTCCTACAGTTCCAATATTTAAAGTACCAAAATCTTGATCATCTGTTACAATAGATTGAGTACCATAATAACCTTCATCTGATGAATAACGGAAATTTACATTACCAGGATGCTTATGGTTTCCTGTTGCAAAAGGATGTTGATGGTTAGTAACTGTATGGATGTGTTGAGTTGTTGGATGTTGATGTAGACCTCCTGTATGGTAATGTTCCTGACCATCTGCTGCTATAGTAAGTGTAGTTGTTGAAGCACTTGTACTTGTACTTGTTGATGTAGAATTTGCAGTATGATCATGATCTATACTTGTTTGTCCTGAATTTGAAGTTGCTGGGTGATTATGATTTACATCTGTATGTCCTGAATTTGAAGTTGCAGGATGATTATGATTAACATCTGTTTGTTCAGAACTAGCTCCATGATTATGAGCTGGTATTTGTTGTTCTGTTAAGGTTGGAAAATTTTGTCCTCCAGTACCTCCTTCACTATATGAGTTTTCTGATGAACCAGAACAAACAACAAATTTTCCTGATAAATTTGGAGTGTTTTTTTCTCCATTACAAATAGCCCATCCAGTAGGTACATTACCACTAGTTCCATACCATAAAATAATTGCACCAGTAGGAACATGAGCGTTAACAACACCATTTACAGTAAGAACCCCAGTTCCTAAATCAAGGTTAGTATTTTGAGTGAATATATCTCCTCCGGCAGCAGTAAGATTTAAATCTAAACCAGAATTAGTAGATATAGTGTTGGAATTAAAAGTTATATTTTCTACAACAACTTGTCCTGATTGTGATTGAATTTGTGTATCTTGGGCTGAAGTGAGAGATGTATTTCCTGCGGAGGAAGTAATGGTTGTTTGTTGGGCTGAAGTAATAGTAGTTTGGCCTCCTTGTGAAGCAATAGTAGTTTGTTGTCCAGATGTGACAGATGTTTGTCCTGCAGTAGAAGTAATAGTTGTTTGTTGGGCTGCAGTAAATGTAGAACTTCCTTGATTAGCAGTAACAGCCATATTTTGTAAAGCGGTAATTTGTACTTGTCCTGTATCAGATTTTAATACTAAGTCACCACTATCAACATCTATTGTATTTCCATTTATATTAACATTATCAATATTCATAAAACCAGATGTAACAACTCCACCATTAGGTCCAAGATTAATGTTTGTGTCATTAGTAGTCCAATAATCTCCTGGATTATTATAAGTAAATAATTTGTCCACATTAGAAGAATTTTTTACTGCAATACCACCATCAGTAACAGAATTATGATTTGCATTCATTCTAATAATATTATCACTAATATCAACATTAGTGGATTGAATAAAGGTAGAAGTTCCTTTAACATCTAAATTTCCCATAATAACAACTTCACCTTGTTCAGCAACACTACCAGGAACACCATCACCAGATGGGTCAATAATTAAACGAGTAGTAGGGTTTCCAGCAGAATTATTTTCATAAATAGTATAAATTTTAGTTCCAGTTGTAACTAATCCATCGGCTGTTAGAGATTGTTTTATATGTAGAACACCACTTACATCAACATGTGCATTAAAAGAAGAATCATCAATTACTACAAATTTACTCATAAATGAAACATCACTTAATGCGGTTAATTGTTCTTTAATATCGACATGATTATTAAAAGATGTGTCATCTTCGACGTAAAATTTACTCATAAATGAAACGTCACTTAAAACAGTTAATTGTTCTTTTATATCAACATGATTATTTATAGAAACATCACCTTCAATATTAACATGTCTAATATCAGATATATCTAAATGTTTACCAGAGTTATCAAATATAAGTGCTGAAATATCATGACCAGCAGCACCATTATGGCGTGTATAATCTCCCATTCTAATAATTCGTGTTTTATCCATATATATTGTACCAGAACCAACAAATAGATCATTCCAGCGATAATCAATACTTCCTATATTATAAGATAAATCATCACGAGGTATCAAATCACTAGCAATATTATTAATACTTAAATCTCCTAAAACAATTAAATCTTGCGTTTTAATAGTTCCTCCACTAACATGAATATTTTCGTCAGGAGTGATTGTATTAATTCCTATCCTATTTTCGGAAGTATCAATTACGATTGTATTATTTAGGTCAGGAATAAATTGATAATCAGGAGTAATTGAATTAACTGTTGTTATAATTTTATTATAATCAGTCATTTATATATTATTTATGATAATATTTAGATAATTTTTAGGCAAAATAATTAATTTAATTAAAAATAATTATTTTCTCTCATTAATTTATAAAACATGAAAAAACATATGAAATCTGCAGATGGATTATACCATATTAAAGGTAAAAAATATCCATTTTTAAGAGGAGCAAGACGTCAAGTATGGGCTGGAACAGCATATATGACTGAAGGAGGATTAACAAGAGACAAATTACACTATAACAAACGTGGTCGTATTGTATCGAAAAAAAAATTCCACACAGCAAAAAAAGAAAAACGTCTTCAAAAACATGGATATTTTACTAAAAAAGGTAAATTTGGATATGTTAAAAAAGGAACAAAATCAAAATCAAAATCTAAATCATCAAAAACAAAAAAAAGAAGATAAAAATTTTGTAAAATAAATAATATATTTATTAATTATAAATATATTGTATGCCTCTACTTAAACGCGCGTCGTCTAAAAAAGCTCTTGAATTAGTTATAACAGAAGAATTACCAAAAAATTCTATGGTAATTAATTCAAGTTTAAAAAGTAGTATATTTATTTATGATACTCTAAAAAGTATGATATTACCAGCATCAAAAGGTTTAGATTATTTATTAGTAGGATTTACATCTGTATTAGTGTATAATGTTATTGTTAGTTTTTTTTAAAACAAAATAATATAGACGAAGATCTATATTAGTTTATAAATTTTATGAATTATAATTTAAAAATAATATAAAGATTTAATTTAATATAAATTATACAGAATTCTGTATCTTGTGTAGGGTAATAATTATATCTCTCTATAGCTCAGTTGGCAGAGCGTGTGACTGTAAATGGTTTTCAGCAGAAATCACAATGTCCTCCGTTCGAGTCGGAGTAGGGAGAGATTAATATATATGTTATAATATAGATATTAATTAAAAAATTGATATTAAATTATGTTTTTAATATAGATTAATGAGGAGAGTTAAGTCTTCCCCATCTGATTTAGCAAAAATGTCACATAATAAACGTCAAATAAAAAGAACTCCATATATGTGTTCTGCAAGTATTCCTGTTGTGATTGAAACTAAAACTGATAATAATTATAAATTGATCAAATCGTTAAAAAAAAATGTTAAAACATTTGGAAATTTAGTATCAGATGCTTTAGTTGAAATAAATTATGACCATTATAGTTTAGAAGAAACAACATTATTTGCAGCAATAGTAGGTTATTTTTCAAATAATATTTTAAAAAAAGACAAATTAAAAGAAATTTATAATTTTCTAGCAAAAGCATTAGCACGATATTTAATAATGTTATTTATTCATACACAAGTTTTACATGATAAAATAGATTATGGAATTTTAAATGCATTACCACTTCCACCGCATATTTAAAAAAAAATTGATTATAATATTAAAGATATATTACTAATAATATTATAATCATTATTATGAATATTTTCAGTTGGAATGTTGCTGGACTACGTGCCCGGCTAAAGCCAGATGAAACTCATAGTAACAGTTTGATGAGAGCATTATTCAGTCAAGTAAGCGAAAACGGTTTAGGTTACAAATATTTTGATATAGTTTGTTTACAAGAAACTAAATGCACTGAAAATGAAGTAACTTTACCTTGTGAAATTGAAATTAGATATCCTTATCGTTTTTGGAATTCAACAGATGGAACAAGTCAAAGAAAAGGTTTAAGTGGAACTACTATTTGGTGTAAGAGTCCACCCATAAGAGCTTTGCCTAGACCTGATTTTGATGTTGAAGGAAGAATTGTTGCTGTAGAATTTGAGAAGTTTATTTTGGTAAATGTGTATGTTCCAAATTCTCAAAAACTAGATTCTGATAGATTTAAATTTAGAGAACAATGGAATGCTAAATTTATGGTGTATATTTCAGAGTTTCAAAAAGATGGAAAACAAGTAATTGTATGTGGTGATATGAATGTTGCGCATTTGGATATTGATATTAGTAATCCAAAATCAAAAAAAAATAAAGTTGCTGGATTCTTTGATTTTGAGAGACTTGATTTTGCATTTATGACAGAAAGTTTAAATTTAATTGATGTATTTAGAACTTTAAATCCTATAAAACAAAGGTCAACTTATTGGTCAAATTTTATGAAAGGAAGGCGAAGGAGTGATAATGGTTGGGGTATTGATTATTTCTTAGTATCAAAAGAATTATTTGAAAGTGATGAAAATATCAGTCAAACAATTGAAAATGAAATTTTAGGTTCGGATCATTGTCCAATAATTTTAAATATTAATGTATAATATGTTTGGAAAATATAAAAAATCATATGTAAGAAGGGACAACTTATATATAATTTTTTTTGGTGTTAAATCAAATAGAAATCCAGTAACTATAGAGATGATGAATGTTATATTTTATTAATTTATTCTGGTACTGGAGGAAGTTGTTTTGTTTGTTCTTCAACTTTTAATTCTTTTTTTAAAAATTCAACTAATTCACCTATTACTTGAAATTCATCAGGATTAATTGCACCACGTTTAGCAACGACATTAAGAATATTAAACATTAATACACAATGTTTGGTGGGAACATTCAGAGTTTCTGGTAACATAATAGTATTTTCCATTTTTATATATTATTATTTATTCTTTCTTTAAATTATTTAAAACCAAAAGTAATATTTAAAGATAAACTTATATTCATAAAAAATACTACAGGTTTTGTAATATATTTTATTCTATTATATTTTGAAATAAATGGGTTATCATTACCTTGAATAGATTTTATTATTTTATTTCTTTCAATTTCTAATTGTGTTGGTGGATATAATACATTCCATTTTAGTATTAATTCTAAATCTAATACATTCTCAATATTTAATTCAGGATAAGTGTATTTCATATAAGCTATGGAACGTGCTATAGCACCTCTAGTATTAATACAAGGTATATAAAATTTGCATTTATTATTTTTAAAATTGTTACTACTAACAGGGGTTAATTTTTTATTATTATAATGTTTATTATAAATATTTTCATCAATATATTTGTAATTACTTCTATGTGAATTTGTTTTAGAACACGTTAAATAAATATTATGCATATCTAGATTAGCATTTTTGTATTCTTTTATAAATGATTGAGGGAAAATATGTTCTGCTGTTAAACTTGAATATTTTTCATAATTTTTTAAATTATTTAAAAATAATATACATTCATCTTGTTTATTACAATTCATAGATGAAGTGCAAAAATCGTTATATAAATCATAATAAATATTTTCATCTAAAAATGATTGTTTAATATTTCTTATTGAATATAAACGAGTGGGTTTTTCAATTCTTCCAATTAATAAACTATTAAAGGCGAAATATTTTATTAATTTTTTAGGCAATAATTTCATAATAAGAATTATTACTTAGATTATTTTTTTAAAATTAAATTTACAAAAATTTTATAATTATAAATTTATATAACTATTTAAAGCTTAATAATAAATATTCTATTATAAATGTCATTAGAAAATAAAATAGGTAATCTATCATTAGATAACAATGAAACAAATATAAATAATGTATTAACAATTAAAACAGTTCAAATTGCTCCATTTAGAATTTTAATGACTGCTTTAAAAGATATATTATTGGATACAAATATTGTATTTACAAAAGAAGGTATAAGAATTATTAATATGGATAAAACTCATACAATATTAGTTCATTTAGCTTTAAAAGCTTCTAATTTTGAATTTTATGAGTGCAAACATGATAAAATTATTGTTGGTGTTAATATGTTTCATTTATTTAAACTTATTACATCTATTGATAATGATGATACTTTAACTATTTATATTGAAAATGATGATTATATTGATGGTGTTGTTACTGAATTGGGTCTTAAATTTGAAAATGGTGATATTAAACAATCTAAAATTCAAAAATTACGTTTGATTGAGCCCGACCAAGATGAACTTGAAATACCAGATGTGAAATTTTCATCAATTATAAATATGCCTTCGTCTGATTTTCAGAAGATTGTGAGAGATTTAGCTAATATTTCAGAAAAATTAGAAATTAAATCTGTTGGAGATGAATTAATTTTTAGATGTGCTGGTCAATATGCAAAAGCAGAAATTAGACGAACAGAAACACAAGGTTCTATGCAGTTTGTTCAAAAATTAACAAGTGATTCAATTGTTCAGGGAGAATTTTCTCTTAAAAATTTAGTATATTTTATTAAATGTACTAATTTATGTAATCAAATTGAGATATTTTTGGAAAATAATCGTCCATTAATAGTTAAATATAATGTAGCATCATTAGGAGAGATTAGATTATGTTTAGCACCATTACCTCCTAGTTCTTCAAATTAATTTATCATTTATATATTTTATAATTATATATAAATGGAAACATTAACAAGAAAAACAAAAACAAGTTCACCTAAAAAAATAGATAAAGAAAAAATGAATAAATTAATGGATTCAATAGAAGATGATATGGTAAGAAAAGATTATCCTATTCATTATCGTAATATAGTTAGTGTTATTGAAAAAAATAAAAAAGATAGTTTTATATGGAGAGATCAATTAAATAGATTATCAAAAATGGCGAATGAATTAAATATTGTTGGTGAACGTCATGCTGTAAGACAAGAACTAGAAAGAAGGCCTAAAATGAAGGTAATAGCAGATAGATTATTAGAATTAGATGATGAGGAAATTGAATTTATAATACCTTTTATTAAAAATGAAATAAAATATAACCTTGGTTCGGGAAAAAAAAATCAAAAAAAAAGAGAAAACAAAAAAAAGACAAAACAAAAAAAAAGAAAAAGAAAAAATTTAGGAAATTAAAATAAAATTTTACACCTTTGAACATTTAAAACGCCTATTTTAACCATTTATATTTAGTGAATCCTTCAATAATTTCAGTATTATCATCGATAGAAAAACAATCTATTGTTGCATTTATTAAATAATCATCTCTTACAATATAAAGTAATTTTGTATTTGGGTCCCAATCACTACGATAATTATTATCATCCCCATTTAAAGAACGCATATGTGGATTATGCCTATTATAATACGAAACAGCATCTTTTTTTGTTTTAAATTTTCCCTTCATATAACCAATATGTTTAATTTTCCCACCTTGTGCTAACCAACCATTATCTCCTTCTTTTTCTGTAATAAATTCTAAAACTTCAAGAACATATGTAGCTTTTGCCATTTTATTATAAAATAAAAATATCTTTATATCTTTATATATTTTAATATCGGCGTTTTAAATGTTCAAAGGTGTAAAAATAAAATATTTAGTTTTTAAAATGAGCTGTTCTTGTGAGAGAACCTACGAGAGTCCTTTGATTATTCAGAGTGAAAAATTCAGTAAAGTTGTAAAAAAATTACGTGAATTCTTCCTTGAAAAAAATTTCATCGAAGTACATGCCCAAAATCGCCTTTCTATTTTAGCTGCATGCGAATAACCTGAAAATGTTGCTACTTTTGAATACGCTGGTAAGGTTTGGCCTTTACCTCAAACTTCACAAATGTGGCTTGAATACGAAATTTTAAAAAGACCTGATGTTGCTGGTTATAGGGTAATAACTTTATCTAAAAAATTTCTAATTAAATAGCTACACCTTTTCGAGCTTTTTGAATATCATAAAATAATGGATTATTCTTAAATTTCTTTAAAATATCTTTGGAAAAACATTCTTGGTCTCTTGTTCCAAGTAAAAAAGTTACTATACTGAATTTTTTTCCTAAATTTCTTTTTAAAATATAAATATAAATACTTGTTCCAATAATACTAATTAAGAAACTAATTACAAATAAGAAATTATTTACACTTGTGTATTGTTCAATTAATTTATTATTTTCTTCATTAATTTCTTTATTTTCTTCTAATTTAGTTTTTAAATCACTAATATATAAATCAATTATATAAATCATACCAATTAAAAATATAGCACTTATAGTTATAATTGTTGGTGCTCTCATAATAAAAATAAACCAAAAATATAAAATAAAACTTTGAGAGATTCGCTCAGTTATATTTAATTTTTCTTGAACTAATCCTACAAAAAATAACATAATGAAAAATCCAATTATGTGTTTAACAAACATATATTCTTTCATAAAATTTCTTATACCACAAGAATAAATATCTCCTACATAATTTCCAGCAATAATAAATAAAAATATAGATAATTTGCTTACTATTTGTGAAAAACCAGTTAAAGATTCATAATTTATCATATTATATATAATAATAGATTTTTAATAATCAATAAAGAATTTCATGTTGTTTATATAAACAATGTTGTTTTTCAATATTACATAAAATATCAATTTTAAAAGGGTCTTTTTTTTCATTTTCTAAATTTTCGCTCGTTAATTCATTATAAATTTCATTTTGTTTTAAATCTTCAGTATTTGTTATCCAAAATTTTATAATACAAAAATTTTTCTTTGGACTAATTGATATTCCATTAATATTATCTAAAATACTTTTATCATTTATTAAAGTTTCACCAATTAAATAATAATTTAATTTTTTCCATACATCATAAACATAATCTGTTGTAATTTTATATGAAATACAACCTCCTTTACTATTATCTGGATCTTCCCAGATTGGTTTTATGTTATTTTTCATAATAAATAACATACATTTTTCAACTATTTCTTTATTAACACCTTCTATTAATGTAATACAATCTTCTAATGTATGAAATGTTGATACTTTTTTATAACTATTTATACTCCAATCTGTATCATATGGTAAATGTAACCATAATGTCCAATTATTATTTAAATCATGCATTATTATAATTTAAATAATATATTTAATATTGTTTATTTAAATGTTTTTATCTGATTCTTTTTTAGCATTATTATTCCATCTATCTTGCTGTTCTGCAGTTAAATTATTCCATTCATCATCAATTATTCTATTTATTGATGTTTCTGAATAAGTAGGATACTTTTCTTTTGTTTTTTGGTATTTATTAAGTCTAAATAATAACTGACCATCTAATAAATAAGTTTCACTATATTTCTTTTCATATGATTCAAAATCTGTATTGTTACTTGTATTTTTACTTGTATATTTTCCTTTATTATAATTTGCATTATTAAAAGGATAATTTATATTTAAAAATGAAGATACCTGATATGTAAAGAAATTCTCTCCAAAAACATTAATTAATCTATCAACAATATTGTATTTAATTGGATTATTAGATAAATCATATAAATCTTCTACGGGACTATTTAAATTGTAAACATCTTCTACTTTATCGTAAAACTTGCGTCTATGTTTATTTCTATCAATTCTCTCAACTGCATTGTACCTATCATAAAAATAAGCATATTTTTGCTGATTTAATAAATTAGCTCCACCTAAATAATTGCCTGAAGTATCAACATAGTTATCAGATAAATCTTTTCCTCTTAATTTTAGTTGAGATCTTAAATCTTTTTCATCTGGATCTGTTCCAAATACTTTTAATAATAAAGTAGAAATTAAAGTCATCATAATTATTGGTATAAAAACTAAAAACCAAGCAATTACTTTATATCCTAAATCACATAAAATATTCAATATAACTGAAAAAACAACCATTACAATAAATTTAATAAATGCATCATTAATAACACCTTTATATAAATCAATAAATATTTGTATTAGTGAAAAACCAATAAAAATTAGAGTTGGTGCACAATTATAAGATAAAATCATATTATATATTATAATAAGTGTATATAATATAATTTCCAATATTAATTAATTTCTAATTTGATGTTTTCATTTTTAGAATTTTCTACTAATTTAATTAATTTATCTAATTTTGAATTTATATTAGTTAAATTATTATCATCTTTTACTTCTACTTTTGTAATTTCTTTTAAACTTGTAGTGCTTATTTCATTTTCTAATTGTTTTATTTTTTCATCTTTCTCTCGTAAAAGTTTTGAAAATTGTTGTAATTGCTCTTGTTGTTTCTGCATAATTTGAACTATTTGTTGATTATTTAATTCAATATTTTGTCCATTTTGATTTAAAATAATTTTACCTTCTCCTTGTTCTTGTTGTCTTTGTTGATGTTCCATAGCCATTTTTCTTCGTTCTTCTTCGATTTCTTTAATTTGTTTTAATACGTCAGGTTTATTTTTTGGATGTCCTGGATCATAATTTGGTAATAATTTATCTATTGTATTCATATAAAATTCTTTCATTTCTGCTTCTTTTACAAATTCATCAACTGTTCTATTACATTCTTTTTGAAATTGATTTTGTCCATTTTCTAATAATTTTTTTTTATCAAATGTATTATGTATATGTGAAAATACTAAAATTGTTTTTTTTGGTTCTAATTGGACAAATGGAACACTATAATTCTTTAAAAATGCTTTCTCTTCTGCTAATGCTGCATGTTCTTCATAACGATGATCTTTTAATAACTCTCTCTTAAATGCAAATGTTCCTGCAGTTGCATGATTTGCACTATATGGACCAAACTGCCACATTTTTTGAATATGTTTAAACCAAATATAAATTTCACTTGCTCCGGCACACAACGCATTTGGATGACTTACTAACATATTTACAGCATGTGAAACTCTTTCTCTTGGGTAATAATCATCATCATCCATATATACTAAAATATCTCCTGATGATTTATCATGCATAATATTTCTTTTTTTTCCAAGAGGCATTTTTGTATCATATTTAAAATATTTTACTTGAGGAATATGTTTTACCAAATCCTCTATTGGGTCTGTTCCATCATCAATTATAATCCATTCCATTTTATCTGCTGGATAATCTTGATTTAAAAAATTCTTAATACACATATCCCAAAATGGACGTCTATTAAATGTTGGAGTACAAATACTAACAAAAGGTAAATCACTTTTATCTTTGTTTTTTGATTTTTTTCCCATAATATATTTTTTACAATAATTATATTTATATAATTTTTTATAAATATAATTAAATACTAGTTTTCATTCCTTTAAAAGCTTTATAAACTATTATTAACATTAAAATTCCAGACATTACACCAGTTGTTGTTGGGTCTAATGAATTTGCTGCTGAACCAATTACTCCTACACAAAATAATATTGTTAGTAAATCTGCATGACTTTTTAATATACTGAAGCATTCTAATGGATTACTTAATGGTATGTAAAAAATATTAAATAATAAACTTATACACATATAAATACTTGAAACAGCTGTCATAAGTCCTCCTAAAACTATTGATGAAGTTGCCAAAAATATAATTGGGAAAAATAATATTAAATTTTTTATTACATTAAATACTTTTGTAATTAAACTCATTTCACTTAAAGGATAAAATAATTCTGTTCTAAATATTCTATAATAACTTGGCGGTATATTACATCTATCTAATGATGTTCCAAATAATTTTCGTGGGAAAATTGTCGCTATTAGTCCTACAAAAAATCCACCACTCATTATAAATGCTACCAAAGTTAATAATCCTGTAATATAAAGCATAGGGCCAAAATATAAACCACCTTGTTTTGTAAAATATGCTATAAATGGGAATAACAACCCAGTTAAAAGTAAGAAAACAAAATTACTTAATAATGGATTAAATTTAACTACTTTTTGATAAGATGTTGATAATCTACTAGCACAGAAATTTAAAAACATTCTCACAAATAATATAGGAAATAAGAAATAAAAACTTATTGTTTTTGCTAATACTAATATAAATTCACTTTTAATATTATTTGCTGCAAAATCAGCTATATTATATGGTATTGGTTTTTCACCATATATTGTAGTATCATATGCTAATGTTATACATTTTGCTCCTGAGTGCTCATATGCAGCAAAGTTACTAATTATTCCTTCACTTTTAGCACCACCACTTTGACCTGTTTTACTTCGAGAACAAGCCTGATATGGATAATAACAAATATTATTTGGAAACATATAATCAACTAAACTTATTTTTTCTGTTTTTCCAATATTAGCACATTTACTTTTATAATATATACATTCTATCGAATTACCATAACGTAGCCAAAATTCATAACAAGTTCCAATTATTGCTGTTACCAATAATGATACAATTGAAACTAATATTAATTTAAAAAATTTTGTAATATTATTTGGATCATCAAATAAAGTATTATATAAAGTTTGCACTTCTTCTTTATGACACATATTTCCTACTTTTCCATTTAGTCCTAAAAATTTTAATCCTGTATTATTATCACTAGTTAAACATTCTGAATTTTCATTTTCATTATAACAACATCCTTCACTCTCTTCTCCATTTAAAAACTCTGCACTACATTTTACTGCAGTTTTTTCCCACTTTTTATAGTCATCAGGATTATCTTCTCTCCATTTTTTTAAATCAATATTACCAGTATTCATATCTATGTATGTTCGTGCACTTCTTGGAATACAACCTGTAGAATCTTTATATTTATCAATATCTTCTTTGAATAATTTTCTAGACATTATATTAATATATGTATTTATAATAAAATAAAAGAATTTAAAAATTTATTCTAAATTTAATTATACAATATGGATAAGTTTGAGTCATCAGAAAAATATCATGATTATAAAGATGTATTAATTCTACCAAAAGCTTCTTCTATAAATAGTAGAAGCCAAGTAAATTTAAATAGAACTTTTAAATTTAATAATGGTTTAACTTGGACAGGAGTTCCTATTATTGCTGCAAATATGACAACTGTTGGTACACTAGAAGTTTATAAAACTCTTGTAAAACACAAAATTCTTACAGCACTTCATAAATTTATTAAATTACAAGATTTAATTGAATATAATACTAATAATCCTGATAATTTATTAGATCCTAATTATTTTGCTATTTCAACTGGAATTAGTGATAATGATTTTGAAAATTTAGTAAATATTATGGATAATTTTGGTTGTAAATGGATTGTTATTGATATTGCAAATGGTTATATTGATAACTTTAAATCTTTTTGTAAAAAAGTAAGAGAAAAATATACTCATAAAATTATTATTGCTGGAAATGTATCAACTAAAGAAGGAGTCAATGATTTACTAGAATGTGGAGTTGATATTGTAAAAGTTGGAATTGGTGGCGGCAGTGCTTGTACCACTAGGATTCAAACAGGTATTGGAATGCCTCAATTTTCTTGTGCATTAAAATGTTCTGAAGCAAAAAAAGATAATACATATATTATTAGTGACGGAGGAATTACTTGTCCAGGAGATATGGCTAAATCTTTTGGTGCCGGTGCTGATTTTGTAATGGTTGGGGGTGAATTTGCTGGACATTATGAAAATCCTGGAGAAATGATAGAAGAAAATGGAGTTAAATATAAGTTCTTTTATGGAATGAGTTCATCTTATGCTATGAAAAATAATTATGCTGCTAATAATAATACTAATTATCGTTCTTCTGAAGGTAGAGAAATTAAAGTAAAATATAAAGGAATGTTAGATAATACTATTGAAAATTATTTAGGTGGATTAAGAAGTACTTGTACATATACTAATTCATCATCTATTGAATTATTAAATGAAAATTGTAAATTTATTTTGGTAAATAATCAATATAATGGTAATTTAGTTAATGGAAAATAAATAATATTATTTTATTACTATAATATAATATTATGAAAGTAAATAATATAATAAAATTTATTATAATAGGATTAATAATATTAATTTTTTTATTTGTAGTTTTTTCTTCTACTTCTATTGTTGAAAGATTAAATAATATTGATTGTTCTAAATGTGAAGTCAAACCTAATATGGGTAATTGTATTCAAATAAAAGATTTAAGTTATGCAGATTTTGGAAATAATATTCAAGCAATTGATTTTGATGTTATAGATACAAGTTATGTTTTTTGTCCTTGGGCACCTAATTGTGATAATTTAAATAATATTATGTCTCAATCAAAAAGACTTGAATTATCAAATGAAGATATAAAATCTGGAATAAAAAATAATGTACAATGTTGTCCGGATGATACATTTTATAGTAGTAATACTATTAATATTAATATGTTACCACAATTAACACATGTTAAAAATATGTGTTCTAGAATTAATACTAGTAATAATCTTATTAATATTGCTAATCGAGTAGGTGATGATTATTTAGAACTAAGGGCTTTATGTAATCAAGTTGATTTATCTGGACTTTATTTTAATAAAGAAGTTAAATTTTCAGGAAATGTTCTAAAAGATCCAAACTTAAGTGTTCAAGAAATTATTGATTATCAAAATATTTTAGAAGTTAAATTAGTTAATACTGGTGGAGAAACCAAAAGAACTCAAGATTTAACTATATTAAATGATGAGTTAAGACGTTTAGATTTAACTAATCCAGATCATTTAAATAGAAAACAACAAATTCAAAATAATTTAGCAGATAATTTCTTTTTATCAACTATTTCCAATGAAACATATCAATATAAATTACTTGATAATACAGGTTCTGCATTAGGAGAAAGTTATATTTTACAAGAAAATGAATTTTTTAATTGTTTTGGAAATAAAGAAAAAGTTAAAACTGTTGAAGATATCAGTTTTTCTCAAACTGATTTACAAAAATTTAAAGAAGAAAATTATTTTGACGTTGATGCTAATGCATCTTATACAACTATGCAAGATAACGCCCAACGACCATATCCATCTGCTGAAGATTTTGAAATGGAACTAAGAAATCTGCCACCAATTCAACAATCTAGTAATGTTTCTAGTTCTGTTATTAGTACTTATCTTAATTCTATAAATTCTTTTTATCAAAAACAATTTAATGCTTTAATTGGACCAAGAACTCATGCTGTTCCCCAAACTCTTAAATTTGATAATGATTCTTTATCTACTAAGCCTAGTACCTTTTTTGTATATGATGGTTCTGTTAACACAGATTTTGATTGTGAACCCAGTGTAACTGGTGATGATAAATTTAAATATTGTGGACCTGCTTCTTATCACGCTGAATTTATATCTTAAATAAATTCTTTAAATACTTTTTATAATATATTTAAAAGTATTTAATTATCTTGAACTTCCTTTTTTGGAAACTCTTATTGTTCTTAATGAACCTCTTCTTTTTGGTCTTCTACTTGAACGTGTTGTCTTTCTATTACGTCTACTACTTATACTTATTGATTTTCTAGGTGAACCTGTTTTCTTTGGAGATTTTGATACACTAGAAAATCGCTTTTTCATACTTTTTTCATAATTACTCAATGCCTTCTCATCTTCTAATAATAGTAAATTATTTATTTTCATTGTTTTAAATTTCTTTTCTAAAATCTCTCTGTATTCTCTATCTTCTATAGACATTTTCTTTGAGAAAAATTTTACTGCTGGCTCACATACTTCTTTAAATACTTTTCTTACTTTTTCTTTTGGTAATTTTACAAATTTTTGAACTATTACTCTATCTAATTTATCTAATTTACTTAGACTTAATTTTGCTGGTGCTGATTTTATTTTTTTTGATGAAAGTGATTTTGTTTTACTTAATGAAAATGATTTCGCTTTTTGTGATAAACCTCTCGCTTTTTTTGCTGTTTTCCTTCTTCTTTTTCCTCCACCTTCAAAATATTCTATTAATTCTTCATGTGTAACTTCATCTGATGTCATCATTATTATCGCCAATTTTAAATTTGGTATTTCATTTTCTTCCAAAAAATCTTCTAATTCTTTTACTTTTTCCATAAAGTTTTCACCTCTATCTCCACCTTTCACTGTTATTTCATCTACTACATCACTTGTATATCCATTTTCTTCTAATATTTTCTCTTTCATCCACATTACAAAATATTCACATAAACTGTCTAAACTTTGCACTCTTGATGCATTTACTTCTACTTTTGCTGCTTCTTGAAATTCACCTCTCCATTCTGATTTTATTGTCTTATCAAAATCAAATCCAAAATCTTTTGTTCCTTCTTCTGCTAATGTTGAACCTGGTTTCAATAAATTCACAAATTTATTTAATGTATATCTATGAAGTTGTCCTTTACAATCATTTGGAGGAGTTAGTTTACTTGGATCATTAAATCCTATTATAAACTCTCTTGTAATTTCATCATCTACAGCACTTGGATTTCCTTCATTATAATGTTTTAATGTATCTACAATTGATGGTGTTGGTTCTAAATCCATAGACATAAGAAATTTCTCAGATACTTGAGTATGAATATTTACTAATCTCTCTACCATACCTAATGTACAACTTTTTCCTCCTGCTCCATGTGAATTAAATATATCAAAAAAATAAAATTCAAAAAAATTAAAAATATATGAACTTGGACAATGAAATAAAAATAATAATGAATCTAAAACCAACTCAAACCAACACCATTTACCTGGTGGTCCCCCTTGTAATGGATTTTGTTGACTAGTTAATATATTTATAAATTCATTACTCATTATACTTTCAAAATCTGTTTTTAATTTTCTTAATTGCTCTGGACTATATTTTACTTTTTTTATTAATACCATAATAATAAATTTATCAAATGTCACTTTAACATTTCTTTTCATTTCTGGAGGTAAATTTCCTCCTGTTTTTATAATTCTTATCATTTCTTCATACATTTCTTTTGTTTTAGTCATTGGATCATCTGCAGGTAAAACACTTACTAATCTTGCTGGATCCTGACATAAAGCATAAAATTCTTTATATTTTTCTCTATTATTTATTTGGAATTGCGCTCTTGCGTGTGTTTCATTTGCATTATTTTGTAATTCACCAAAATCTATATGATCAGCATTTATTGCTAATCCTATATCAATTGTATTTTCAAAATCTGTATTTTCATTTGTTACTGCATCTCTTAAATTAAGTCCTGTTACTTTTGCTACCTGAAAAACTGTTCCTATTAAATTACAATTTGTCATATTTGCATTTGTTAAATCTACATTAGTAAAATTTGCAGCATTTAAATTAGGTCTTCCAGCACTATCTTTTGCAATTTTTGTAAAATCAAATGATTCAAAACCATCTAATCCTTGAAATCTACAAGTTTTTATATTTGCTTCATTAAATGATGTTGGAGGAATAAAATATAAAAATCTACCATCATATGTTTCAAAATAATCCCAAGCGTTAATATTTTTTGATGCTATAAATTCCTCCGCATTTGTATAACCTTTATGTGTATAATTTCCATTTTTTAATTGATATACTCCTCTTTTTCCAGGAACTGCTAGTGGAACCATTAATTCTTCTCTCAACCCAAATTTATCATGCAAAATATCTCCTGCACTAATATTTATTTTTTTTATATCTCCTCTTACTATTTTAGGATCCGACATTCTAGCAAATCCTCTTCCTAACCAATTTATTTGTTCTACACAATTAACTCTTGCTGCAAAATCTCCTCCTTCTAAATCACAATAATCAAAATTTGTTCCTAATAAATCATTACATATAAAATGACAGTTTTTCATATTTAACATAAGTTTACTTCCTGTTTTTACTGATTCATAATTAAATACAAAATTTATTAATTCACAATATATAAATGAAACTTCATTTAATATGCAGTCATTTGTAATTATACAAGATGATGCAATTGCTGCATATGATGAAAAAACACATTGAATAAATTGAGTCTCTTTTAATTTTGTATTAGCAATAATACAACAAGTACCAATTAATTTACAATTTTCAAATCTACAATTAGTTAATTCACAAGCTTCAAACTTAAATTTATTAAAATTAATACGTGAAAAACGTATATTTTCAAATTTGCAACCAATAAATTTAACTTCATTAAAATCTAATCCCTCAAAACTATTTCTATTAAGTTCACCTTTAAATTCACAATTTAAAAATAATGTTGGATTAGTCCCATAACTTGCCTGAGTGCTTTGTGGCATAAAAACAAAATTATCAAACTTACAATCTTCAAAAATAAGATGTGGAGAATTTGTAACCAAGGTTCTACTAATATTTATTACATCTTTATTATGTGCTACTCTTCCTACTATTTCTCTTACATTTGAAAAAGTCATATCATATTTAGTATCAACTAATCCTAATTTTGTTGATGTAGTATTGTTTGGATATTTAAATTCTGTTCTAAATTTAAAATTACACTTATAAAATCTTGTCGTTTCAACTGTTCTCTCAAATCCATGAACTTGATTTGCTTGAATTAATGAACCAACATTTAAATTTTTAAATTTTACACCAAAAAAATCACATTCTTCAAATAAACAATTTTCTAATTTTGTATTTTCAAATTCCATAGTATCGTATGTTCCTTTTTTCTTCTCTGATCTTAATTGTGATTTTCTTCTTAACAAATACATATAACTTTGACCCGCTGTTCCTTGAAGAAATTTACATAATTTAAAATGAATTGTAGTAAAATTAGTGCTTTTAAATCCTGTATTTACAAATATAGAATTTAGTATTTTTTTAACAAGATATCCTTTTTCAAATCCTAATGCTTTTGCACCAAATCTACAATAATATAAATACAAGTTTTTTATTACATTAGGTGTACCTCTTAGTCTTAATTCTTCTAATATTCTTACTCTATAACTTGCTTTTTGTCCTAAACCCGTACACATAAAGTCTCCAAAACTTTTGTATTTTTCATCAATAGCCATTTTTTTTCTATAACTTTTACTTATCATTGTTGCTGCCAATGATTTACCTTCTTTCTTTTTTAATGCTAAACTTTTTACTGCCCATTTAATTGTATCTGCAGCTTTACTTTGTTTTGCTGCTAAAATTAAAGCTTCTGCTTGTCTACCGGCTTCTCTATTTTCTTGAATTTGTTTTAATAAAAGTTCTCTTAATCTTCTAATATTATCAGACATATATATAATATAATTATATTTTAATGAAAAAGAAACCTAATAATATTTTTAAACACAAATTATACTTATTATTTATTTTAATTATAATAATTTATTGTGTAAATGGATATAGTTTAGAGAGATATTATCAATTTTATCCAACCATTAATGTTTATCCTAACAATTTTAATGAAGTTAAAATCGTTGAAAAATATGTAAAAGAAAAAAATGAACAAATGAATAATTTTATTAAATTAACAGATAAAAGTGTCTCATATGCTTTTCAAGATGTTGTAATCGAAACAAGAGAACAATTAAGTAAAATGGAAAGAGAGATTGTACCATTTATTACATTTTTAAAAAATTTATTTAATAGAGCAAGACCCAAACAAATTAATGAAAATCTTAATGTTTTTGAATCTGTTTCTGCAAATACACCTGCATTTCCATCAGGACATACATGTCAAGCATATTATTTAGCCAAAAAATTAAGTATAAAATATCCTGAAAAGAGAGAAATATTATTTGAATTGGCTGAAAAATGTGGACAAGCACGTATTTATGCTGGGTTACATTATCCAAGTGATCATGAATTTTCTAAATTTTTAGTCAAATTTTTATAAACACATATATATAATGTTAAATAAAACAAGAAAATTATGTGCTAGTTGCTTAAAATTTGATTTTAGTAAAACTTTAAGATCTAGCAATAAAAGAAAACCAAAATGGTTAAATAAAATTGATTATGTTGAAGAATTTGTTAAAAAAAATGCTAATAAATTTACAAATAGACATCCAAAAAACTATAATAAAATTATTAAAATACACGTAGGAGAGAGATTTAGTAATAGAAAAATCTTATATTGGGCAGCCAAACCTAGTAATCAATTAACAATTAATGGGGCAAAAGAAGCATATGGTAATTTTTCAAATAGTGGTGTAGTAACTATTGATGAAAATGGATATGCTAAAATTAAATTTTTAGTCCCTCAAAACTATAAAACTATTGTTAAAAATGAAAAAGATTATACTACTTTTTTTAAACATATTCATTACGTTATTTCTAATAAAAATAATACTCATTGGATTTTCAGTATTTTTACAAAATTATTTCACAATAAATATAATTATAAACAATTAATACAAAAATTAAATTCAAAACTAGTTGTTATTTTAAATGTTTTACCTTGTGAATATTATGCAAAAAATCACATTCCTAACACTTTTAATTTACCTGTTTCAAAAATCAAAAAAATGTCTATTAAAGAATTAAATGAATGGTTTACTTCAGTTATTGATTCTCATTATCCAAAACTTAAAAAATTATTAAATAATAAATTGCAATTAAATGAAATTCCTATAATATCTTATTGTGCACATAATAAATGTACTGCTTCTAAAAATGGTGCTGAAGAATTAATGAAAAAAGGATTTATTAATGTAAGTTTATATGAAGATGGTATGAAAGGATATAATAAAGAGTCAAAAAAATAATATATTATTTAAATCTTTAAATAATATATATGTTATGAAAAATTATGATATAATAATTATTGGTGGAGGCATTAGTGGAATATATACTATGTATAATCTAAAAAAAAAATATCCAACATTAAAGGTTTTATTATTAGAAAAAGACGATAGATTTGGTGGTAGAATTTATACATATTTTGAAAAATTAAATGGACAAACTTATAAAATGGATTTAGGAGCAGGACGATTAGGATTTCATCATAAAAGAATTATGAATTTATTAGAAGATTTAAAACTAAAAAATGAAATTATTCCTATAACAAATACTGAAAATTATATTGAATATAATAAAAAAACAAATAGTGCAACTGATAAATCTGAGGAAAAACGAGAGATTGTTGATTTATTATATAAATTTTTCAATAGTTCAAAAATTGCTAATTTAACACATAGATTTTTGAAGAAATTAAATTTAATGGAATTATTTTCTAAGTTTTTTTCGAGAGAAATGTGTAAAACTATAGAAAATTCATTTGAATATAAATGCAAATTGAAATACTTTAATGCTGATGATGCCGTATATTATTTTAAACACGATTATAATAAATATAGTAAATTTTTTGTTTTAAAAAATGGATTACATATTATGATTGATGGAATGTTAGAGAAAATTAAAATTAATAAAAATTATGTTTTTAAAAAAAATCAAAATGTTAAAAAAATTAATTATGATGTGGAGAGAAATCTATATAATATAAGATATAATAGTAAAAATTCTACTCATAATGTATATTCTAAATTTGTTATTTGTGCTTTACCCAGAAAAGATTTGATTAAATTTGATATTCTCTCACCATTTATGAGAGATTTAAATAGTATTAATGAAATAGCAAAGATGCGTATTTTTGAAATATATGATACAAAAACGAGAGATGCTTGGTTTAAAGATTTACCAAAATTATCTACTAATGAAGAATTAGAATTTGTAATACCTATTGATCCAAAATCTGGTCTAATTATGTCTTCATATAATGAAAATCTCTCGACCAATCAAAGTTATTGGTTAAATTTATACAATAAAAGTAAAAAAGATTTTAAAACTACATTAAATCAAAAGTTAAATAATATATTTAGTGTTTTTAATGTTAGAGTTCCACAAAGTATATATGTTAAATTACATTATTGGTCTATGGGTGTTGCCGCTTGGAAGAAAAATGTAGATTCTCAATATATTTCTCAAAAAATAATAAATTTAATGCCTAATTTTTATATTTGTGGAGAGAATTATTCAAATTATCAGGCTTGGTGTGAAGGTTCATTACAAACTTCTGAAGAAGTTATAAATAGAATTTCTTGTATTTTAGATAATTTGAAACATAATAAAACAAAAAAAAATGTAAAAAAACATAAAAAAACAAAAAAAATATAATTTATAATGAAAAATTTATATATATATTATTAAAACGAACTTAAAGAAAAATACGCCAAAAATACGCCAAAAATACGCCAAAAATCGCTATTTGTTAGTATAAATATATGATAAGTTCCGATAAAAAAACCCAAAAAAACCCCCAAAAGTATGAATGTGAATTTTGTCTGTTTTCATAAAGTAATAAAAAAGATTTTAATAGACATTTAGCAACAGATAAACATAAAAAAACAACAAAATATGATAAAATCCGACAAAATTATGATAAATTCCGATGAAAAAACCCTAAAAATTCCACAAATCGTAAATGAAAAATTTGTATATATATTATTAAAAAGAACTTAAAGAAAAATACCCCAAAATACGCTATTTTTGTTTTATTACGTTATTACATAACAAAAATATATTTCCTCAAAAAGTGATTTTTTTTGGAATTTTATATTTGCAAAAAATTTTTTGATTTTGGACATTTTTTTTTGTCCTTTTTTAATATATATTTTACCTTTTGGAAATTCTCTAAAATATTCTTATTTTTCACTTTTTAAACCATTAACATTTAATATTGCAGAAATTTTATAAAATATTTTTGTTACCATAAATAAAATTTACTAAAAAAAACAATTTAGAGGGTTTTTTGTTAGTATAATATAGGATGACTATGGATGACAAAAAAGTCGCAAAAGTCGCAAAAGAATATGTATGTATATGTTGTAATTATAAATGCTTTAGAAAAAATGATTATGATAAACATTTAGCAACTGCAAAACATAAAAAAATGGAAATATCCAAAAATATGATTAATTTGGATGACGAAAAAGTCGCAAAAGTCGCAAATGAAGAATTTGTATGTATTTGTGGGAAATCTTATAAATATAGACAAGGACTATTTAAACATCAACAAAAATGCAACACTAAAGAACCTGTATGTGGAGAAACACAAAAAACAGGAGTTTCTGATGAATTAGTATGTCAATTAGTAAAAGATAATACTGAAATGAAAAAATTATTTGGAGATTTAGTAAATGTAGTAAAAGAAAAAGATAAAAAAATAGAAGAAAAAGATAAACTATTAGAAAATGTAGTAAAAGAAAATACTGAATTAACTAAGACAATTGTTAATAGTAATTTAGGAGGTCATCATAATAATACAATTAATAATAATCAACAATTCAATATTAACATGTTTTTAAACGAAAAATGTAAAGATGCTATTAATATGACAGATTTTGTTAAATCCATACAAGTATCATTTGAACAATTAGATTATACAAAAGTGAATGGTTTAGAAAAAGGTATTACAAAAATTTTAATGGATAATATGAATAAATTAGGAAAATTTGAGAGACCAATACATTGCACTGATATAAAAAGAGAAACATTATATATAAAAGACGATGATAAATGGGAAAAAGATAAAGATAAAGATAAAGAAAAAATAAAAAAAGCAATAAATAAAACATCAAATAAAAATTTTACAGCATTATGTAATTGGAAAAATGAAAATATAGATTTTATGAATTATCATGATAAACAAGCATATTACGCAAAAACGATGTCAAATATAGGAAAGCCAGTAGGTGAAGTAGCAGATAAAATAATAAAAAATATATGTAAAGAAAATTATGTAAAAGAATAATTTACCATAAATAAACATGACTTAAAATTTTAGCATTATAATAACCTTTAGATTTCTTTTTCTCTAATTTAATTGCTTGACCTCTTTTTTTTGTTCCTGAATGTCTAGAAAAGTAATTTTGCATTCTTTTTCTTGTATTATGATTTTTATGGGCGTATAATTTTAAAGGAGTTCTATCTTTATATTGAGGATAATCTGAAGCTCCAAAATGAATCTTTCGTACTTTACGAGTTTTTTTATCTCTCACATAAGCAGTATATTTTTTTTTATGTGGACCTTTTTCAAATTTGATTATAGTTTCTTTCATTAATATAATAAAATATTTTATAATATTAATAATGAATGTTCCGATTAAATATTTGCCAAAAAGATTAACTAAAAAAGATAGAAAAATACTAAAAAAAGAACTAAAAAAATCAAGAAAAGGTTATAAAAAAGGAAAATATGTAACAAGAAAGAAAGTTAAATCATTTAAATCTAAAAAATCACAACATATTTTAAATGCAGAGAGAATATACAAATTAAAGAATTTAGCAGTAAATAAAGAATTAGTTAAAAAAACTGGATGTTCTTCAAAATCTCTCAATGCCATAATTAAAAAAGGACAAGGTGCTTATTATTCGTCTGGTTCAAGACCAAATCAAAGTGCTCATTCATGGGGTTATGCTAGATTAGGTAGTTCTATTACAGGAGGTAAGGCATCAGCAGTTGATTTTAATATATTAAATGAAGGATGTTCAAAAAATTCAAAAGCATTAAGATTAGCAAAAAATGCTAGAAAGAAATTTGGTTATGGCACAAGAAAAGTTCCAAAAACTAAGATTTAACGACTATATAGTAAATCAGCAGTTCCAGATTGAAATCGCAAAATATTAAATCTCTCTTCCATAACAGTTAAATTATAATTATATTTATAAATGCTAGTTGGTTCTTTTGAAGTAGCAATAACCTCACCAGTTAAAGGATCACAAATTGTTGTAAAATTAACATTAGAAGAATCTATTGGAGGATTTTGATGATTATTAAATTCAAATTCTATGTTTTTGAATTTATTAGTATTAAATGCACCAGTTGGTTGATATTTATATGGATCAGTAGTTAAAGAAAAATTATAATGATATAATCCATCCTTTGAATTGCCTCTGGTTTTAGTATATTTTTCCAATTTATCATATATTCCTGCTGGAAATGAATTTTCTCTATATTTTCCATCAACTACAATTGCAAAATCTTTAATTATCTCTTTTTGATTAGTTTGTTCATACACTGTAGGTTCATAACCAGTAATATAAATATTTTTTGATGTATCATTAATTTGATATATATCATTTGTTTTATAAAAAATTAAATCATATGGATCTAATAATTCAGTCATTTTTTCAAGATTGTTAGGAATAATATTTTCATATGGCCAATTTGTATAATTAGACCATTCATTTCTTTTATATACATCATCTCTCTGACTAAACCACATCCAATTTGATACTAATCCATTTGATTCTAAATTTACTTTGGTTGATTTATTAACTCTCTCAAATTTATATTCATATACTTCTTTTATTAAATAATCTTGAGTATTATTAGCAAATAAGGTTCTCTCTTCATTATCTAAAAAACATTGAGTAGTCATTAAATGAATATTTGTATTTATATTTGTTCGTTGATCTAAATAAATTGTCCCAGATGAGATGTCTCTAAATGGTGGTTCTTGAATAAATCTATGAAATCCATAACGAATATCTTTATTTTGTTCTGCTTGTATTCTAGGTATTTCATTATAACTATTATATGAAGTATCATCTATTATATCTTTTATAGTAAATAAATCTTGTATTGGTCTTAATATAAAATTAATTTCTAATTCAGCATATTGTAAACAAATTAATGGTAAGGCCATATTTGATAATAAAGTAAACCAAGTATTTAATGGTATATATAAATTATGACTATGAATAGAAGGTTCAATTCCATTAATACTGGCATCATATAATTTAAATGCATTTGGATAATTATTACTTCTATTTGAATAATTAGCAGGATTATTTAATTCATCTACATTACCTGTCATAATATTGTATAATTCTTTTTTATTGCTATCAAAATCACGTTCAACTATGTTTTGTAAATAAGTACCTGAAAATTTTTGAATAATACGTCCTCCTATTGTAAACGTTACTTCATGAATTATTTGACTACCAATATTTTTAATCCATTGAAATTCATAAGGTCTATAATCTGTAGAAGAATATTTATATATTGGACTCCAAATATTTGGTAGTGTAATTACTAAATAAGTATCCATTAATAAGTCTCCATATCTAGGTATTTTAAAAGAAATATTACTTTTTTGTGTCAAATGAATATTAGTTTGTCCTTGTTGATCTACTCTATATTTTTGTAATCCAAAATTAGTATATTTTGCATATTTAGTTTTAAAAAAACTTTTAGTTGGATTTCCATTTAAAATAATATTTTGATTTCCAATTGCTATTAAATTTAATAGTCCACCGGCCATTATATATTATTAATTATAATATTAATTATATTTATTATAAAATTTATTAAGTGTTTTTTATATTATAATAATATAATTAAAATGAGTTCAACTATTACTTCCGATGCATTTAAATTATATGAGGATACAAGAAATCAAGTAAAAAGTTTTTTACGTTTGGATGGTTATAAATCAAGTATTTATTTTATATTATCATTACTTATTGTTGCATTTTTTATTTTTTTAGTCATATCTTGGGTTTTTCATACTTTAAGTAAAAAAGATGCTGCATGTAAAAAATTAAATACAATATATTTAGATAATAGCAAACATAAAACTTCCTCTTTTTTTACACTCAATGGTGATACAAAAACAAAACAATCTAGTAGTCCAATAAATTTCTTTGATAATCCAAACAAAAGTTTAATGAAAAATTATTATATAAAAACTGCATATAATGCATGTTGTGGTGATGGATATAAAAATAATTTTGTAAATATTTGTGCTTTAGAAAAATGTATTGAAGTTGGTGCTAGATGTTTAGATTTTGAAATTTATTCTTATAATGGTGAGCCAATCGTAGCAGCATCAACTGCTAATAATAATTCTATTAAAGAAACATATAACTATATAAAATTAACTGAATTATTTGATATTTTAAGTAATAGAAGTTTTGATGAAACTTATACATCTTGTGCTCACGACCCTATGTTTTTACATTTTAGAATAATGAGTGAAAATAAAGTAATATATGACAAATTTGGTGATTATATTAAAAAACATTTAATTAATAATAAAGATAACTTTGTTGATATAAATAAATATAATTATAAATTTACAGACCAGAATACATTTTTACAAGCACACCTTGGTGATAAACATTTTAGTAAAAGATTTATTATTATGGTCCATACATTACATGTTCCAATTTTAGATAATAGTAAATTAGCAAAATATGTCCACATACGTTCGGGTTCAAATGCATTAAAATTGTTGAGATATGAACAAGTTGTTGCAGCTGGTAGAAATAATCCAATGATGATAGATGATTCACATAGAAATTTAATAATTGTTTTACCTAATTTAGATAATAGTTTGGAAAATTTTGATCCACTTTTACCTTTTAATAATGGATGTCAGTTTGTAGGTATGAAATTTCAAAATATTGATAATAATTTAGTTGGATATTTTAAAATGTTTACTGATAAAGCTGGACATTCTTTTGTATTAAAACCAAATGATTTACGTAAAGATATTATACCAGCAGAACCTATTCCAGAAGATGCTCCATTAAATAGACAAACATTATACACTTTACAAACAAGTGATGGAACTTAAATTTTATATTAATAATTTCTTTTGTTATAAATTATTAATATATATATAATGAAAGATATATCTTTTCAAGATAAAGAACTTAAAATTTTACGCGAAGCTGTTGATGACGCTACATCTATTTTAGGACAAAAAATGGCTCAATCTCCTGACATTTTAAGTATTATACAAATTTTAGAAGAATTTATTAGAACTAACAAATGTTTATGTTATGGAGGAACTGCTATAAATAATATATTACCAGAACAAGATAGATTTTATAATAGAAATATAGAAATACCTGATTATGATTTTTTCTCGCCTTTTGCTCTTGATTATGCAAAAAAATTAGCTGATATATATTATAATGCCGGTTATCAAGAAGTAGAAGCAAAAGCTGGAGTTCATAGTGGAACATACAAAGTCTATGTTAATTTTGTTCCTATTGCAGACATTACATATTTAACTAAAGAAATATATGATAACTTGATTAAGAAATCATTAAAAGTTAATGGCATTTCTTATTGTCCTCCTGATTTTTTAAGAATGTCTATGTATCTTGAATTATCTAGACCTATGGGTGATGTTGGTAGATGGGAAAAAGTATTAAAAAGACTTATATTATTAAATAAAAATTACCCTTTGAAAGGTGATAATTGTAGAAATAACAATTTTTTAAGAGAATATGAAGGACCAAAACATAATGTATTGGATATTTATAAAATTGTTAGAAAATCTATTATTAATCAAGGTCTAATATTTTTTGGAGGTTATGCAGCTAGTTTATATGGAAAATATATGCCAAAAAGAGAAAGAAAACAACTTTCAAATATTCCTGATTTTGATATTTTATCAGAAGATGCTAAAACAAGTGCTCAGATTATAAAAGAACAATTACTTCATGAAGGTTTTAAAAATATAATTATTAATAAAAAATCTGGCGTAGGAGAACTAATTACTGAACATTACGAAATTATGATAAAACATAATAACAAAATAGATGTTTTATGTTATATATATAATACTAATTCATGTCATAGTTTTAATATAATTTATATTAATGGAGAAAAACTTAAAGTTGCTACAATTGATACTATGTTAAGTTTCTACTTAATTTTTATTTATGTTAATAGACCTTATTATGATGTAAATAGATTATTATGTATGTCTGAATATTTATTTAAAGTTCAACTTAAAAATAGATTAGAACAAAAAGGATTATTAAAAAGATTTAGTATTAATTGTTATGGGAAACATCATACATTAGAAGATAATAGATCTGAAAAAGCTCAATTATATAAAGAGTTACGTCAGAAAAAATTAAAAAAAGGATCTCCTGAATATGATAAACATTTTTTAAGATATGTTCCTTCTGAAGTTTCTAAAACTAGACAAGTTAAAAGAAAACATCGTAAAAAAACTAAAAAACGTAAAAATTAAATATTATAAATAAAACATTTTCTGTTATTATTTTTCTTAGCTAAACCATAATCTTTACATTTTATTGTTTTTCCATAAACTATTTTTTTTAATTTATAAGTTTTATTTGATTTAATACATCTTTTATAAAAAGATCTTTTAATATCTATCACATATGGTATTAAAAGTTCTGGATTACTTCTTTCCACATGACCTTGAAAACCATAAAATGGATAATTTTTATGTTTTATAATTTCAATAAATTCTTCTCCATTTTTATCTTTTGTTTTTGCTAATAAATATATTTTTTTAGTTTTATTTATCTTTTTTGGAGAGATACCTAATTTATTATTATGTATTAACTTCTTTGATTTATTATACAATTTTCTAAACTTCTCTCCACTATTTATAAATATTGGGTCCTTTTTATAATTATAATAAGCATGAACGTTTGTAAATAAATCATCAATTGATTCTTTTGATTCTATTAACATCAAATTTTGAAATCCATTACATATTGAGAGAATTGGTAATATTCTCTCCGTTTTATTAACTAACTTAGCAAATTTTAATATAAATTTTTGTTTTTTATAATAATCCTTAAATTCTTTGGCATAATAATAATTACCAATTTGACTGCCTGGGAATAGCAACCCATCTACATTTTTTATTAAAGTTTTTAATTTAATTTTAGAGAGATTATAAGGAATTACTAGAAAATCTATATTATTATGTTTAAAAAATTTAACAAAAAAATTTGTTAAAAATACTTGTTCTCTCTTTATTTTTTCATTTACATAAGGTGTCGCTAAAATTCCTATAATTGGTTTTTTCATACTAATATAACTAAATATTAATATATAATTATTATATATATATGAAAACTAAAATGAAAAAAAAATATAAAACTAAAGCTGGGTCTTTTGCTAAAGAAATAGAAAATCCTATACAAACAACTACAGGTGAAATTAATTTACAAGAATTACAAGATATAATTATGGCAGAACAAGTTATACGAGACGCCCAACTTATGCAAGACATCCAAGAATTAGACCTATTATTAGCAAGACTAGATCAATTAAATCAAGAAAATCAAAATAGAGGACGACTTTTTCGTCAGCGTGAAAATGAAGAAGACCTTCAATTTAATAGACATATAAGACGAAGAACTGCAGGTAAAAAAAGAAAAACAAGACGTGGTCGTAAATAAACTAAGAATTTAGCAGTTATCGATGTATTTAAATATGAATCCATCTACTGTTTTTTGTGCGCCTCTACAACATTTACCTATTTTCTTATGACAAATATTTAATTCATCTGCTGCTTGTTTTGGAGAATCAAATTCTTTAATTTTATTCATATTAATATCGAATTGAATTAAAGCAAATTCATTTACTTTATCTTTATTTATCCAATTTTGATGTTTTATGGAACGACAATGTCTTGCTTTATCGTTTCTACTAAAAATTACACCACATCCACATTGTATTTTTTCTTGTCTTATTTCTTTAATTTTTTCTGGATTTTTTTCTCTATAATTCTTTGCTCTTTCTAAATATTTATCTTTATTTCTCTCATATTCTTCATGTTTATCTTGTTTTACTTTATCTGGATTTTCTTCACGCCAATTTTTATTAGTTTCTTGTCGTTTTTCTTTATGTTTTTCATAATCAGCTGCTTTTTGTTTTTGAACTTTCTCTTTATTTTTTTCTCTATATTCTTTTCTCTGGTTTTTGTGATACTCTTCATTCTCTTCTCTCCATTTTTTATTAGTTATTTTCTGTCTTTCTTTTTTTTGTTCTTTACTTGTATATGCTCTTAGTGAATTTAATGTAGCATTAAAATTATCTATGTAATTTTGTTCAATTTTTCTAGCATCTAATTTTGTTTCAATTACTTTATCACATTCTTCAATACATATCATAGTCCAATTTTCCCAACCGCCATATTCTCTAATTGTTTTATAAATTTTTAAGTTATAATGTTCATCATTTGGATTATTACAACGTGTTTTATGTTTTTTCTCTCTTTTATCTAAATTTTCAGTTGAACCAATATAAACACAATCACAATCATCACAAAATATTTTATAAATAAAATAATCAGGCATTTTATAAAAAAAATTTATCATAATAATTTTAAATCAATTTTTTTTAATTTTAATATTTTTAACTACCACATTCTAAATAATATTCTACATCAGTTTGTTTCCTGATTTCTTCAATAAATTTGTGGTCTTCATAATACAAATCATCTTTATAATTTTTACTTTGTTCATCAATTTGTTTAAACAATTCATTATAAGTAAGGCCTATTTTGGGAACTTTAATATAATAATACAATTTTTTATCATATGGATATTCATTTGCATTACACTTTTCTAAATTAAAATATATTTCGTGTGAAACAACAATTAATTCATTACCTTGATAATTTAAAAATAAAGAATTTAATTGTTCTTCATTTTCTGTTAAACTATCATCATAACAATTTTTAAATTGATATCCAGACCAATAATTTTCTTCACTATCAGATTCATCTACATTATTCATATTATTATACATAAAATAATTATAACAATTAGTTTAAATCAATTTTTTTAATATGGTTAAAAAAATTAATTTATAAAAATATTTTTGTTATCTTAACCGAGTTTAGGAAATCCTACCAAGTTCGCGCCGATACCGAAACCGGCACCTGAGCGCGCGCTTGCACCCATGCTAGGAACAAATGTATCTAAAATCGAAAATGTAGCTGCCGCCATTAAAGCAATAATAGCGATTTCCTCAAATTTCAAGGCGCGTTTTTCTGGAGGAATAACGAATGCGACAATCGCAACCATTAAACCTTCAACTAAATATTTGATAGCTCTTTTTACTAATTCTCCCATGCCTGGATTCATTTTGTTTATAATAATAACCAAGAAAAAAATAATTAATTAAAAAAATAAAAATTTGTTATTATAAAAAAAATAACTTAAAATTATAATTAAGTTTATTTTATATAATATGTCTACGAAAAAAAGTGCTAAAGTAAAAGAGCAAGAAGTCAAAAATCCTGAAGAATCTAAATATATTGATTTACTAGATGAAGATAAACCTATTGCTGGACAAAAATATGTTTGTTTAAGTTTTGTATCACCTGAAGATATTCTAAAAGATAAGAATCTATTTTACTTTGAAAAGTTCCTTAAACACTTTGATTTCAAGAAATCTCTCGACAAATATACACAATTTCTAAATTTTTTAAGTTACAAATATAATTTAGATTTTCAAAAACTTTCTAAAGACCTTGAAGAATTTGTTATTGAAGAAAAAGATAAATTAATTGATACCAATATTGAAGATGATTACAAAAGTTTTATTGATAATTCTGAAAAAAAATTACAAGAACAATTCAGTCAACTACATAATTATCAAACAAATACTCGTGGTATTAAAATTAGAGGAACATTTGGTTCTCAAGAAGAAGCTGAAATGAGATGTAAAATGTTAAGAGAAAATGACCCAAATCATGATGTTTATGTTGGACAAGTAGGTTTATGGATGCCATTTCACCCTGAAGCTTATAAAACTGGTAAAGTTGAATATTTAGAAAAAGAACTAAATGAATTAATGTCTAAAAAGAAAGAAAATGATGAAGTTAGTAAAGAAGAATTTAATAAAAGAGTAAAAGATGCTAAGAGAAAAGCAATTGAAGAAAATATTGCTAAAGCACAAAAAGAAGGTAATAAATTAATGCAATCTATTGATGAAGATGGAAATCTTATAAATGCTGATAGAATGGATGTTCCTGGTAAAAATTTATTATTTGGTGACGGAGAAAATGATGATGTATCAACTGCTGATTTACGTAAAGAATTATTTGATGGTGAAAACGTAGTTTTAGATAAAGATAATGATCATGGAATTGGAGAAATTTTAGAAAGACGAAAAGAACTAGAAAAAGATACTTCATTTTTAGAAAAATTAGACCAAGAAAGAGAACAAAATGAAAAATTAGCTGCTATGGCAGATGGAATGGAATCTGTATCTGAACCTCCTAAAAAAGATAATCTAACTAATATAGATTAATATTCAAAATCCTGCCAGTTAATACTTTTATGTACTACTGATTCTTGAAAAAATTTCATTGTTATAAACTTCGACTTGTATTTATTTTCATTTTTTTTTATTAAATTATTTAGTAATTCATTATCAACTAAATCCGGATGTACATACCAGTCTTCAAATGGATAATATCCCTCATTATTATATAAATTTATCCTGTTGTATTTGACCAAAAAACATAATTTATATTAATACAAATGATAAATTTATATAATAATTATATATTATATATGAAAGGTGGATATGTATCTTGTGTTTCAAATAAATGGGAACCTTTAAATCCCGGTGAAAAATATAATGATTTAGAAGCACGTGGTTTAAATAAATTAGGTATTTGCTTTGATGGTAATGGAACAGACAAATATAATTTAGATGGTTTAAAAAAATGGTATTTTAAAAATAATAAAACAAATTTATATAAATTAGGTGAGATTGTTGAAGAATTAAAAAAAAATGCTTTAAAATATAAAACTGATGAAGCTAAATTTAGAGAAGGATATAATTTACTATTTGATTCTTATAATATGCGAGAAAAAAAAAGTTATATATATGAAAGTAGAGATGGAAGAACAGAAAAAACCAAAGGTCATATAAATTATTATAATGACCTTAATGATTTTATTTCAATTCTTGATAATATAATAAAATATATAGATGAACATAAAGAAATTATAGCAAGATTCAAAAGAAGAAAAAGTATAAGAAGAAATAGTAGAAGCAGAAGCAGAAGCAGAAGTAATAGAAGTTCAAGTAGTAAAAGCAGTAGAAGCAGTAGAAGCAGTAGAAGCAACAGAAGCAGGGGAAAAAATAAAAAAACTAAAAAGAAAAAAAACTGAAATAATTATTATTTAAAATATAATAATTATTTATATGGACGAAGGTAAAAATACAAATTGTTGTGCTTTTGAAAATTGTAATCGTAAATTAAAGTTAACAGATTTTGCTTGTAAATGTGAAAAGAAATTTTGTAAAATACATAGATTACCTGAAGACCATGATTGTGTTTATGATTATAAAGAAAATAATAATAAACAAAAAAAAATAGAAGCCATGAAATGTATTTCAGATAAAATAGAGAAAATCTAATTTAAATTTAATAATTCAATTCCTACTGAATTTACTGTAGGAATATTATCATTTTTTAATTTTTGAAATTCATTAATCCATTGTATTATACAAAACCATAATGTACAGGCCGCAAAACCTTTATTATCAATATGATTATGATATTTTTGAAATATTAAAGAAAATTTTTGCAATTCATTTTCACTTGGATTAAATTTATGAAATATATTTATTATATTTTCACACATTTCATCAGTCGTTTCAAACATTTGTAATAATTGAATACAATCATCTACACTTTTTATTTTAGATAATTTAGTTCGTAAAGTATATTTAAATGCTTGTTTAGTATAACTTTCTATAAATCTATTAGTATATTTACTAAATAATGTATTATGATACTCGCTTTCAATTGCATAAGTATTTCTTAAAAATCCATATAGCATAAAAAATATTAGTATATATAAAATGAAAAGTAAAAAATATCCAAAAAAATTTAATAAAAATATACAAAAAAACGTAAACAAAAAAAAGGTTAAAAAAAGCAGAAGGACTTTATGATAACTTTGTATCATTTACCATTTACTTTTACGAACATTAATTTTAGGACCTTTCTTTTTATCTCTCGAGTTTGGATCATAAACTTCTTCTTCATCATCTGAATCCATAGTTTTAGATATATCCCAAAATTCTTTAGAACCTAATTTGAAAGTTTTATGAGAATCTGCTTTATACCAAAATATCTGTTCACTCAATTTATTAGTTTTTGCATTGTTATTTATTACTAAACATTCATAATTTTCAGTACATTGGTCCATAACTTGACAGAACGATTCAAATGTAGGAAACATACCAGCATAATTTTCATATATTTTTTTCCTATTTGAAATATATGGTTCTCTCAAAATAAATACATAATCAATATTTGTTCTTAAATTTGGAGGAATACCTAACGGATATTGCATAGTAATAATTAACATCATTTTCCAATGACGACCATTCATAAATAATAATCTCATCATTTTATCACGAGTCCAACCCGCATCATATAAACAATCATCTAATATAACAAAAGCACGAGGATCAATAGTGGATTTTTTATAAACTTCTACTTCTTTTTTTATTTGTTTTAATACAGTTCTTTGTCTTTTTAATATATTTTCTATTATTGCTGAATTATATTCTTCATGAATAAATAATTTAGGTACGTGTTCACTATAAAATCCATTTCCTGCTTCAGTTCCACTAATTACTGTACCAATAGGAATATCTTGATGATAATATAATAAATCTCTAACTAAATAAGATTTACCTGTATCACGACGACCAATTAAAACTATAACAGGACCTTTATTTTCATCGGGCCTGAAACTAATAGCTTTCATTTCAAATTTTTTTAATTCTAAAGTCATACTTAATAAATATTACTAAATATTTATTTATTTAATATACGCAAAAAATAATAAACAAAATCGTTAGAATTTAGAAATATATTTATAATTATTTAAATAAATGGAATTAAATTACAAAAAAAATAAAAACAGAGAATTATTTACTCAATTGGCTAATGAAAATTTAGTTAATATTGATAACTTACAAAATTATATACCAATTTATAGTATTTTTTTTAATTTAAATGAAAATAATTATAATTCTATTAATTTAAATAATAATTTTAAATTAAATACAATTAATGAAAAATTAGGTTATTCAAAATTTAATGGAACAATTATAGATGATAGTAATAATGTAATTAATAGAAAAATATTTTTCAAATATGGACCATTAGTTGATCCTATAAAATATATGTTAGGGAAATATGAAGATAATATTTTCGAATTACCTAAATTTGAAAATAATCAAAATATAAATAAAAAAACATTAGATATTAATAATTCGGCTTATACTGACGGTTTCTTTTCTTTTTTATCTAGTTTATTATTAAATAAATATGAGTTTTTTAATGGTATTGATTATTATGGATCTTTTTTAGGTATTAAAAATAATTTTGTTGTAGATATAGAAGATGATTTAGAATATTTAGATGATTCAGAATTTTTCCATAAAAATAATAATGTATTATTTAATATTCAAGAAAACAATAGTCACAAAAATTATTTTAGCAATACAAAAAAATATAAACAAGCACTTGTAATTGATAATGAAAATATTAATGATGAAGAATTAGATATAGATGACTTATTTGATAACAAATTAAATATTGATAATACTACTACAGATAATAATTTAGAAATTGAATATACTCAAACTCTAACTGAAGATAACATAAAGAAAAAAAAAGTAAAAACAAATGAACAAAATGAAAGTGAATCTTCTTGTTCTTCTAGATGTTCTAATACTGATTCTAGTAAAAATGAAGACTCTGAAGAAGAAAATGATAGTACAAGTGATGAATCTGAATCTGAAGAAGAAGAAGAAGAAATATATGCTAATATTTTAAAATTTCCAGTTCAAACAATAGCATTAGAATGCTGTGATGATACTTTAGATGCATACATAATCAATAGTAAAATTAAAGATGATGAATGGGAATCAATTATATCTCAAATTATTTTTTCTTTAATTACTTATCAAAAAGTTTTTGATTTTACTCACAATGATTTACATACAAATAATGTTGTTTATAATAAAACCGAAAAGAAATTTTTATATTATAAATACGATAATAAACACTATAAAATTCCTACCTTTGGTAAAATTTATAAAATTATTGACTTTGGAAGAGCAATTTACAAATTTAAAGGTAACATAATTTGTAGCGATAGTTATGCTCCTGAAGGTGATGCACATACTCAATATAATACTGAACCTTATTTTAATGAAGATAAAGCAAGATTAGAACCAAATTATAGTTTTGATTTATGCAGATTAGGATGTTCATTATTTGATTATTTTATTGAAGATATAGATGATATTAAAAAATTAAAATCTCCTATTAAAAAAATTATGGTTGAATGGGTATTTGATGATTCAAATAAAAATATTTTATACAAGAATAATGGTTCTGAAAGATACCCTGATTTTAAATTATATAAAATGATTGCTAGAACAGTTCATAATCATAAACCTCAAAATGTTCTAAAAAAATCTCTTTTTGAAAAATATTTAGTTCCCAAAAAGAAAATCAATAATCAATCTGCAATTTTTAATATCGATAATTTACCAGTTTTATCTTAAAAATCAGGGTTACTTACAAATACTGATGGAGCGGCTTTAATATTTCCTATTAATTCATTTAAATTAAATTGTTCTAAAATTATTAAGCATAAAGTTGCAGCAATAAAAACTAAAACTGTATCCTTAAATAAATCTTTTAATGGTTTATTTTCTTTTAATATTAATCTCATTTCAATAAATTTTAAAACAAAATATATTACACTAATAACCGATGAAGTCAATATTTGATTCATTTATAATTTACTATTATAAATGAATTATACTTAAATTAACGAATTACTTTAATTCCATAATATCTAAATCCATTAAAGAATCATCTGCTTTAATATCCAATGACTGTAAATCTAATTCATCTGGATCATTAGTATCTAAAGTTTTAATATCTAACTCTAAATTTCCATCATCGTTACTTCCTAAATTTAATTTAGGATTTTCTCTTTCATCTTCTGTTTCATAATCAATCTCATTTTCTTCACCAATTTGTTTTGATACAATTTCATTATTATCACTATTAAATGATTTGTTTGCATTTTTAATTGCTTCACTTAAATTTTGTTTGCTTTCTTTCTGAATTTTTTCTTTTACTTCTTGTTTAGCCTTTTCTAATTCTTTTTCTTTTGCTTGTTTTTTTATCATATTTTCGTCAGCTATTATTTCTCTTGTTTCTTCAACCTGAACATCTGTTTCTAAGGTTTCATCTAAATAAATTCTTAATATATTTTCAACTGGAATATTCTCTCTTACTGTATTTAATAAACATTCTTTTACAATAATTTCTAACTCTCTATTATTTTTCTGAATCTGTAAAGGCATTACGTCTTTTTCAAATAAATAAACATTTACATATATTTTTCTAGCAACATTAATATAAGCTTTATGAATAAAACTATTTAAATTTGGTATATCTATATCCACTTTTTTTTGTTTTAATCCAACTCTAGATGATGTTAATGACTTTAATTGTGTTATATGGACACAAGTTAGTAAATCTTCTAAATAATTACAACAACTACTTGTTTGTATTCTTTCTTTTTCAATATTTACAATTTCTGAACTCCATTTTGGTATATTATTTAATAAATTTTGAAAAGTCATTAAATATTTTTCTTCTTCATCATTATCCATACACATTTTAAATGATTCCTCAAAAACCGATTTTATACCTTCAATTAAGCAAGGAGTTAAAATATTTACTAATCTGGCACACCATTCATTTTTAGATTCAGTAATAGTATTCAAATTATAATCATCCATTTTATTTAAATAAACCCAATATTTTCTAAATTGATATTATTACGAAAATATATATAATTTAAACAAAACATTATTATCAATAATTCATTTCTTATTTCCTTCTTATAAATATCTAAAACAAACAAAAATTTATATTTTTCTTTACAATCAACTAATCTATTTTTTATATAATAAAGCAACATATTTCCTGTAAACCCATTATTATATAATTTATTTGTTAAATTTAATATGTAAACTATTTTATCTGAATAACTTAGATTATTTACAGAATCATCAAAAACTATAAATTTATTTAAATAATAAATTTTCTTTGAAAAAAAATCATTATTTTTTTTTTCATCATTATTTACATTTATCTTTTTATTACAATATATCTCACTAAATCTTGATAATATTGGCTTTAATATTTTAAATTTATCATCCACTATTATAAAAAATCTTGTACTATGATTATATATTTCTATACATCTTCTTAATGCAGATTGCGCATCAATTGTTAATTTATCTGCATTAAGTAAAATTATTGATTTAAACATATAATTATCATTTTTATTTATAATTGTATTAGCAAAATGTTTTAAATTCTCTCTTATAAATTTTATATTTCCTTTTCCATGTGAACAATTTATAATCAATACATATTTATTTATATTTTCACTTGTTTTATATATCATTTTTATTAAATATTCTAATACACTCTTTTTTCCAGTTAAATTTCCACCATGAAATATTATATTTGGTATATTTTTTGTTTCATATAATTTATTTAGTTTATTTATTATATTTTCATCCATAGAAAGATTATAAATACTTATTAATTAATTTTTAATTTATATTTTTATTAAATTATATTATAATAAAACTATGGCCCCAAATGCATATTCGTCCACTCAAGGAGGTATTAGATCTAATATTGGTTCAATTATTGGAGGTTTATTAGTTGAAGATACTATCAATCTGGATTTAATAATCAAAATGAAAAATCAATAACTATAAATGCAAGTGATATATCCTATAATGTAGATCTATCTAATGCTTTATATATCAAACCTATTAGAAATTATGATCCAATTGCATACAATTTACAAACAGCTTTATTACATTATGATATTAGCACACATGAAATAAAAGAAAATTTAAATTTAAACGTCCATAATATTTTAGCTCACGATGTTTCATTTAGAACACTGGATATTTGTGATACATTAATTGTATTAGGTGATGTAAGTTTTAATGCATCTGTAGACATATGCGATCAGTTTATAGTTCATGGAGATATATGTTTTAATTCAAACGTAGATATATGTGATCATCTTATAGTACATGGTGATGTATCATTAAATAATAGATTAGATGTGTCAGGAATTACAACTCTCTCTGATCATTTATTAACTGATTCTTCTTATGTAAAAGTACCTCTTTCATTTAGTACATTTGCAATTGCTAAAGGAGGCGATTTATCTAGTAATATAACTCAAGTATATGGCACATGGCATAATTTAACCTCTGATGAATATACTGTTACTATTAATCCTGTATCAATAAATAGTTTTATAAAATTAGATTTTAAAGTAAATTATATATGTTCTAATGAAACAGATCAAACTATTTCTTTTAGAGTAAAAAATAATCACAATGAAATAATATTTGCTGATCTAAGTTTAGGCACTGTTATGGGTGTTACAAATAGAGGAATATATAATGGATTATATATCGATACTTCAGGATATAATGCACCTGTTACATATTATTTAGAATATTTAATAGCTGATGATGCTAGTAATAATATTGATGTAAGTTCAGGAGTATTAGGACATAATCATGGAAATTCTAATATTGTAATCGCACAAGAATTATATGTTCCAGTTGAAATACCAAAATCATAAATTATAATTTTCTCATAAATTTTATATTAAATAATATATTCTTTTATTTAATATAGTAATGTCTTCTATTACAAATCAAATAGTAGCAAATATTAAAAAAACCTCAACTAATTTTAATTCTTTTAGTTTTGTTAATAGTGAGAATGTAGTTTGTATTGATACATCATTAAATAGAATAGGTATTAATAGAAAAAATCCAGTTTATTCAATAGATATTTCTGGAGATAGTAGTCATAATGCTTTAAGAGTTCGTGATTTACATATTACTAATTTAGCTAAAATTAATGAAATTTCTTGTAATAGAGTTGATACTGAAATTTTTACTGTAAATGAAATGGATGTTTCTAATTTAACATTTAATTTGCTTTCTGGTGATACAATTGATCTTAGTGCTTTAGTTGTTCGTGACATAAGTACATTAAAATTTTTTGTTCCTGATTCTTCAACTAATTTTTTTGATGTTTCTGATAATATTAATACATATACAATAAATGTGTCAAAAGAATTAACAGCCACAAAAATTACAGCAGATGCAATTATTTTTCCACTAGCTGATTTATCTAATTTAATTATTGATACTTCTGCAGATATTGTTTTTTTATCAAATCGAGATTTATGTAATAATCATATTTTATCTTATGAAATATCTGTAAACAGATTATATGTAAAAGATAATTTTTTTTCATTAGGAGAAGCTAGTTTTAATCATATTCGTATTGATGGTGATGCTTCTTTAAATAATTTAAATGTAGATACATTAGCTGAATTTAATGAACTTAGCTCTAATAAAATTGAATTTAATGAATTATCAGGTAATACTATTAATGCCAACACTTTAACATCTAATGGTACTACTATCATAAATAATGGAGTTTTTGGTGATGTAACAGCACCTACAAATGCTGTTTTTAATAATTTAATTGCTTCTCGATTAGATATTAGTAATGTATATATAACTAATTATTTAGATAATTCTGGAACAACTGATTTATCTAATGGTATGCTAATATTACCTACACATAAAACTGAATATGATTCACAAACTTTTGAACCTGGAACTATAACTTTTGATAATAGTTTCAATATATTAAAAGTATATAATACCAAACCATCTAGTAGATGGAATAATATTTTATTTAATATTAATTATGCTACTATGGGTTTAAGAAGAGATATATCTGGTAATGATGTATCATTTGATATACATAGACAACACTATTTTATTGATCAATCTGATAATTTAATTTTAGATAAAACTAGTTTCCCAAATATCAAATATATTCCTATTAATTTTGACGTAAGTTTCGGTAATAAAATTGATTTATCTAATAATAGTAAAACTATAGAAATTAAAGATCGTCAAGCTGATCAATTATTTGAAATTCATGCAACAGTTGGAATAAAATATTTAAATAGAGATCCTGGCGATGTTGAACCAAATGATTACACTTTTGGTATTTATCCACATATGAATACTTTTTATAGCATTCAAGATAGTATTGATAATTCTTTCGTTCATTTTAGTAATACGGTAATTGTTTTTGATAATAGTTTTAATTTTGCTAATACATCATTGAATTATATTGGTCCACTTGCAAATACTACCTTAGGTCACAATATAAATGACCGTTCCGGATTTAATTTTTATATTTCATCTAATAAAGATATTAATTTTATTGCTATCGAACAATTTAATGGAACTATTAAACAATTACAAAATTATTAATATAATTTTTTTATAATATTTAAAAAAAATTATACTTTATTTTCTTAAAATAATTCGTGATAATCTCATTACATTTGATGCTCCAGAACCCAATTTATAATTATGTTGAATTGGTTTATAAAATATTGGACAAGGACAAGGTCCATCAAAACGTTTTCTAGGATCTACCGCATCTGAATCTTCCTGTTCTGTTGGTGCTTCTGTTACTATAATATCTCTTCTTATTGTACTGGTTATTCCTACGCCCTTATTACTAATTGCTGTATATATAATCACCCCTTCATAAACACCTAGTGTATTTGTATCTGTTAAAGTATTTTCCACATTAATTGTTATACTTGCACCACCTGATTCTGGAACTGTTGCTGTTAATCCAGCCAATAACATTTCATCTGTAATTATAGTTCCTTGTTGAACTGATAAACTCCAATTTACTCCTCCTAATGATAATATAAATTCTTCATAAATTAATCCATTAATAAAGAATTCTGGATATTCGAATGCTCTTTCTACATTAACAGTTCTTGTAATAACATTAATATTATTAGCATTATCAATTACAGTGTAAAAAATATTTATTGATGCATCATTTGCAAAGAAATTAGTATTTTCATTATATAGATTTCTTACATCTATTTCAATAGTAGAATATATATTATTTTCTAATTCTGAAAATACATATGCTTGATATTGAGTATCATTATATATAATATTTGTTAAATTAGAACATACATCATAAACTTGATTAATTTCTATGAATGAAATATCCTCTATTAAAAGTTCTAATAATTTATTAATACTTCCATCTACTAATGTTGATAATGCTTGAGAGAATGATATATCTGTCTTATTAAATATTAATGTTGGTGGAACAAAATCAGGTATTGCCAAATCTAATACTATAGTATCAACATATTTATCTGGATATAAAAAACTATTATACTTAATATCAAATCTAATTTCTAAATTATTTGAATAAAAACTATTAACTAATAATTTACTACCGCTCATAAGATAATTTATATCATCATATACTCTTTCTTTATTTATAAAATCATAATTTCTAGATGCAGCATTGAAAAGATAATTATAATTGTTAACTATAAAATTACTTGCATTACTTAAATCTGTTAATCCCACATTTGCTTGATTATATGTATATGAAAATCCTGTATCAGGAATATTATTTGTTCCACCTCCTGTATCAATATAAATATTTGAAAATTGAACTTGATTTCTTAACACCTGATCTAAACTTACAAAATTATTCAATAATTGTAATGTAAAATCATTTATTAATGATATATCATATAAATCTACAAAACTATAATCTATAATATTTACTCCTGAAAATAATGATTCATTTAAATGTCGTGCATTAAATTCAAATATAATATTATCATAATCTTCTTTAATTCTATTAAAATCTAAAAATAAATTATGTAATAAATCTAAATCTCCATAATTATTTATAACCGAATATCCTGTTTGTTTTATTAATTGTTCAATTACATCTTGATTATAAAAGTAATACAAATTATTATTAACGATATTATCAATATTTAAATTTATCTTACTTATGTCAGTTGCTAATTGATCAATATTATTGAAATTTTGAATATTATCATAAGCATTTTCTGTTAAATTAACATAATCATTATTTTGATGATAAGTAAAAATCTGCTTTAGTCTTAAATATTTTTCTTTTATTTGTTTTGTATTATAAAAATTATTAGCAAATAATTTATTTAATGAATTATTAGGTAAAGTTAATTCATAATTAGTTGATATAAAATTAATAGAATTATATAATGTATTCAAATCTTGAATATTTGTATCATTTATAAATTGATAATCCCCTGGATCATAAGAATATGGAATATTATTATAAAGTATATTACTACTTAATATATCATATACAAAATCTAATTTAAAATTTAATATTACTAAGAAATTTTGTAAATAATTTAATATTTCTATTTTACTTTTATCATAAATTATATTTTGATTTGCTCTTACATCAAAAATATTAAATTCATTTAAATAACTTACATGTACAATTGTATAAAATAAATTACTTTTATTATAAACATTATATGGGACTTCTAAATTTGAATTATCATAAATATATCTATCAAAATAATCATTTAAATCAATTAAATAACTATGACTATGAAATGTTTGTAATGAAGAATCATAAGAATATGGATATAAATTATAACATATATCATTTTGTGATATTGGTCTAATATCAAATTGACTTAAATAATCATCGTTATTTCCTAATTCATTATCAAAAAAGAACGCCACAAATGATTTATAATTTATTGGATCTTGTCTAATTACACTATTTTTTGTATTTGAATTTTCATATATATTTTTACTATTATTTACAAAACAACCATATACATCATTTGATGATAATTCTAATAAATAATTTTTATTATTTGAAAAGTCTCTTATTGTTTTTTCTAATGTTAATGTTGGCTCATTTACTTTAAAATTATTTGTTAAATTCTGATAAGAATGGAAAATTAATACATTACTTTCATCAATATACATATTGTGATGAATATTTTGTAAAGTTAATCCAATATATTGATTATAATCATGACCTATCATAGAAATATCTCTTACAGACAAAAATACGTTATTTTTTAATTCAGTATTTACATAATCTAAACCTTGTGAATTTATTACATCATCATATACTTTATATAAAACACCACTACTATCTTTTGAATCTAATAAATATTCATTTAATTCAATTAAACCATTTGATAATAATATACTTTCTTCTTCTGTTTTTATAATAACAGGTAATTCACCACATATATCACTCCATATGTTTACTACAAATTCATCAAATAATAAATTACTATTATCTACAACATAATTTGTACTTGTATCATATAATGGAAAATGTTCATTATACAAAATATTTAACAAATCTCTATTTATATCTAAATTAGATAAATCAATATATGTTTGCAAATTAAATGTTATAAAATTGTCTAATATATGACTAAATACTATTCTACTTGAAGTTAAATATTTTTCCAAAAAATAATCAAATATTTGATTATCATCTATTAATGATACATGATTAACATATCTTAATTCATTAATTTTACTTATAAAATTACTTGTTACTAATCTACTCGATAATAATCTATTTTTTCTAAAATAATTACTATAATTATCTATTTCAGCATTTGAATAAAACAAATCCAATACATTCATTTGATATAATATATCACTTGCATCTCTTAATAAAGTATTTCTTGTAAATCCTTCAACACCTAAACCAACATCTGAAAATAAATTTATTGTATTATCTATAGTCAACCAATTTTTTCCATTTCTTGATGTAGCTATTCTAGTAGTAGGACCTAATCCTGTCGCTATCCATACTGAACCTGTCCATACAATCGAATTACATTCTGTAAATATATCTGTTTCTGAAGAATACCATACTATACCATCATATGAATAAATAATTGATGAATGACTATCTGATGCATATTTCTTACCAACAATAATAGCCATCGTATCATTTGCATCTATATCACGTCCTTCATCTATTCTTGTTTTTCCTAACCCAATCCAATCTATTCCATTTGTTGAATATGCTATTGAATTAAGTGTCCCTTCTCCTACTGCTAACCAAAGGTTTTGATTTTCATAATATATAGCACTATTTCCTTGAACTGAGAATGTTATTTTAGTATTTCCTCCACCATTAGAAGTTCCACCATTCCAATTTAATCCATCACTTGAATAAGCTATCGAATTACCTGTTCCTCCTCCATCTCCTAATGCTAATATATAAGTACCATTATGTTTTGAAAATCCATTAACCTGTGTTTCAAATACAGTTTTACCTAATCCTACCCAATTAATTCCTTTACTAGAATAAGCTAAAGTATTTACACTTCCTTTACCTCCTACTAACCAATAAGAATTAGAATTATCATAAACTACTGCTTTTGCATATTCATCAAAAATTGATTTAGAATCTATAGATGAAAACCAATTTACTCCATTATCTGAATATACTATCGAGTTAATAGTTCCACTACCTACTGCAACAAATCTGGAAGTTCCATTATAACCAATTCCTAATCCAGAAATATCTAATGCACTTTTACCTACACCTGTCCAATTTGCTCCACCATCTATTGAAAATGCTATTGTATGTTCTGTTCCTGAACCAACCACAACTGCTAATTCTTCTGTTAATGTATTAATTGATAAATTTGCTAATATATTTGCTGATGTATCTATTGTATAATCATATTGAAAAACATATGACTGATACTGATTTACACTACAATCAAATAAATAATGATTACTTATATCATGTAATAAATTTTGATTTGATATATCTCCATGTGTATTTGTATATATGTTTGAAATATCATAACTTGGAACATAAGAAACCACTCCTTCAGCTAATGGATCATAATTTGGAGAACTTTGATATTTTTTAAATATTAGTAAATTTTTATCCTTATGCACTAAAACATTATGATTTATGTTTTGCTGTGTAATACAATTAAAATGCATATTATGATAACTTATATCACTACTATATATATCAAATTTTTGTGATAAAATTATTCTATTTAATAATTCTTCTTCACTATTAAAACTTTGTAATACCAATGAATTATCTACTGTTAAAATATTATCATTTACATAAATATTTCCTGCTGTTATTACTAAATTATTTCTTGTTTCTATTTTACCTCCCATATTTGGAAAATGTTCAGAATAATAATATAATGGTGATGGAGTAGTTATAGATACTATTAATTCAGTATATCCACCAGATAATCCTGGTAATCCATATTCTTTAATACCTCTTGTAAATTCTTTTCCTCCATTATGTGTTCCATCTTCAGTTAAAGAAAATTTAATTCTATTATAAAAATTCTTTTCTGTATCTTGGACAAATGTATATTTTCCCATAGCTAAATGTAAATTTGCTCTTGATAAATCAGTTATATAATGTTGCTTTTCATCATTAAACTCTGGATATAATTCACCAGATAATGTAAAAAACTGATATGAAATATCTTCATCATTATAACCTGAAACATCTACTCTAAATGAATCACTTGGTAATGGTTTATTTAATAATTCATTAATCAAAATTTGAGAACATTCTTCTGTATATAAAAATATATCTTCTAATATTATTTTACTTAAATCACTATTCAAATATTCAATATTTGCTCTATTAAAATTACCATTAACACTTAAATCAACTTCACCCCAATGATATTCATAACCTCCATAACTTACAATATTCTCTCCACATATACTTATTAAATCACTTATATCTACATTATATCCAAATAATCTAATTGCATTAGATGAATCAAATATATTTATTCTATATTTATCATTGTATAATCCATACTTATAATTTATTCCTTCAGTAATTAAATTACTTAATCCATCAGTAGTTATTGGTAAACACTTTATATTTACTACATGAACTTGTCTTTCTGCTGTTGTAGTTGGATAATTTTCTAATTGATATTTTACAGTATGTATACCCAAATCTTTAGGTAAAGCTTGGACTGTTTGAATCGCATTTCCTGTTAATTCTCCCAAATAATAATCATATGCTCTACCTAATGGATCTATAAATGCAGTAAATTGTTGATGATAAGTTTTTAAAAATATATTTCTATTTAAATCTTGAGTATAATTTAAATTTATAAAAGGTTGAAATCTCTCAACACTTATAGATCTTGATATATCTGAAAAATTACCTGCTGCATCAAATGCTCTATAATTTTGCACAAAACTTCCATCATTTAATAAAAGATATCCTGTTGATATATCAAAAATTGGTATATCTTTCACTTCAACTCCTAATAATCCTTGCCAGACTGAATCTTCTTCTAATTCTACCTCACTTACTCCTCCATCTAATGCTCGGAAAGTCCAAGTACTTACACCTACAATTACAGTACATTCTATTAAATAATTTTTTGATGTATTACCAGTATGAGTTCTAACAGATGCACTATGATCACCTAATCCATAATATCCACTCCATAGTCCTGAAGTTGAATTATAAAATTGTCGTACACCATTACCACGATGTCTAAATTCATGAATTGTTCCATCTAAATATGTAAATTTTGTAAATGCATAACCTCCAGGATTTACATCTGCATGATCAATTAACACATTTATCGCACTATCTTTAAGATTTGGATTAATAGGAATTACTTGTGTTGATTGATTTATTTGAGTAAAATTTATAGATGTGTCCTGATTTATAGTATAAATAAAAAAATCACTTGATAAATCTTTTACATATGTTACAAATAATGATAAACTCGAATCAAATATGGAAGGTAATGTTTCATTACTTAAGGATTGTGCTACGCTACCTAATATATCAACTATATTAATACCTGGGATTGAAAACATTGCATTTCCGCTATTATCTCTCGTAAAATAATAAGGATTAAATAAATTGTTATTTTCCAAATAATTTGGATTAGTTTTTAATGTTTCATATGTATCAAATGATAATAATGGAATTTTAATATTCGATATATCTTCATAATCTAATGATAAAACATAAGATAAATTAGGTGGACTTGTATCAACAATTGTAAAATCTATAACTTCAAGTAATGATTCAAAATTTGAACTATTAAAACTTTGAAATAAAACTTTATAGGTTCCTAATGTAAAACCTAATATATTATTTATTATTGTATTATTATAATCAGGTATAGTATCATTTATATACCTAGCACTCATATCAAATGTTAATAAATTGAAAAATTCTATTTTTTTTACTTCATATGTAATTGTTTTATTAAACGCATCATATGCTATATCTGATACATCAAATATAGATGATAAATTAGCTGTGTCTGTATTAATTAAATTATAAAAATTATTATTAAAATTTAAATTTAAATCAAAGTCATATCCACTTATTGAAAGTTTTGGCGATATTACAAAATTTGTAGTTTGACTTATATTAACTGTCACAAATTTCTCTGATAAGTTATTAAATCTGTCAAATGCTCTATATCTTATTTGATAAGAAATTGTTCCATTACTTGTATCAATATCATTTAATATTGTTTCTGATGAAGTAAAACTATATGTTTCAGTAGGTGTCAAAACTAAACTTATTTTTGATAAATCTGTAGTTATTGTATTACTTGTATTACTTAAATCAACTTCTATTCTTGATAAATCTGAACCTCTATCTTCAAAAAAAGCACTAGGCATTGTTAATTCTTCAAACTGATCTATATTAATAACATCAAAAGATATTGATATTATAGGTGGTTGTGTATCAACTATTAAAATTAATCTTTCTAAAATTGCTACTTGATTATTTCTATCTACAGCTTCATATGAAATAGTATAGAATCCAACTTTTGGATTATCAATAATAAAAGATGTATCATATCCTATTTGAAAATTTGTAAATAAATATGAAATATCACTATGATAATTTCTATAATAAAATTTATCAAATTCACTAAAAGCATTTACACCTAAAATAAGTGATGCGTCAGTTAAAATTTCACCTGCTTCATGTATTATATTTATAGAAGATAAATCACCAATATTTATATAAGGAATTTCATTAAAACTTGGACCTGTATTATTAATAATTAATTTTATATTTATTACATCTGAACTTAGATCAAATGGATTTTGTAAAGTTACTGAATAAAAATTTATATCATAATGTACGCTTGAAATATCACCACTTACAGAATAAATTATTGCAGACGGATCATATTCTATATGTCCATTTAATGAAGTTATATGTGGTGGTAAAATATAACTTAAATCAAAACTAATATCATAACTAAATACTCTAGGATGTGATAAACTAAAATCTAATAATAAATCATATGTTTTATCTCCAAAATTTATATGAATTCTATCATCAAAACCATAATTATTAATAAAATTTATTGAAGGATCTATACTATTTATAATATCAACTTTTCTATTTATTGAAATATCATTATATTGATTATCTGAAATTTCATAAATTATAACTAATGATGTATCTACTTTTGAAAATAAATCAATTGATGAAATATCATTACTTATATCTGCTATTGTTTTAATATTTTCTTGTTTATAATTATTTGTTATTCCTGATATAGTTATTACATAATTCGAATTTACTATTTCATAATTATCTATTAAACTAAAATCAAAAATTATTGAACTTAATTCAAAAATTAATAAAGATGCATCTTTTAAATAATTAAATGCCATATATGAAAAATCTTTAAAATCTGACGCAAATAATGCAAAACTTAAATCTGTTTCACTTGTAAAATCAAATGAAAAATCAATTGATGGAACACTTTTATCTACTATATCTACTATTCTTGTAATATTGAATGAGTTATCACAAGCATCTATAACATTATAATTAAATCTTAAAGGTTCTATTTTATTTAAACCTATTGTTACCTTATTTAAACAATTATCACTATTTAAATAACCATTATTACTAGAAAATACATTTCTTAAACCAGTTTCATTAAAAGATATATCACCTTCTCCACTTATTGATAATGTAATTATTGTACTTAAATCACTATAATCAAAATAATTATCACTTACTTCAAATTGATTTATTATAAAACTTAATTCATCAAAACTTGAAAATACTGTTAAACTAAAATCTATATTGAAAGTATTTTCAAATGTATTATTAAATAGAATATCTTTTGCAGATACAAATGATGCATCATTTGAACCATCTATATAAGCTATATGTGATAAATCTGGAAATCTAAAAAATGGGTTAGAAATATCTACTACTTCAATAAATCTTTTAATATAAACTGCATCATCGGCAATTCCCACACCACTCTTTCTTACTTCATAAGTTAATTCATAAAGACCAATTGTACTAATATCCAAAACTAATCCCCATGAAATATCATAACCTGATGGAACATCTGTAGTTGCAGTATAATTTGATGAAAAATTTACTGAATAAGGTCCCGTTGATGGAACATATGTTACTTCTTGAACACCACTACCTACATCACCTTTTATAAGTAAACCCGGTTCATTAAATGCAGAATGAACACTAATTATTTCTGTACGAGAACCTGATAAAGTTAATAATGGTGTATCTGTAAATACTATATCTAAACTTACATCATTACTTACATTTCCACATAAATCTTTTGCAGTATATACTATAAATGCCCGTGCTGAAGTAAGTGGATCAGTTGCTTGAATAAAGTAACCACTATCATATATAGAAGTAATGTTACTAACTTGATATAAAACAAATGATAAACTACCATCATATATTGAATTATCTGACAATTCTAATAATGGAATATTTGTATTTTCCAAATAGGCATCACCCTGTTTAAAAAAAGAAATATCGGTGAAAATATTAAAACTAAAATCTCTTGAATATTGATATTCATATAATAATGGATTGGGAACCACTACATTTTGATTTACAAAATTTAATTCTACTACAACATTATCCAATACATTTACTAAAAATGTTCTTGAAAAATCTAATATTAAAGCATTCAAATCTAATGTATTACTTAAATCATTGAATATAAAATCTTCATTACTTAAACCTTTTATATCTACTATAATTTCATAATTACCAATAAATTGAGTATCTATATGAGTTGAACTAAAAAAATTAATTGGATTAAAACTTCCTTCTATGAAAAAATTATTATTGGATTCATTTATATCTGAAATTGAAATTAAAAAATCTAAATTTGTTATCTGAATTGATGTATTCAATTCATAATTTGTATTAGTTGTTTTACTTGTTTTATTTTGTAAATAATTCTGACTAATATCTATAATATTTAAATTATTGTCTACTCTATTTATGATCAAACTTTCTCCGTCTAAAAATAAAGAATTTATTTTAGTTTGTAAAGGATTTGTTATAAAATTTCTATAAGAATTATTTACATTTTCATCATTAATATGAATTAAATTTCCAACACTTAGTATTGGACTATTTACATTACTAAATCTAATATTACTTATATCAAATATTTTTAATCCTAATTCATTAATTTTAACTGATGAATCTGTTAAAAAATTAAAATTAAAATTTTTTGATAAATAATAATTTAAAGAAAAATTAGCATAATTACTTTCAAATTCAAAAGGACCATCAAGTGAATTTATATTTTTATATTTTAATACTTTTTTTGAATCACCAGTTAAACTATCTAACACTAGTTGTTCATTTAAACTTGTAGGTGAAAAAAATTCTCCACTTACTGTAATTTCAAATGGTAAATTTATTTTATTACCAAAATTATCATATACAAATACATCTAAATTTTCAAAAAAATTTAGTGAAGGATCAAAAGTATTTGTTGAAATATCTATTCTATTTGTAAATGGATTTGAATTATGAAATATTTCGTAATTTCCTGATATTTCAATATATGGTCCTCTTCTAATTTCAACTAATCTTAAAAGTTGAACTGTTGTGTTTTCATAATCTTCTAATGTGTATGTTATTATAAAATATGATAAATCATAATTTATTTGAAAAGTATTATCTAATACTTTTCCATCACCTAAAGTTGTTTCAACCGGAGCAGATGACCTTACTAAATATGATATATCATGATTATATCTATCAATTGCTGCATATGGAATAATTGGTTCTTCATATGTTTGATATAAATTTAAATAGTATATATTATCAGTAACTGCAGAAAAATCATTTACTACAAAAGGTAGATCTTTTTGATTAAATAATACAAATGATACATCTCTAAAAGTTATATTATTAACATCATCCGGATCATTACAAAATTCTGTATATACAAAATTATTTGATAGTTCATAACTAAAGTTACCTGGTATATTTAAAATCTGAATTGGTATTGTACTATTTTGTATAAAAGTACTAGCACTATTATCAACTTTTATTCTAACTGTGCCATGATAGAAATTATAAGTATTTAATGGATCTCCTAATATTTGAATTTTTGGATCTGATTTGTGTAAAATACCTGTAGTATTTTCTTCATCTACATAAATAGCATTGCTAAAATCATTATTTACTATAGTAAATGGATAATTCTCATCTATATTAAAAATTGTATATGAACCATTATATATACCATATTGTAAACTATATAATAATTCATTAGATACATCAACTCTTCCATGATTATTTAAATTAAATTCATAATAAGATATATTATTTGCTGAAGTTTGTAATTTTGCTTCTGAAACAATATTTAAACATTCTTTTCCTTGTGCAAATAAAATATTTACAAATTGTGAAACTTCTTGCACAACATAATCACATGTAGTATCATAAACAAATATATTAGTATTACTTACTTCCTGAATTCCATTTAATGGAAATGATTTTATTGATAATTTGTTAGTATTAAAATGCGTTTCAAAACTTCCATCAACTGTTAAACTAATATCCCCATAATAATATGATATGTTACTTGCATCAATTAAAATACTTAATTCTCCACTTATATCATTTTGTGTATCATCTACATAAAAAATTCTGTTTGTAGTATTGTTTGCAGTTTTTGGTATTATTATATTAAAACTATCATCTATTTTTTGCAAACTTAAATCATTACTTAATCCACTTAAATCTTCTCCACTTAAAGCAAATGGATAACTACTAGAAAAATCTTCCATAGCTATAAAAGTGTATTTCATCGATCTCATAAAATAAAAATTATCTCCACTATTTGTTAACCCTGTTTCAATTAATGAACCAGAAATATTAAGTAAATTATAACATTCATCATAAAATCTATAATAATTATTATTTGTAAAACTTAAATCACTACCTTTTGATACATAAATATTTATTGATTCTCCATATGAAACATCATATTGTATTAAATGTGATATATCAACAATTGCATTTGTATCTGAAGCATCATAAAAACCAATTGGATGAGTTTTTGGTATATTTTGTATTGAATAAATCTTATTTCCACTTGTTTCATACAAACCATAATTTGTTTTTTTTAATAATTCTCCATCCAAAAAATCACCAATAACATTATTAACATTATTAAAAATATAATAATTATTTGATATATCAATTGTATTATTCAAATTAAAACAAATATTAATCATTATTAATAATATAGTTTATTAAAAATATCAAATTTATAAATAAAAAATTTTAATTTTACTAAAATTGATATAAAAAACCAATTTAAAATCATAGTAACATTACATTTATATGGAAGGCAAAAATGAAGACCTTGCTAGAAAATATCAAAAAAAATCAGATAAACAACATGTATTAGATAATCCTGATACATACATTGGTTCTATTGAAAATATTAATTCTAATACATACATTTATGATAGCAAGCAAAAAAAAATTATTGAAAAGCCTATTAACTATATTCCTGGGCTATATAAACTTTTTGATGAAGGTATCGTTAATTGTAGAGATCACGCTGTCAGAATGCAACAATTAATCGATTCAAATTCAGAAAATAAAAATTATCCAGTTACAAATATTAATATTACTATTGAGGATGATGGAATTATTACCTTATATAATGATGGTAATGGTATTGATGTGTCTATCCACCCAGAATATAATGTATGGATTCCTGAATTAATTTTTGGACATCTTAGAACTTCTACTAATTATGATAAAAGTGAAAAGAAAATTGTTGGTGGAAAAAATGGTTTTGGATTTAAATTAGTTTTAATTTGGTCCAAATGGGGCAAAATTGAAACTGTCGACCACAAAACCGGACAAAAATACGTCCAAGAATTTCACGATAATTTAAATACTATAGATAAGCCTACAATCACTAAATGTAAGAACAAACCATATACTTCTGTTAGTTTTAAACCTGATTTTGAAAGACTCAAAATTGATGGATTTGATGATAATTTTAAATCTCTTATGTTGCGAAGAATTTATGATATTGCTGCTGTAACTGATAAATCTATTAAAGTTAAATATAACTCGCAACAACTTGAAGTAAAAAGTTTCTTAAATTATATTGATTTATATATTGGTAATAAAAGTGAAACTGAAAGAATTTATGAACAACCTAATCAAAGATGGGAATATGCTGTTTGTATTGCACCAAATGAAGAATTTACACAAATCAGTTTTGTTAATGGTATTTATACTTCTAAAGGAGGTAAACATGTTGATTATATTACTAATCAAATTGTTAGAAAAATTAGTGCCTTTATTAAAGCAAAAAAACATATTGATGTTAAACCTGCTTCTATTAAAGAACAATTAATGATTTTTGTTAATTGTACTATTGAAAATCCTGCTTTTGATAGTCAAACTAAAGATTATCTTAATACTGCTGTAAGTAATTTTGGTTCATTATGTGAAGTTTCTGATAAATTTATTGAAAAATTAGCTAAAATGGGAGTTATGTCTACTGCTTGTAGTATTACTGAAGTTAAAGAAAATAAAGCTGCAAAAAAAACTGATGGCGCTAAAGTAAAAAATATTCGTAATATTCCTAAATTGGTTGATGCTAATTATGCTGGAACAGCAAAATCAAATGATTGTATTATTATTTTATGTGAAGGAGATTCAGCTAAATCAGGAATTATTTCTGGTCTTTCAAGAGAAGATAGAAATATTATTGGTGTTTATCCAATGAAAGGTAAAATGTTTAATATACGAGGAGAAAGTGTATCAAAAATTTCAGATAATAAAGAAATTGCTGAAATTAAGCAAATTCTTGGACTTGAACATGGTAAAAAATATACATCTGAATGTATTAAATCAAAACTTAGATATGGTAAAATATTATTTATGACTGACCAAGATTTAGATGGAAGTCATATTAAAGGTCTTGGAATTAATATGATTGATAGTGAATGGAAATCATTAATTGAAATACCTGAATTTATTGGTTATATGAATACACCTATTTTAAAAGCATCAAAAGGAAAAGATATTATTGAATTTTATAATAATGGAGAATTTGAAAATTGGAAATTAAATAATGATGTTTCAAAATGGGCTGTTAAATATTATAAGGGTCTTGGAACTAGCACTAGTAAAGAATTTAAAGAATATTTTCAAAAAAAGAAAATAGTTAATTTTACATCATCTGAAAAATGTGGAGATTTAATTGATATGGTATTTAATAAAAAGAGAGCAAATGATAGAAAAGAATGGTTATCTGTTTATGATAGAAATGCTTATTTAGATACAAGTAAAACATCAGTAACATATGAAGAATTTATTCATAATGATTTTCGTCATTTTTCAAAATATGATAATGACCGTTCAATTCCTAATTTAACAGATGGTCTTAAAATTAGTTTAAGAAAAATTCTATATTCTGCTTTTAAAAAGAAGCTATATAATGAAATTAAAGTTGCTCAATTTAGTGGTTATGTTTCAGAACATTCTGGTTATCATCACGGAGAAGCTAGTTTAAATGGAGCAATTATTGGATTAGCACAAAATTTTATTGGAACTAATAATATTAATTTATTTAAACCAAAGGGTCAATTTGGTTGTATTGATCCTGAAACTCCTGTTATAATGTGGAATGGTACTATTGAAAAGGCAAAAAATATAAAAGTAAATGATAAATTAATAGGTGATGATGGTACTTGTCGTACAGTATCTAAATTAACAAGTGGTATTGATGATATGTATGAAATTAAAAATGGTAATATGGATAATTATATAGTGAATAGTAATCATATTTTAACTCTTTATTACTGTGGACATAAATCTATATTTTGGAAAAATTCTTCAAAATCATGGTCTATGAATTATTTTGATAATAATACTAACACTGTTAAAAATAAAAATATTAGAACAGATGAATCGACTAAGAGCATTCACTTTAATAAATCACGTCTAAACAAAGAAAAAGCATATGAAAAAATTTTAGAATTTTCTAAAAATATTGAAGATAATAATATTTTTGATATTAATGTGCAACAATATTTAACCTTACCATCTAGTGTTAAAAAACATTTAAAAGGCGTATTAAATACCAATGTAATAGAATGGAAAAACAAAGATTTAATTATAGATCCTTATATTCTCGGATTATGGTTAGGAGATGGTATGAGCGATTGTCATGGCTTTGCTAGTATTGATTATGAAATAGTTCAATCTTGGGCATTATGGTTAGATACTATTGGTTGTGAATTATGTCATAGTAAAAGTATTCCACCACATGAAAATCATACATTTTATATTAGAAGAATAGGTTCTTGTAAAGATATAAATAATATTGCTATAGGTAATTATAATAATAGTTCTAATATATGTAAAGGATGTCAAACATCAAAATATAAATGTAAGGCATGCGATTGGGTTTTTGAAAAATCTATAGATAATATTATATGTGAAGGGAAAAACATTACTGGAAATAAAGCTGTCAATTTAAACCCATTTAAAGAACTTTTCAAAAAATATAATCTGTTTAAGAATAAACATGTTCCCAAAGATTATATTATTAATAGTAAAGAAAATAGATTGAAAATTTTAGCAGGTATGATTGATACTGATGGCAGATTAAAAAAACAATCAAATTGTTATAGTTATGAAATATCTCAGTGTAAAGAAAGAAAACATCTACTAGAATCATTTAGAATTATTGCTGGATCACTTGGATTTAGAGCAAAAATATATAATTATGATAACATGTATACATTATCAATTAGTGGTGATAATATTCATGAAATACCTGTTAAACTTCCAAGAAAACAAATAATTAATCAAAAAAGAATTAAAAATTCACATAAAATACATAATATAGAAATTAATTATATTGGTAAAGGACCATTTTGTGGATGGAATATTGATAAAAATGAACGATTTTTACTAGGCGACTTTACTATTACTCATAATACTCGTCTTATGGGAGGTAAAGATGCAGCATCTGAAAGGTATATTTTCACACATTTATCAAAAATTACTCGTGCTATATTTCCTGAAATTGATGATAAAATTTTAACATATTTACAAGATGATGGAGATTTAGTTGAGCCAATTTATTATACACCGATTATTCCAATGATTCTTGTAAATGGAACAAAAGGAATCGGAACTGGATTTAGTACAGATATTATGTGTTATAATCCAATTCAAATTATTGAATATTTACAAAATATGCTTAAAAATGAAAAACAACTTGGAGTAATTGAACCATATTATAAAAATTTTAAAGGTACAATTAATACTTGTGATAGTGCTAATAAAAAATATTTAATTAAAGGATGTTATGAAATTTTAGGTTCTGATAAAATTCGTATTTCTGAATTACCTATTGGTACATGGACTCAAGATTATAAAGAGTTTATTGAAACATTAATGATAAATAAAGAAAAAAATTATATTAAAGATTATTCTGATATGTCTACTGAATCAAATGTAGAATTTATTATTCAATTTTATCCAAAAATTATTACTAAACTTTTAATGGAAAAGCATGATTATGGAGTTGAAGGAATTGAAAAATATTTAAAATTATATACTACACAGAGTACTACTAATATGCATTTATTTAATGAAAAAGAACAATTAAAAAAATATGATACAATTTATCAAATTGTAGATGAATATTATAGTATTCGTCTTGAATATTATAATAAAAGGAAACTTTATCTTATTGATTTACTATCTAAAGAATTAATTACTTTATCAAATAAGGCAAAATATATCAAAGGTAATTTAGATGATAAAATTGATCTTAGAAAAAAAACTAAAGAACAAATTAATACTTTACTTGAAACTATGAAATTTGATAAAGATTTAGAAAATGGAAATTACAATTATCTTACAAAGATGCCTATGGATAGTGTATGTCAAGAAAATGTAGATAAATTAATGAAAGAACATGGTGATAAAAAAATAGAGTTGGAAAAAATACAAAATTCTAAAATACAAAATTTATGGCTTCTTGAATTAGATAATTTAAAAAAACTTTACAATGAATTTCTAAATGAGGATAAAGAAGAAGCTACTACTAATGAATCTAAAAAATCCAAAAAGAAAAATTAAAACCAAGGTTTCAATTCTAATGTTTTATCAGTTTTATTAGAATATAAAGGTGCACTCATTGGTACATGCATTTTACTTGAATCTTCTTTATATTTTAAATAAGCTACTGCTTCATTAAATACTGCATTTACGCAAAAATTTATTACATAATTGTTTAATTCTTGAATTTGTTGTGGAATATTATTATCTAAATTCTTTGAATGTTGATAAAACATACTTCTCATTACAGATACTATTTGGTCTTGTGGTTGTTGATCTACTAATATTTTTTGATTTGATCTATCATAAACGCCTTTTCTTAATGCGTTTTGAATAATTTGTATATTATCTTGAGAGAAATATGCATCTGATAAACGTGTTCTTTCAAATGTTCCTGTTAAAACATTACTATAATCTGTTTTTGTAGTTAAAGGTATTTTATCCATCATAGAAAATTTAGTAGAAACATTGGGACCCATAATATTTACTCTTCCATTTGCACTATTGTTCATTTTATAATTTTATATATAATAATATTTTATTATTATATTTTATAATATATAATATGAATACATTTCAAAAAACAGTTTTAACTATATCTATTATTGTTTTAATTTTTTCACTTATTATTTTAGGTTTATTTTTAGCTAAATCATTATTTGAAGATTCATATCCTCCTGTTATATCTGATTGTCCTGATTATTGGGATGTTAGTTATAATGTAAATGATGAAGTTGTATGTAAAAATACATCCACAATTAATAATGGTAGAGGTGATGTTCCTGGTGGAGAATGTAATGATTATCCTGTAAATCAATTTTTAGTTAGTGGAGCACAAAATGATGATATTTTATGTGAAAAATATAAATGGTCTAAAAAATGTGATATTACTTGGGATGGAGTTACTAATAATAATAAAGCTTGTGATTTAGGATATTATTAATTTATTTATTATTTTTTTTTAAAACTATATAATATTATATTTTTTATAATATTATAATGATAATTAGTGAAAATATTGTTGAAATATTATCAAGATATTTACTTACTGTTAATAATTATAATAGATTTTTTTTTAAAAACATCTCTATTTACAAAGATACTAACTTCCTTAAAAATTTACATGTTAAAGGATTATTATTAATTAATAATATATTTAATATATCTTTACTTTATTTAGACTCTCTTATTGATATATATAATCTTTGTGAAAAAGGTTATGTTTATTTTGTTGAATTTGTTAATCAAATTAATATTACTAATTCATTTGAATCTAATTCATTTGAATTAACATTAAAAGATGCTGTTATTTTTAGTTATAAAAAAACTATTTTTACATTTGATAATACTATACAAACCTCTATTTCTAATACTAATAAATTTAAACTTAAAATTATTAATACAATTATTTCTATAATTAATAATTCTTCAATTATAGTTAATAGAAAAATTTATAATTTATATAATAATCACACTAATGAACAAAATATTTTTGATCAAGAAATTAATACTATTACTTTAAATTTATCAAAACTTATTAAAAAAATTTTTATTGCTACTGATTTAAATTCTAAACAACTTGAATTCAATCAAAACCTACTTATATATTTAGACAATATTTCTATATTTCTTAATTTTATTAACCAAAATTATAATATGTTAAATCATTTAAATTTAGAAGAATTTCATATAAATATTCTCATCTTTATAGAAAAATACATTTCTAAAAAAATATTTCAAAAAAAAATAGATATTTTTTCTTCTATAGATATTAATTCATTAAAAACATTAGAAAAATATGAAAATATACAACCTCTAATTAATTCTATTTGTAAATCTACTTAATATATATCATCTTTTTTCTTGTTTTAGATACCTGCTTTTGTTTTTCTAGACTCTTATCTATAATTTTAGTCATTATTTCTTTATATTCACTTATCAATATATTTTTTACATATTCATATACTATTTTTAAAACATCTTCGCCACATTTTCCAACTATTAAAATACTACCTGTTCTAAATATCATATATGAAATTTTTTGTATGTTTTTATCTTTTTTCATATTACTATCTAAATTTAATGTATTACTAATACCAAGTTTATTTAAATAATCATAATAATAAACACACTGAATCCCTGGATAAGAACATGGATCATATGAAGCATTTATATGATATTTATATCTTAATAAATTAAATAATATCTCTCTATCTATATAAAATCCACAATTAAAATTTGAATTAATTAATACATTTTCTGTTTTATCATACAATATTTCTAATTTATTATTTAAAATTTCTTCTAAAATTTTTACTATATTAATTAATACAATTTCTAATATTTCATCATTTTGAATACCTGGAATTTCTAATTTTCCTGTATTAAATATTTTTACATGAATCTCTTTAAATAATCCTTTATAAAGAACTCTTAATGTTACTACAAAACAATTGTAAAATGCACTCTTTTCTTTTGTTCGCGTATAAATTAAATCTTTTTTACATAATCCTACACTTATTTTTCTAACATCTTTAAACTTTATTCTACCATTTGGAATATCTACATGATTTATTATTTTTGATACATAATATGATTCATTTTTTATTAAATTTTCTAAAATTTCTAATTCTTCTTTTGTATTACAAGATATTTTTATTTGTTTTTTTATTATTCCTTCTACTTGTTTATCATAATCTTCAATCTTGATCTTCCAAAATATTGAATATATATCTAATAATTCTTTATTTAGATATATTATTTTTGTTTTAGTCGAAATATAAATATCTGAACATTTAGGAATCAAACTACTATCATTACAATATCTATTTTCCGGTTTTGTTATATTTATATCTTCACTATTATCTAAGAAATTGCTCCATTCCTCATCTATCGACATTTTCTTTATATCTTTTTTTAATTTATATTATCAATTATTTTTTAATTAATTTTAATATATTATTTTTCTAAAAATTTTTCTTTTTTATTATATAAAATGATTTCTTTATTAACTCAAGAGTTAAATAATTATGATTATAATAATCATAATCAAATAAATATTAAAAAAATATCTAATAATCCTTTTGAAAAAAAAATCGAAAAAAATGTTGAAAATAAATTCAAAACTAAATCCATCTCTATTAAAGAATGTAGCTTAAATATTCATAGCTTTAATCCCACTAAAAATTCCCCTCCTAATGAATGGCAGTTTAGACTAATTAAAAGAATTAATTCTCTCAACTCTTTAGATAATAATAATAATTAATTCACTCTTAAACAAAAATATATATAATTTATACATAAATCTTCATTGTCTAAATTATGTATTATATATTCTAACTCTCCTATCATTTCACTATTTAGCAAATCTAATCTATTATTTAACAAATATGTTATATAATTTTTCAATATTAAACTCTTATTTATTTTATACTTATTTTCTAAAACATTCAAACTCTTATTAAAATTATTTATATTTTCATTCATATTTATATTTAACAAATTATTATACACATTATCATGTAAAATATTTATTTTATTATGAATATTTGACTGCATATAATTTATCATACTCCTTATATCCGAATCATAACTTTTTATTATATTTCTTATCGTCTTCTTATTCATATTTATATTTTCTTCTTTATTTATTTTATTCAAGTAACTAAATATATCATCTTCACTTAACTTATTAAATCGCACCTTTACAAACTCATATTGGAGGGAATAATCTATTTTACTTATATAATTGCATATTAAACAATACCTTATATCTTTATTATATTCTTGTATTAAACATTTTAATGCTTGTTGAGCTATTCGCGTCATATAATCCACCTCATCTAATATCACAAATTTCGTACCTTTTGAAAATAAATTATCTGATAACACAAAATTATATATATTATTTCTTATTATATCTATACCTCTCTCATCTGATGCATTCAAATGTATTACCAACGTTTTACTTTCTTCATTATTCTTTTTCTTAAATTTATTTATCAAATTTATTATTGTCGTCGTCTTTCCTATACCCGGAGGACCATGCAATAATAAATTTGGAAAATGATTTCTCTCCAATATATTTTTAAATAATTCTCTATTATTATTATCTAAAATTATATCCTCAAATACATCCGGTCTATACTTTTCTACCCAAGGAATCGACTCTTTATTCATCTTTAATTATATTAAAAATTTTAGTTTAATATAATTTTTTTACAAATTTAATTTCTAATTTTGAGAGATTTCTATTTATCTATAGTTTTGACCTCACTATAAATTCATACATAGTTGGATTCCATTCCCTAAAATCTCTCAAATATCTTAACATTCTAAATCTACCTACTAATACTCGTGTTCTATAACACCTCCATAATGATTGAATCTTTATTGCCTTTTTTGTATAACCACAAGTTTCCCATCTTCTATAATACATTATAATTTCTATTAATTCTCTCGGCAAACTATCCCAATTCATAATATTACGAGAGATTAGTTTGTGCTAATTCCCAATCTTTATGTTTCTTTGTTTTTAAATGTTCCTGTTTATGACTATTTGTATATTTACCTCCACATTCACAAGTAAATTTTTGATTTTTATGTGCTTTAATTGCTTCAGCATTTTCTTCTCTATGTTTTTTATCATAGTTTTTTTTATGTTCTGAATTATCTCTCCTCCATTGTGATGAGTAATTTTTTTGATATTCTTGTAAATCTTCTTTACTTCTAAATGCTTTTTTCATATTTAATTTCGCATCTAATTCTTTTCTCCATTTTTCTTCAATTTTGTGTGCTTCTTTATCTGTTTGTATTGTTAAATCACATTTTTCTAATTGTATCATATTCCAATTATCATAACCACCATATTCTCTCATCGTTTTATATTTTAATTGATTATGTTTTTCACTATTTGGATTATTGCAATTATCTTTATGACTTTGTTTTCTCTCATCCCAATCATATGTAGAACCTACATAAATATTATCACATTCTTCAAGATTTTTACATTCAAGTTTATAAATGTAATATTGTCGCATTAATTTATAATATTTTTAACTTTTTATATTTTTTAATTTCAATTTTAAAATAAATTTGAGAGATTCGTTAAAATATATATAAAAATAATTTAAAATATAAATGAAAAATTTAGTATAAAGAATGTCTTCCGAGACTCCTGCTTTTTTGTTTCAACCTCCTAAGAAAAAAGGAAGACGACCTAAGTCTTATTATGAAAATCTTAAATTATTGGAAGCTACCGATAACAGCAATAATTTAATTATTTATGCTGACAAAAAACCGGAAGATGCTGAAAATCCTGAACCCAAAATACATAAGAAACGCGGAAGAAAGCCTAAAGGTGGCAAAGTAGTAGAAGTTAAAAACATTTTAGTTAATAATATACCTATACCAAATATTGTTTTACATTTATCTTGTAAACTTGAAGATATTGAAGATGTAAATAATATAATTAAATATGAACCCACTATTTATCAAATTGATAACTACGATTTTGAATCAAATAATAAAACTAACAACCTCAAATTTAATTATATTAATTCTACTTTTGAAAATAATGAATCTCCTAATAAAGAAAACGAACCTATTAATAATTTTAATATAGAACAACCTAATGATGATAATATTCTCTCCAATAATGATAATATGAATTTTAAAAAAACTATTTCTAAAAAATTAAAAGAACTTACTTTTAATCTTAAACATAATAATATTAATAATAAATCTGGCTGCTTTTGGTGTACATGCCCTTTTGATAATGAACCTATCTATTTACCTAAATACGAACTCAATTCAACCATCTATTGTTACGGTTGTTTTTGTAGCCCTGAATGCGCTTGTTCATATTTAATGAATGAAAATATTGATAGCTCAAGCAAATTTGAAAGATACTATTTACTTAATAATATTTATGGAAAAATATATAACTACGACAAAAATATTAAACCAGCTCCCTCTCCTTATTATTTATTAAATAAATTTTATGGTAATCTCGATATTCAAGAATACAGAAAATTACTTGAAAATGAGAGATTACTACTTGTTGTCGACAAACCATTATCTCAAGTCTTACCTGAAATTTATGAAGAAAATGAAGACTTCTTAATTAGTGCTAAAATCGTTTCCAAATCTAGCACTATCAATAAAAATAATTCTCTCAAAAAATAAAAATAATTAATTTAAAATTGTTTTAAATCAATATAAAATTATAACTAATGTATTAACTATTATGGATAATCCTGAATTTGAAAAAGTCCTCGAATCTATTACTACAGATATCAACAAAACTCTTAAATCTAATCTTGGCTCTTATTTCAAAACTATCGACAATAATAACAAAGTTATGGATGTTCTCAAATCCTTACTATTTACTATGCCCGAATATCTTAAACTTAAAAGTGATTACGAACAACTTCAAGATGAATATCTTACACTAAAAACTACATATGATTATCTTAAGTCTTCTAATGTTAAAAATATTAAAATGGATATTTCTGAAACTTTCACAACTCCTAGTGAAACTACTATTATTAAAAATACAGAAACTACTCAAAATGAAATAATTGATCCTTCAACTCTTTCAAGTAATGAAGAAGATGATGAAGATGAAGATGAAGATGAAGAAGATGATGAAGATAATGAAGATGAAGATGAAGATAATGAAGAACAAGATGAAGTTGAAGTAGAAACAGAAGAAGTAAAAGAAACAAAAGAAACACAGGAAGAAGAAGAAGAAGAAGATGGAGAAGAAGAAGTAGAAGTAGAGGGTGAAGAAGATGAAGAAGCTGAAGATGAAGAAGCTGAAGATGAAGATGAAGAAGCCGAAGAAGAAGAAGGCGAAGAAGAAGCCGAAGAAGAAGGCGAAGAAGAAGAAGATGGAGAAGAAGAAGAAGTTGAAGAAGATGAAGATGAAGTTGAAATTATAACTATTGGTTCAAAAAAATATTATGTAAACCAAGAAACTAAAGATGTTTATGAATTTCTAAAAAATGAAGATATTGGTGATTTTATTGGAAAACTTGAGAATAACAAATTAGTTAAAAAAAAAGTTTAAAGATAATACATTTTATAATTAATACTAACTAATGAAAGTAAAGATTGATAATATTTATGCAAATTTAGAATTTGGAGATTTTGGAACATTTTCTGAAAGAATTCAAATAGTTTTTGAAAAAACACATCCATTATATGGTGATCATTTTATGACTAAATATTATACATTAATTGATGATAATACTATAATTTGGGGTTATGATAATAAAGAACTAAAATGGGAAAAAATATAAAAAAAATAATTTAAAGACACTACATATAATAATATAGTATGAAAGACGCTCCACGTTATTACCCATCAAATATTCAAGGTACTAAAATCAGAAATGCAGTTACAGGCCAGACTTATGATAATTGTTATGTAGGATCTCTTGCTGAAAAAAATTTTTTTAGAGTCATTGATTCTACTGGAAAATATGACGGAGAAGGTGGTAAAATCCGAGGTAATCCTAATCCTAACAAACTTTTTTTTGAATCATATGCTGAATTTGAGAAATTTTATAAAATTGGAGAAAAAAATGGTTATGAATTTCTTAATCCAGAAGCAAATGAGTAATTCCATTTTATAATTATTATTGCGCAAAATAATAATAATTATAAATTAATCATAAACAATTTCATCCATTTCAATTTCTATTTCTTTTCTTTTTGTATTTTCTTGATAATCTATTAACTGATTTATTAGTTTTACTATTCTTATTATTTCTAATTTTGTTATATTATAATTTTCCAATTTATATATAATATCATTAGTATCAAAGTTTTTATCTAAATTGTAAAATAATGTTAATACATCTTTCTTATCTATCAAAAAAGATTGTAATAAATTATATATGAAAATATAATTATTATATTCACTACTATATTTTGTTAATATTTTTGTAAATATTATATCTTCAAAATTTATTTTTTTCAATAAATTATTACTCGTTAATATATTATTATTTTGAAATAATTTTATTATATAATTCATTTCTGTTAACTGCCATATTTGTTTTTGAAATATTATTCTATCTATATAATCACTAAAAATAAAATTCTCTAAAATTTTTAAATATATATTCAAATTATTTCTACCTATTATTTGTATTATATTTTCATGAAATAATAAAGACAATATTGTCCTATCACTTTCTAATATATTATTTATTTTATCAAATGTATATTCATTTTCCAAAAAATCTTTAGTTATTATTTTTATATTTTCATTACTTTCACTTATATTTGTTTTATAATTTTCATAAAATTTCTTATAAATTATATCATTCTTTTCATAAAATAATATCTTATTTATTGAAATCAAATTATTATTTAAAAAATTTAATATATTCTTTTTTATCAATACATTTTCATACTCTTTATATCTAAAAATACTAGGCAATAAATTATTTACTATATTTAATAATTGATTATTACTCGGATTCTTTAACTCAAATACATGACACACTTTCATTAATTCTAAAATCTTTTTATCATTATTTTTATTATTTATACAAATTATTGGATTATTTGTCAGATTTTCTAACTTTTGCTTTTTTGTCTTCTTTATTCTTATTAACTTTATTAATGAAATTATACCATTTTTATCACCATAATTCATACCATCTATATCATCTATCACTATTACTATCTTTTTTGGTTTATTTGTAAACATACTATACACATTTGAATTACTCAAATTTTGAGAACCTATATTATCTATTAATGATTTATTTCTTATTATACTATTATCATAATAAATTACATCATAATTTAATTCTTTCAATAAATTTATTATAAATTTCGTTTTACCTATTCCACTATCTCCATATATATATATACTTCTCTTATATTTTTCATCTATATTAAAATTATTTAATATATTTTCTATATCTTTTTCTATTTGTTTTCTCTCTAATATTTCATTTAAGTTTATTGTTTCCATATTATTATTTTTAATCTTATATTTCTATTATTTTTTTAATACAAATATAATTACGCAATCCACCTTTTATTTTTATTTTTCAAATTTCTTTTATCACTATTACTTCTATCATAACTTTTTAATTCTTTTGATATTTTGATATCATTTACCATTATAATTTTTGTTAAATATTCCAAATTTCTATTACCTTTATATTTTATAGACAATAAATAACAAAAATCTATAAAATTTTTAAATTTCATATTTTCAAATATTATTGGCTTCTTAATTATATAATTACTTCTATCTTTTATTAACTTATAATCTATAATATTTTTTAATACTATATATATATCATTTTTTAATACATATTTTATATAATTCAAATCTCTTATTACATAACACTCATATACTGGTAATGTTCTCACATAATGTAATAAAATCCTATTATTTATATATCCTAATCTCAGAAAATAATATTTATCAAAATATTTTTTTGTTAAACTATACTTCATGGATGGTTTGATATAGCGAAAAATTATATTCATTATATCATCTGGAATCCTTTCTAAAAACTCTTCCCTCATCACACACTTATTATCTCAAAATATTTAATTATTTCATTAAATTGTATTCTCTCCCGCTTTTAACAATAATTTATTTAATACACCTTTCATCATCTTATTTTCATCTTTTAATAAATCTACTTCACTTCTTAAATTTCTAACTAAACTATCTAACTCTTTTGTTGCCGCCACATTAATTGCAAATATACTACCATAATCTAATGTATACAAACCACCATCTTCTCTTACTTTTACTACAAATGATATATCATCTATCATTAATACTTCTTGTGCTATAAAACCTGCCTCTTTTCTTAAATTTAAACTATTATCAAAATCATCTAATTTATTATATAATTTTGGTGTTAAATTCTTTAATATATTCAATCCATTTTCTATATTTTTCTTATTAAATTTTATTCTTGAATCCGAAAAATTTTCATAACCTAATGCTGCTACTTTTCCATTTACCGATAATTTTTCTGTTATTAATGTTGAATCCTCTGTACCTATACCTATTTTATTCGTCGATTCTATGAAAAATTGTGTCGCATCTCCTATTCTTAAATGTAAATTTTTTCCCGCTGATGAATTCAAAGATGTTGTACCATCTGAACCTTGAAGCAACGCATAATCACTTGTCCCCACTTTATCTACATGTGAAAAACTCGCAAAATCTGTTTTTGTTAAATCTCCAAGATAACCTAATGCAACTCTTCCAAAATATGATGTCGAATCTGTATCATATCCACCTCTTATATAACCTGTCGCCGTCATATTTCTTAATCCTGTTATATCTAAATTTGAATCTAATACTAATGCTTTTGATCCACCAGCTGTTCCTGGTGTAACTCCATCTAATACTCCTAATTCTCCTATTGTTATTGTTATATTATCTAATGTTATTGATGTATTTCCTGTTATTGTTCCCGTTACTGCTAAATCACCTGTTGATGTTATTGCACCACAACCAACTGTTCCTAACCCCGTAACATTTCCATTTGTATCAAATGTATAATTTCCATCTGTAAATATACCATCTATTTTTAAATTTTTATTTATTGATACATCACCACCTACAAACAAATTTTCTGAAATATCTACATGCGCATTTAATGATGTATCTATATTTACCATCAAATTTGATATTTCTACATATCCTAATGATGCATCTAATACTTGCTTTAATACTAATTGCCCTACACCCGTTAATTCACTTCCATCTCCTATTAATTTTGTCGCAAATAATCTTCCAGATACATCTAAATTTCTTTGAAATGATACATCCCCATTTACATATAAATTCTCTGAAAAATCTATAAAACCATTAAACGATACATCACCAAATACTACCAAATTTGACATTTCCACAAAACCAAATGAACAATCTTTATTTTCTTGTAATGCTAAAGAACCTGTTCCAGTTAAAGATGTTCCATCTCCTACAAATCTTAATGCACTAACTACACCACTAACATCCAATTTACTATTTAAAGATAAATCTTTATCTACACATACATCACCATAAAAATATGTCTTATAATTATCATTTGTATAAAAATTTATATTTGAACCCGATGCTTCTATATTTAATGTATTTCCATATGCATCATATACAGAAGTACCTGTTAAATATGATATATCTGTTACTGATGATGGATCATGATATATATTTGATGCATAAAATCTCCAAGGTCTGGCTTCTGAATTAAATTCAGTATATACATTATTTCTATAACTTTGAATTATATTCCCTGACATTTTTAAATAATTAAAATATAATATTATTAAGATTTTAATTATTTATTTTTTTAATTATATTATATTCTCCTGCCACCAATAAAGTATTTTGTGCCGTTTTTATTATATTATTTTCATTTTCTAACTGCATTATCCTGCTTCTTCTATTCAACACGAATAGTTCGAAGTCTTTTATGCAACTCTTAATACGTTAAATTCGCCCGCATCTACCGTCACAACCGTATATCCCCCAACTCCATTTTGTGACCCTCTAAATAATATTGTTCTTGTTGTTCCAGCTGATACCTCAATTATTTTACTAATATAACTTGTTGTAAATCCACCTGTTGTTACTACGGTGTAGTTTCTTGCTAAATCAGTTGAACCTTCTGTGATGTATGTGGTTGTTCCAAAATTACCCGCTTGTGCATCAACAGTAAAAAAACCATCAACACGATAAACTCCTGGTTGTAAAACAACAGTATGTAATGTAGCAATGGAACTGCTTTGATCTGGAATACTTGTGCCCGCTGCTATTGTAGTTGTGTTGTTATAACCAATTTCATTTGTTTGACTTGGTATAACAGTTGTTTTATAAGTAGAGGCAGTAATAGAACCTGATACTGTTAAATTATCTGATATATCTACATATCCATTTAATGATACATCTCCCCCTACAGTTAATAACGATGTTGGAGAAGTTGTTCCTATTCCTAATTTACCATCACTTGCTAATCTTACTTTTGTAGAACTATTTATTCTCAAATCTAATGTTTGACCTGATTTGGCATTTAAAACAGTTGCTCCACTTGCCATTTGTCGTAAAGCAAAAGACTTCTCATCATTATTACAATCTATATGTGCAAATGAAGCTTGGTCATTTGAACTTGGAGTACTACCTATTGCTGCTCTACCAAAATATGATGCAATATCACTATCATAACCTCCTCTTACTGAACCATCAACTATTAAATTATTTACTATAGATACATTATTGTTCATAGATACATCACCACTTATGTCTAATCTATTTTCTACTTCCAAATTTATACCAACTGTTACATTTCCATTTAATGATGAATCTAATGTTACCATTAAACGCTTATTAACATCTATATTTTCTTGAAATGATACATCTCCTGTTAATTTTATATCTGATACTCCTAATTGACCTGCAACATCTAAATTTCCTATAAATGATGCATCTGTTTTTACTACCAATCTATTTATTACTAAATCATCTGATATATCAACTCTACCATTTATAGATACATCACCATTTACATTTAACTTATTACTTATATCAATACTTGAATTTAAAGAAACATCTCCATTTACATATAAATTTTCAGATATATCTACTCTTCCATTTACTAACAAATTATTTGTTGAAGTATCACCTGCTACATCTAAATTTTCTAGAATATTCACACTTTTATTTAAACTCACATCACCATATACTGTTAGTGAACCACCAATTGATGCATTTAAATTTATTGATGCATCTTCTAAAACTACAGATTGTAAATTTATACTCTCTTTTACTAATACATTACCATATAATTCTATATTTTTTGTTGGTCCTACAACAATTTGTATATTATTTAAACTTGATTCTATTACTAAATTATTACTTGCATCTTCTGCTGATGATTCTTGAATATATTCAAGATCTAATTTAAATCTTTTATCAGTTCTATTAAATTGTTCTGTAGTTGTATCTTTTTCACTTAGTTCATTATACAAATTATTTCTATCACTTGCCATATAATATCTTATAATAAATAATATAAAATATTATTTGGCTTTTTTCTAATTTATGCTATTTTTAATGTTCCACTATCATTATAAAGTTGACCTGTTACTAGTCCTACTGAACTTGTAGGTAAATTCTCAAAAATTACTACCGTATTTGAATCGTTTGATACTCTTAAACTTTTTGAACCTATCGTACCATCATCATTACTTCCTATTACATGAATACCATATGATGGATCTATTGTATTTACTCCTATTCTATTATTTGATGTATCTATACATACTAAATTATTTGGAATGGGTTGAAAACTTCCAGTATGAATTGTCGCAAAAGTTCCTATTAAATTGTTTATTGATGAATTTACATCCGCAGTACTCATTATTTTAATTTATATTATATATTTAATTATTTATTTTCTAAATTGTTTATTCTTGTTTCTAAACTTGATATTTTTGTATTTAATGATTGAATTAATGTATTTTGATTTACTATTAAATTTCTTATATTCGATAAATTTACATCTGATACATCTGGTGTACCATTTGCTATATTTGTTAATCTATTTGATAAATTTGATATATCATTTATATTATTACTTACTATTACATCTAATTCTTTTACTCCAGCTAATCCATAAACAAAAATATTATCATAATTCAAATAATATGGTTTTGTAGTATTTCCTTCTATTACTACATAACTTAAATCATTTATTGCAAATACCTCTTGTGCTATTAATCCTGCTTCTACAAAATATGGCTCATTTACTACCCCTCTATAATTTTCTGTTTTAAATGTTGAAGTTTTATCATATATTTGTGGTTGTAATTGTCTTATTATTTCTAACCCATTTATTATATTTCTTTCATTATGTTTATATCTATCATCTGATGTTAGTACTACACCAGTTGCTCTTACTTCTTTTCCATCTATATTACCGTTTACATTTAATGATAAATCCACATATAGATTTCCACTTACATCTATACTATTTGTAAATGATACATCACCTGTTATTGAAGATAAATCTATAAAATTACAAAATATATTTTCACAACTTATACCTTCTTCTATTTTTATTCCTCTACTAAAAGTTACAAAACTCGTATCATAACTTATATCAAATTCACTTGTTGAATTATTTTCATTATTTAAATATATATAATTTGTCTTTAACATCCCACTTATATCTATCTCTCTTGTTGGATTTGCTGTTTGAACCCCTATTCTATTATTTACTGTATCTATACAAACCACATTATTTAATTGTTCGTCTGGTATTACTACTGAATTCGCTAAAGCATTTACACTTGTTATTACTTTATTCAAACTCATTAATTTATATTAATAATAATATATTTTATAAATTATTATTATTTACACAAAAAAGTATTTAAAGTTTTTCAATACTTATTTATATAAATATGTCTGAAGAGGAACAATATCAGTTACCACCTGCTTCTATATGGTCTCATATATCTAAAATTTCTATTACCGAAGACAAACCAATTATGCTTGACTATTGGGTTGACTCCTTAGAAAAAAAAGTTCTAATTGGTATTAGAGAAAATGATGAAAAATTACTTGTTAAAAATGCCGAAGAATATACAAGTCCTATTGTTAAAATTTTTAAAGTTGATGAAGTATTCATTATTTGTACCGAAAATTCTATTTATTTAACTTCCTCTAAAATTGATAAACGTCGCATTTCTTCTTAATTTATTATTTATTCTATATTTTCTATATAATAAATAATGTTATACTTATTTTTATCATATTTTATTTTACTTCCATAATTTATATTATTCTTTTTACATAAATGTCTTATTATTGTTAATAAATTATTATAATTATTTTCTCTTTCCAAATAAAACTTCTTTGAAACTTTATATTTTTCTTTTAAATTATCTTTCAACAAATCTATTTGATTATTATATTCATATTTTTTATAAACTAATTTATCTAATATATAAAAATTATTTTCAATCGTGCAGTGTATTTTTAAAAAATTATATAATATTTCATTTGGAACCTCTTCTTTAAATATAGACATTACTATTAAATTATATTTTTATTAAATATTTTTATTAAATATATTTCTTATGTTATTAGTTAAAAATATTAATTCTATTGAATCTTCATGAATATTATGAAAAATATTTATATATTTACATATTAGTTTTATTATCTCATATTTATATTTATCATCTAAATCACTATGAAATTTTATATATAAAAAAAATTCCTCTAAAATATCTATTACTGAAAAACCATTATTACACATTTTTAATATATGATCTATTGACTCCTTTAAATTATCTCCTTTACATAATTCTATATATTTACTCATATCATTTATCATTATATTACAACTCACATTTTCTAATAAATTATAATCTATTACATCATCTTTCATTATTAAATTTAATTTTTCTATATTATTTATCATATTTGGTATCGACATATTTGATGCTCTTATTATTAATTCTTTACATTTATTATCTAATCTTAAATCCTCTTTTTCTAATATATTATCTATCCTTTTTCTTATAAAAATATCATCTACATTGTTTATTTTTATTAATTCTAACTTATTTATTATCGTCGATTTTATCTTTTGTTTATCATTGCAACTTATTATAAAATTTATATTTTCATAATTATTTATAAATGTATTAAATATTTGCTGACATTGCTCATTTAATAAATCTAAATCATCCAAAATTATCGTCTTCTTTTCTTTTAAATTCACTAAATTATTTATTTGACAATAACTCTTTAACTCATTTCTATAATAATTTATACCCTGTTCTTTCAATAAATTTATATATATTGTATTACTATTTATACTACTTTTATCATTTTTATAATACTTATTTATTAATACATTTATTAATGACGACTTTCCATACCCCGTTCCTCCATGTATTAAAAATAATAATTTTCTATTTTTTAAATATATATTTATTAACTCTTTCGTATAATCACTCATATTAAAATCATCTAAGTGAATTGGTTTATATTTTATTATTAATGAACTATTCATTTAATAATATTAATATTCGGTAAATATTTAATATTAAATAATTCATTTAATATATGTTTAATGAATCCTATTAATAATAAAATCTATTATGATATACTTAATATTGAACCTAATTCTGATTCAGACACCATTAAAAAAGCCTACAGACGATTATCTCTTAAATACCACCCCGACAAAAATAACGATGACTCCGTTATGTTTAATAAAATTACTCAAGCATATGAATTCTTAATTCAAAATCATTCTTCTATTATATCTAATAATAATAACTCCTCATCTATTGAAATTTATAATCCTCCACCTAATGATCCTAATAATGAAGATATCATTATCAATTTAAATATCACCTTTGAAGATTCTTATAATGGCGCTAATGTTCCTATTAATATTAAACGCTCCATATTTAATCATAACATATTTAAGTATGAAGAAGAGAGAATCTATATTCCATTACCTAAATCTATTGACGACAATGAAATTATTACTATCAATAATAAAGGTAACTGCATTAACTATAAATATTCAGATATCAAAATTATTATTAAATTAAAAGAACACCAATTCTTTCTGAGAGATGGCCTCAATCTCATTTATTTTTCCAATATTACATTTAAACAATCCTTAATTGGTATCGATTTTAACATCATACATCTTAATAATAAAACATATAGAATCACTAATACTAATCGAGAAATTATTCATAATAATACTAATATCATATTACGCAATTTGGGCTTTCAGAGAGATTCTTTTACTGGTAATCTTATTATTAAATTTAAAATAGATTACCCTAAAACTTTATCTCTCGAAACCATTCAAAAATTAAAAGAAATTTTATAATTTTTATTTTATTTTTTGAGAGATTTCTAAAAATAAAATAAATTATTTAATGACGACGTCTACGAGTTTTACGTCCTTTCTTTCCTTTTTTTCCTTTTGTCTTTCTACGTTTACCACCCTGCTGCTTCTGCTGCTGTTTCTGCTGTTTTGACTGACGACGTTTGCGACCACCTACTGAAGGCATCATCTCACTTAACTCCGCGAACTGCATTTATATTATAACTAAATATTTTAATTAATTTGAAATTAATAAATATTTTCCTACATTTGTATTACTTTCTAATACTTCTTTTGTATTCAAATATATAAACCAATTATACGCAGTTCTTTTTAGTAAATCCTTATGTGGTATATATAATCCATACGCATTTATATTTAAATCTAAATATGATGATCCCATTAAACTTGCTAAATCTATATTTTTATTTTTTGAATCCCGTGTACCTAAAAATTTACCATCTATATAATTTATTTCACCACTTTCTGCCTTATTATATAACCAATTTGTTACCTGTCCTTCCAATTTTGAACTATATGTATTATCGCTATTTACCAATATTTCTAAATGTTTTCCCAACTCATAAATTTTCGGACAATTCTTTATACATCCCATAAATTTTAATGACGGACTAAAATTCATTATATGACTATCTACTGTTTCATTTTGAAACTCACCTACACATGGTTTTCCACCACTCATTATCTTCTCATATATCGGTCTCAACGTTTTAAATAAAATAAATGATGGCTCCATTAAAATTCCTCCATATTTATACAACACTTTCATTAAAGCTAAACACCTTATATTTTCTTTTTGCACATTTCCTACTTTCTTTAAATCCACATTCCAATCTTCTAATAATGTATCAAACGAATCATCATCTATTAATATCACATGAAAATAATCACTACATTTATCTATTATTGAACGCAACGTCAAATACAAATAATCCTGATTTAATTCTTCACTCGCTCTTGTACCAAAAGATTCCCACTTTCTTAAATTTCTATCATATTCTATATGTATCCAAATTATCGGTTTCTTTATTGCACTCAATTGATCTATTGTATAATAATCATGTTCATTTAATAAATACTTCTTTATTATATTTAATTCCTCTATTTTATCATCTTTCTCTACATTTAACTGAAATTTATTATATAGAAATCCTACTGCTAGTAACAATAATATACTTAATGCTAAATTTGTGTATTTCATATTATATATTAATATACATAAATTATTATACTAAATTACTATTTATTTTATTTGTTTTAATGAACTCCAAAACTTATTACTACCTTTTAATACTTCTCTCTCTTGTGTCGCCAATTTAAATGCCCTCTGTGCACCCACATAATCTTCTCCCGTTTTCTTATTATTTAAATATTCTCTCCCCTCTTTCTCCGATAACGGATTTAAATTTTGTTGTTGACGTTTTAATTTTATATCTTCCATTGAACTATACCTTTGATTATAATCTTCCTCTGTTACTGGTATCACACTTTCTACATGTGCCTTCTTTAAATCCTCAAATTGTAATTTACTAAACATTCCTGAAGAATATTCTTCTGGTTTATTATTTGCTAAATCATTATATCCACCACCATTAAATTCATTTATTCCATTATATTTTACCACACTCCGTAAATCTCTTTTTCTTTTATCTATCATTTCATTCATTTCATTTTTATTATTACATACTTCACCATCTTCTACATTTTTTAACCATTCACCATATCCATTACTTTCATATTCATTTTCTACTTTTAATTTTTCAAATTCTTTATTAAACCATTCATTAAAATCTTTCGCACTATATTTCTCTCTCAATTTATCCACCAATTCCTGATTCTCATCATTCTTTTCTGCTAAATATTCTATCTCTTCATTTAAATTTACATTCGCTTTCTCTCTAAATTCATACACCGAATGCAATATTTTAAATGCATTACTAAAAAACAAAAAATATTTTTTATCTAATCCTGACTTATCCGGATGCATCATTAATACCTTCTTTTTCGCTCTCTTTATTTCACTCTCTCCAAAATTTAAATCCAAATCAAATAATTTCAATATATCCTCATATTCATAATTATCTATATTCAAATCTAATACCTCCATTAAATATAGATTATAAGCATTTTTTAATTCAATATTTTTATATTTATATTATATATAATATGAGTGAAACTATAAAAAAAACAATTAATCTTTTTGATACAATTAAACAATGTGGTTATGATGATTCTAAAAAAAAACTTAATAGATTTGTTATTTCTATCATATTTAGATCTCTTTTATTAATAGACGCATTTCATGATTTTAGTAATGATGACCGTTATAAAATTGAAAAACCTCAACTTTTAATAATATACGAAGCATTATTAAATTCATATAAAGACGATTTACTTCATATTTTTAATGTTTGTGATAAAGGACAACCTTTTATAAAATTTTTTACCGAATTATTTGAAAATTTTATTGATGAAATTTTATTAATAATACAATGTAAAAATGATGCTAACCCTCATTTTTTAACTTTTGGTGTAAATGGAAAAATTTTAGAAAAAGAACCACGCGGAATAGCTCGCATGTCAGACCCCGAAAAAATTAAGGAAAGAATATTTAGTCATTTGACATTTAAAGAAGGATTATCAAAGAGTAATTATTCGAGTTATTCTCTTCCTGCGTCAGGTAGCAAAAAAATAGGTATTGAAACCAATTTACCATTATTTGATGAATCAATGGAAATTACAAAAGACCAAACTAATAAAAATTTTGTTATAAAAAAATTTATTGGTAAATTGAGGCCAAAAATAGATGAATTAATAGATTATAGTGGAAAACATCTATTTATTATATCTTACGATAATCGAGAAGAATTAGAATTTAAAATTAGCGATGAATCTGTATTAACTAAAATTATTCTTATTATAAAAGAAATTTTTACTAAATGCAATGACAAGCAACGCAAAGCAGGACCCACATTTATGTCTATATCAGTTGTTAAACTTCAAACAGCAAGAGATGATTTAATGAAAATCTTAGATTTTACACCACAAAATAAAATTTCAAATGATGACATTGTAAATTCTCCATGGGGATTTGTCCATAATATCATATGTTCTAAAACTGATAAATTTCAATCTAATAAATGTCGAAATAAAACTAATCCAAGTATTACTTTTACAATAGATGCAGAATCACAACATTCAACTAAAGATTATATTATTAAAAAATTAAAAGATTTTTGTAAAGATCAAGTATGCACTCCAAAAAATTTAGATCGTATTGAACATCAAAAACAAATTATAAATCAAACTACAGAATTAATAAAAAATCAATATATAAAACAACCTAATGATTCTGAAGAAGGCAAAAAATTAAATTATATAATGCAATCTATTTATGATAGAGTTATAGATGATGAAACTAAATTTAACTTAGCAACAACTAGTGGTACTAATTTTGATGCTGCTAATATAGGTAATTTAGGTTCCTATATAGAACATCATGATCAATCTTTTGGATTTAAACATGAAAAATCTGATACTTATATATATGATATTACTCTTGTAGTTGACGATAAACTAGGCAAAACACCTGTAATATTACTTCATTTTATATATACACCTTCTTCAAAGGTTATCAATGTTGTTGTAGATGGCAAATCTATACCAATTACATTTAATTTTGTTGAATTACAAATTAAAACCTGGTTTAGTTTAATTGGAAATACTAAAACACATAAAGTTATAGTCAATTATAAAGGAACTGAATTATTAAAACCAGACGAATTCAAAAGAAAAGCTGAAGCAGCAATAAAACAGCTACCAGTATATACTGAATGTCAAGGTAAAGGAGGATTTTCATTAAGTAAAGCTGCTGAAGCATTTAATAATGGAAATAATGTATTAGATTTACATTTTAAAACTGCTACTGATACAGGACAAAATTTATGTTTTAAAGCATTAGAAATGAAAGAACAAGACGAAGAAAATACACTTTATATACTCCATACTAATGATACATTTAACGGAGCATTAGGCAGTCTAATAAATCCAGGTACAGTAATTGAAAGAACAAACGAATTAGAAAGAATTAAAACACAAGAAGGAGAAATAGAAAAGAAGATTGACACTCTTTCAGATGGAAAAAATAACATGTATGTCACTTCTACAACATATAACAAAGCATGCAAAACGGCAACCGCGAGCAATTTTGATAAAATACTAGGTGATGAGACACTACTTGCAAAAAAGTTATTAGAATCATATAAACAAATGAAAGAATTACAAGAACGTGCTTCTCGAGAAAGACAATCTAAAGAAAGAGCTAAAACACTTGCTGATGATGAAAGAAAACGTGCTGTTGCTGCAGAAGCTGCTACAACTGCTGCTCAAGCTGAAACAATTGCAACTCAAACTGCTAGAGAAGCAGCTGAAAGTGAAATAAAAGATAGAAATTTTAAGGATGCACAAAGAATTGCTCAAGAACAGACACGTAAACTTACTAAACGAATAAGAGAAAAACAAGATGAATCAGATGAGGATGATATAGAACAACTTCTTTTTAATGTAAGTAAATTTAATTCATTTCAAAAAAAAGTAGAATCACCTAGAACAAAATTATTTGGTTCTCCAAAAAGATCTCCAAAAAAACCTACTAGAAGAAGAAAAAGAAGTAGCAGTAGTAGTAGCAGTAGCGAGAGTGATAGAAGAAAAACTAAAAGACAAAAAAAACACAGTAGCAGTAGTAGCAGTAGTAGCAGTAGTAGCAGTAGTAGCAGTAGTAGCAGTAGTAGCAGTAGCAAGAAAGATAGAAGAAGAACTAAAAGAAAAAAACGTTTTCGCTTTTCCGTTCGCCCTCGTCTCACTCGCGCTGTGCAGGCTGCACCACCTCCGCCACCTCCATCACCACCGCCGCCAGTGCTTCCCGCATCTTCTTCAAACAATACAAGAAAAAGATCTAGAAGTTCTACATCTAATAGCCCTTCTGCTAAACAACCTAGAAAATATAGTCCTAGCGCATCTGGTAAAAAAACCCGGAAAAAAAATAAAAAATAAATATTTATTAAAATTATTATAAATATTTATTCATCTTTTATTTCTTTTATTTTTGTATTGTTACATAAATGCTTTATTACTTTATCATCTATTCCATCTAATGGCTTCCCTAATTTCGACATCGCCTTCGCATAAAACATTTGCTTATCATCGTCTTCCATAAAATCTGGATTCTCTTTTGTCCAATTTGTTAATGCCGTATAATTCTTATTTGACGCTTTCTTTATTACCTGTTTTATCTTTGATTTATCTTTATCTTTTTCCCAAGTATCATTATCTTTTATATATAATGTCTCCCTCTTTACATCCGTGCAATGCATCGGTCGTTCATAAACACTTAATTTATTCATATTTTCCATTATCGCGTGAGTTAATCCTTTTTCTAATCCATTTGTTTTCGTAAAATCTAATTGCTCTAGTGAAATCTCTATATTTCTTATAAAATCACTCATATTTATTGCATCTTTACATTGTTCATTTAAAAATACATTTATATTAAATTTCTGATTTATTGTATTATTATTTGTTGTTGAATTATTATTACCTACTTTCGGTATTAATTCTCCTATCGTTTTTTGTTGTTCTACCATCATATTTCGCATCTCTTTATTTTCTTTCACTAATTCTAATATCATATCTTTATAATCATTTGAACCTTCCGTTTTCTCTACTATTTGCGTGTCTTCAATTGGAACACAGGTTTTTTTGTGTCTCCATAATCCCGAATTACATTTATATTCTTTTTCGCATATATTACATACATATTTTTTAACAGATTGCACATCTATTTTGGGTTCTGCTACTTTTGCTACATCATTATTGATACAAGATTGATTTGTAGCGCGCTTATGTTTATCAGTTTCTAAATGTTTATCAAAATTAAATTTTTTACTACATTTATAATCACACTTTTCACAATAAAATATTTTGGCTACTTTTGCTACTTTTTTCGTTGATTCCATTATATATTTTATTGATAAAAATATCTTTAAATTGATTTTGCTACTTTTGCTATTTTTTGCTACTTTTGCTACTTTTTTAAAATTACTCGTTTTTCATAGTATTGGCTCCTATTTTTATAGGAGCAAATATTAACATGTAATAATATTTTAAATATTAGTTATTTTGATTACATAAATCATCACATATTAATATAAAAATATTAATGCTCGTTTTTAGGCTCGTTTTTAGGCTCGTTTTTAGGCTCGTTTTGATAGTATAAAAATAAAAATGCTACTTTTTTGATTGATAAATATTGCGCAATATTGCTAAAATTCGTCAATGTCCAATTTTCAAAAAGTAGCATTTTTTTTCAAAAATTTTTTTGCATCACAAAAAGTTTTTATAATTTTTTAACATATTTGCATCTTAATGGTCTAAAACCAAAAAAAAGTGCAAGTTTGGCGGAATTTCGTAAAGGCAAAATTAAATTTAAAATTAGACAAAAAAAATGTCCAAACTAAAAAAAAATTTGACTTTTGGAAATTTCAAAAATTGTGCACTTTGATATATAAAATATTTTTTGTGAGCATAATGGTCTAAAAACGAAAAATAGGTTTTTTTGGGTTTCTTTAAGTTCAAAAATAAAATATATAATTATATAAATATGGATTTAACAAAAATTTTTGCAGTAAATTTTCATATATGGTGGTATAATTTTGGGAATAATTTTAACGTTAATGGATGTTATAAAAAGTTCGAAATCATTAATTGGATTATATGCATTTTTAGCAGGTAGTTTTTTCGTAATAAATTTAATTCAATATAAATATATTAGAAATTTGAATGAAAGTTTAACGAATCACTTTTTAGTTCATTCAATAATTGGAGGAATAGTTTGGGTAGGATTAGCATCACTATTATATTATTTACATAAATCAAAATTAGATGAAATGACTATAATAATAAGTATGTTGTCAGTTGTAATATTTATTACAATTGTTTATTATAATTTATTTAAAAATTAAATATAATATTTGTAAACATTTATTATATTTAATATATATTTATAGTAAAATGCCATGAAGTTTAACAAGTGGAGGTCATTATACAGATAAACATCCAGCGTATAATATGGATGATTTATCAGTTAATATAGTATCAAATTTTAATAATTATGAAAAATCTTGGTTGATGCATGCACATAATATAAGAGCAATAAGTGGAGATGATTTAATTTTACAAGTGGGTAGTAATGGTAATTTAAAGATAGAAGGCAATATTATTCCATCACTAAGTGAAAATTATGATTTAGGAGATAATAACAATAAATTAAGATATATTTATGCAAATCAAATAAATGCAGATGTTAGTGGTAATGCATCAACATGTACAAAATTACGGGAAAGTGTAAAAATAGGTGGAGTAGATTTTACAGGAGAAGATAGAATAAATTTGCCGGGTGTAAATATGATAGGAAATCAAGATACAACAGGAAATGCGGCGACAGCAACAAGATTTAAAACTAAATTAGTATTAGGAGGTATAGAATGGGATGGAAGCCATGATATAAGTTTAGCGGGTGTAAATAGTATAGGAGATCAAGATACAACAGGAAATGCGGCAACAGCAACAAGATTTCAAAATAATATAAAAATAGGTGGAGTACCTTTTGATGGTACAACAAGTATAGATTTACCGGGTGTAAATACAACAGGAAGAGTAGGAACTTATGGAATAGCATTAAATGCGATTGGTTTGTATTATAAACCAACAATTGGAGGGGTAATGTTTGATGGAAGTAGTAATATAGATTTGCCTGGTGTAAATATAGCGGGTACACAAGATACATCAGGAAAGGCAAATTCGGCGACAAAAGCAGATTCATTAATAAATGATAATAGTTATGCAAATATAAAGCTAAAAGATGGTGTAATAAATTACTTGGCTACAAGTCATAATTTTGATGGTTCATTAAATAATATACAAATAACAAATTTAGAAACAAAAGTAATAGATTTAACAAATGAAGTAGTGGTGTTAAAACAAGGTTTAAATACGACATTAACACAATTAGGTTTGTCTACAATTTAATAAGTTAATTTAAATAATTTAAAAATAATTTAAAAATAATTTAAAAATAATTAAGTATAATAATGGAGTCAGGATTAACTGAACAGGATTTATTCAAGATGCAAAAAGAATTAAATGGAAAAGAGATGGTAATTATAAAATTTACAGCGGATTGGTGTGGTCCATGTCAGGGTATAAAAGGTTTAGTAGAAGAATTAGTAAAAGAACTACCAGATTCAATAAAATTTTACGAAATTGATATAGATGAATCATTAGAATTGTATGCAAAATTTAAAAGTAAAAAGATGGTGAATGGAATTCCAGCAATATTAGGATTTAAAGGTGGAGAAAAAGAACATTGGTATATCCCAGATGATAGTGCATTAAGTAGTAATAAAGAAAATATTCATGGATTTTTTAAAAGATGTGTAGCGTATGCGAGTGATTAAATATAATATTTAATTTATTAAAATATTATATTTAAATTGAACGAGTTTTTCTAGTATTGCTATTGGATTTTTTAGAATGACTTAAAGAACGTGTATATTTATTGGTAGTTTTTTTAGTTGTAATTGTAGGAAGTGATTTTTTAGTAACTTTATTAAGATGATGAATAGCATTATTAATAAAAATCAATTCTGCTAAATTAAAATTACAATTAAATTTAGATTTTAAGATATATAAAAGTTTATTAAATTTATTAATATGAGTTTTAAGTCTAGATTCAACAAGATTAATTTTATTTAAGTAATATTCAAAATCGTGATTTCTCTCATTATAAACACTAAGAGGTTCAATAACTTCCATTATTTCTCCATATGCAATAATAAGTGGTGTAACATAGTTATCAATAAATTTGTCTATTTTTTTATTAAAATCTTTAAAATTTCTTTTATCTTTAATATTGTTAAAATTTTTTATATCAGAATTTTTAATTTTTAATTTTTTAATAATTTTATAGTAATCATAATTAAGATATTCATAATGAACACGTGGAATATCTAATCTATATTGTAAATGTTCTAAAAAAAAAGGGAACATTTGAGAATAGTTATTATCATAAATTTGAGTTCTAATTTCAATAGGAAGTTTATCTAGTCTAGATATACCAGAATCAGGTAGTTTAGATTTAGTTTTAGATTTTTTTGAAGTAGGCATTATATATATCTAAATATTAAATAAGTTTATTAATATCGTCTGAAAATTTTTGAAAGTCAAGATGAGGAAATAAGACATGTCCTTCCCAAAAATATTTACAAAAGGCATATTGAAATTGATAATCTTCTCTATAATGTTGAGGATAATGTTGAAGTAAATATTTATAGATTTTAGTATTAGGAATAAGATTAAGACTATTTTTAGGAAGTACATATGAAAGAAGTAAATGTGGATGGATGATAGTTTTATTGGGAGTAATAACTAATTCACTATTAAAATATGGAATATTATTATAAAGGTCTTCAAGAAGAGGAGGATAATGATAATTGTAAGTATAAGTCCAACTGACACAATCTCTAGAATAATAATAGAAAGTCCATTGTAATGTTTTTAAATAATTATTAGAAATAGATGAAATAGCAGTAGTATTTTCATCAATATTAATATGAAATAATGAATAATAATATCTGTATTGCCAGTATTTTTCATAAGGGTTAATAAAATTTTCAATATTTCTTTCCCAAGATGGTGTAACATTAAATTTTAATTCAATTTCTTCATCGGTATTTTCAGGATAAAATCTTTTAGCTTGTCTGTCTCTAAGTCTGTAATTTTCTTTAATAAAATTGTGTTCGTTTTGGGCGAGTTTTCCGATATATTTTTTGAAGTTAATCCAATCGATGTCTTCATCTTTGATAATATTTTGATTAATTCCAAATATTTCTCTATATAAATCAAGAAGAATAGTAAGACCATTGAGACGTAAATTAATAGCAGGGAAGTGTTCATTAAAGTCATTACCAAGTAGGAAACAAATTAAAATATAATCAGATATTTTATTATAGTAAAGTTCGATGGAGTCATTTTCAATAATAAATGTTTTGTCTGTAAGAAAGTAATATATTTGGTCGGCTAATTCATTAATATCAATAAGATATTTATGTTGTGGGTCTAAAGTAGAGTCGAGGGAGTTAATAAAATGGGGTGTTTCTCTGTATAAGTAAATAGAATTAGTGTATTTTTTATGATTAAGTGATAACATAATAAGATCGGAATCCATACCATAAATGATAGTATTATCATTTTTGTGGTCATTATTTCTGATGAATTCAAAGAGTTTATGTTCTCCTTCTCCAGGGACATCAGTAAGTGATAGTATGAGATTATTAGAAGTATATTTTTTATGAAAATAACTATAAATGTTAAGATTTAATTTTTCCATAAATGTTGTACCGGGAGTGATGGCGGTAGGGTCCCAAGGAGTATTTTTATTAAAAAGGTTAGCTTGATATGAGGATTTGTAGCGACGATTTTTTTGTTGATTTAACTTAGCGATTGGTGGAACTCCATCAAAAGCGACAATAATATTTTTGGATGGATTAATGGTTTTAATGATGAGTTCAATTTTATCGACGACTTTTTGAATGATAAGATTTTCAAATTGTGATTTATTTTGAAATAATGTGAAATCTAAGGAATCATAGATGATAGAATTACTATCAAGATAAAGATTGTGAATATTTGTGATAGATTCTAAATTCTTAACGATATTTTTGTGATTTCTAATGAGACTAGCAAAGTAATAAGGAATGCCCATAAATGGTAGTGTATTATATAAAATAAATATATCTTTAATCAATTTTAATAAATTAAAATGTTAAATGTTTTTTTAAATATAAAAATTTAAATATATATTTTAATATAAGAATAGTAAAATGTCTAGTAATTTTGCAGAAAAAATTAAATTTTTTAAAGAAGTAGTAAATGATATACAATTTGGTGTAAAGAATTTTCATTTGATGAATGTAATAAATTCAAATGAATATAATATTTGTTTGGATGGTTTGGAAAAGATAATAAATTTGATAAATAGTATATCAAATGAAAATATGATAAATGAACTACAATATATAAATAATAATTTATCATCGTTGATAAAAAATTATGGTATATATAATTTTGAAAATTTTATAAAAATATGTTTAAGTAATGAATTTGGAGATAAATATTTAAAGGGTGTAAATTTAAATAAAAAATTGGATGTAATATGTAAATATTTACATCCAATAAATTATAAAATATTAAATTGGACAGAAAAGGGTACTCGTAGTGGAAAGAAGATAGTAATAAAAGAGATATCAAAAAATAAGATAATAGATGATAAAGTAATAATTGAAGAAACGGAACAATTAGAATGTTTTGATTTAATGAGAACGTCATCAAATTTTAATTTGAGAGTTTATGGTGTAAAAGTAATAATTCATGATATATTAAATAAGAAAACTTTATGTATAAATTGTTTGGCAGATGAATTAATTATAAGTAATGTGGAAGAGATATATGTAAAGAATAAGATAATGGATTTAAAAAAATATATGATAGAGAATAGTAATAATAAAAATGAGTTATATGTTGAAGAAAGTTGGTTAAATTTTAGTAATAATTTAACAATAAAAGATTATTTGATTTATAGTAATCAAGAATTATTCAATAAATATATTTTTATTATGAATTCAATAAGTAATATAGAAAATAAAACAATAAATAATTTGGTTCAAGATTTTGTAGGTAGTGAATTATTTAATCAACGAACAATATTAGTACAATTATTATTAAATAGTTATAAACAAGAGTTTCAATATTTAGCGTATTTATTATATGATTTATTATCTGTAGAGATTCAATCATCAAATGATTCAACAGAACAGAAGATTTTATATGATAGTATGCCATTAGAATGTAAGAAATGTTTTAAATCGGCGATGTATAAGACGATAGAATATACAACAAATTTATCAAATTTTGATAATAATAAAGTTCCATTAGAACAACAAATATGTTTGATGAAGGCAGGAGATAATGTAAAAGAAAAGGCGATGCAAAAATTAAAAGAAATAAAATCAAAATCGGAAGATTCGGGTTCAAAAGCTCGACAATATTTGGATGGTTTATTAAAAATTCCTTTTGGAATTTATAAAGAAGAATATATATTAACAAAAAAGATAGATATAAGTAATTTATTTAATTCTTTAAAAGAGCCAATAAAAGGTTTGGATGTATCAAGTATAGATAATAATTCAATAAAAGATTTTATAGATTTAATAAAAGATTTATTAAATAAAGATAATTATAGTTCATTAGAAATATTGAATATAATAGATACAATAAGTGAAAAATTGGAACCGATTTATAGTAATATAATAAATTATGTATTAAATGATGCATTAACAAATAAAAAGAAGGTTTTATTGCATTTATTAAATTCGATAGTATTAATTTGTAAGAAATATGAGATAACGATTTCAAAACCGGCATCTCCAAGTGATAATATAGGACTGATAAGAAATTCAATAAAAGAAATAATAGAAAATAATAAAAATAAATTAGAATTATTAAAAGAAATATTAATATTAATAGAATCAGTAAATTCAAATAAGGTATATAGTTATTTAATAAATACAGATAAGGTGATTCAAAAGATAACAAAAAAGAATGGTGAAGTAATAGAATATATTCGTTCATTTAATGATACATTAGATGGAGCAGTTCATGGGCATAAAAATGCGAAGAAACAAATAGAACGAATAATAGGTCAATGGATAAATGGAGAGAAATCAGGATATTGTTTTGGTTTTGAGGGTCCTCCGGGAGTAGGTAAATGTTTAGCAAAAGACACACCTATTATGCTGTCAAATGGTGAAATAAAAATGGTTCAAAATATAACTATGGAAGATAAATTAATGGGTGATGATAGCAGACCACGAAATGTATTAGCATTAGGAAGTGGTGTAGAAAAAATGTATAAAATACAGCAAATAAAAGGAGATGATTATATAGTAAATGAAAGTCATATCTTAAGTCTTAAAATGAGTAAAGCAGGTAAGAAGGGAGATAAACATCAAATGATATTAGGAAGAAGATATTTTAAAAATGATATAGTTGATATTTGTATAAAAGATTATTTAAGTTTACCAGAATATTTACAAGAATGTTTAAAAGGATATAAGGTTGGTTTAGATTTTGTAGAAAAAGAATTGGATTTAGAACCATATGCATTAGGATATTGGTTAGGAGATGGAGATTCTGCAACATTTAGAATAACTACAATTGAAAAAGAAATAGTAGAATATTTTAAAGAATATGCATTATCTAATGATTTACAAATAACTCAAGGAAAAACCGAAAAAAGTAAAATAACATATCATTTAACAAGTGGATTTACTGGAGGTCGAAGTGATAAAAATAAACTTTTAAATTATCTCAAAAATCATAAGTTAATAAATAATAAGCATATTCCAGAAATATATAAATGTAATTCAAGAGAGAATAGATTAAAAGTGTTAGCAGGATTAATTGATAGTGATGGTTATTATAATAAAGTAAATAATTCATTAGAAATAACTCAAAAAAATAAGAAATTAGCAGATGATATTCTATTTTTAGTTCGCTCATTAGGATTTAGTGGAACAATGAAAGAATGTAATAAATCTTGTATGTATAAAGGTGAAAAGAAATCAGGAGTATATTATAGAATTATAATAAGTGGTAATGGTCGTGAAGAAATACCGGTGTTATTGGAAAGAAAAAGAGCAAAAGAATATAAACAAATAAAAGATGGATTAAATACTGGAATAAGAATTATTCCATTAGAAGAAGATAAATATTATGGATTTCAAATAGATGGTAATTCAAGATTTTTACTAGGAGATTTTACAGTAACACATAATACGACATTAGCGAAGAAAGGATTAGCGAATTGTTTAAAAGATAAAGATGGAGAGAGTAGGCCATTTTCATTTATAGCATTGGGTGGTTCATCAAATGGAAGTATATTAGATGGTCATAATTATACATATGTAGGTTCAACATGGGGAAAAATAGTGGATATATTAATTGAAAAGAAGACAATGAATCCAATAATTTTTATAGATGAGTTAGATAAGGTAAGTAGAACAGAACATGGAAAAGAGATAATAGGAATATTAACACATTTAATAGATACAACTCAAAATGATGGTTTTCAAGATAAATATTTTAGTAATATAGATTTAGATTTATCAAAAGCGTTATTTATATTTTCATATAATGATGTAGAATTAATAGATAGAATTTTATTGGATCGTATTCATAGAATAAAATTTGAGAATTTATTATTGGAAGATAAGTTAGTGATAACTCGAGATTATTTATTACCAGAATTTTATAAAAAATTTGGTATAGAAAATGTAATAGAATTTGGAGATGAATTAGTAAAATATATAATAGAAAATTATACAAATGAGCCAGGAGTGCGAAAATTAAAAGAAATATTATTTGAATTAATATCGAGTATAAATTTAGATTTATTAAAAAGAACTCAAAAATATAATATTCCGGTAATAATTACAAAAGAAATAATAGAAAATATATTATACGAGAGACATTATATAAGATATTTAAAGATAAATGATTATCCGAAGGTAGGAATAGTAAATGGTTTGTGGGCAAATGCGTATGGAAATAGTGGAATATTACATATTGAAAGTAAATTTTATTCAACATCAACTTTTTTTGATTTGAAATTAACAGGAATGCAGGGAGATGTAATGAAAGAGAGTATGACAGTAGCAAAAACATTAGCAGTTTCTTTGGTGCAGCAAGCTCAATTAAAGAAGTTAGTAAAAGAATTTGAAGAAACGAAGATGCAAGGAATACATATTCATGTACCAGAAGGGGCAACACCAAAAGATGGACCATCAGCAGGAGCGGCGATAACACTAGTAATTTATAGTTTATTAACAAATAAAAAAATAAAAAATAATTTTGCAATAACGGGAGAGATTAATTTGCAAGGTTCGGTAACTGCAATAGGAGGATTAGATTTAAAGATTTTGGGAGGAATAAGAGCGGGAGTAAAATGTTTTTTATATCCAAAAGATAATGCAAAAGATTTTAAATTATTTTATGAAAAACATAGTGATAAATTAGATTTATATGAATTTTTTGAAATAGAACATATTTCAGATGTAATAAAATATATGATTTTATAAATAATTAATATATTTATTTAATATAATAAATATATTATTATGGAGAGTCCTACATCTAATTCAGATTTAAATATTTCAAGACAGGCAGCTACGATAACATTTACATTAACAAATTTATTAACATTTTTAACAATAATGTCCCCCTTTTTGCTAACATTTTTCATGGTGATGCTTTCAATAGTAAATAATTCGATAGTAAAAGGTTTATTATTTTTAGTAGGTTTAGTAATTGTATCATATTTAACATATTTACTAAAAGGTCTTTTAAAAGAAAGACAAAGTCCTTTAGCGAGTCCATTATGTAATATATTACCAATGCCATTTACAACAAGAGGAACAATAGGAAAAGAGAGAGTAATATTTAGTTCTCCAATATTAAGTACGGCACTATTAGGATACATAAGTTCATATTTAATTTTTCCAATGTATATAAATAATGATGTAAATAATCCATTATTAATATTTTTGGTAGCGTTATTCGCAACAAATTCGGCAACAGAATTATGGAAAAAATGTGGAACAATAGGTGGTGTAGTTTTGGGAGCAATAGTAGGAATAACATTTGGTATGTTATATTATGGAATGATAGCTGCAAGTGGAAATAAGGATTTAGCATATTTTGCGGAAATAAGAAGTAATGCACAAGGTTGTAAAAAGCCTACAGATCAAAAGTTTAAATGTGTGACTTATAAAAGAGGAGAAAGACCAATGTGGTAATTATTCAAATTTAGTGATTATTTTATCTAATGCGATTTTAATTTTAGGTAAATTATGTTGACGATGAAATGCGGCACTCATTAATTGTGGTGTATTAGAATTAGAACCAAAAATAATAAAAAAATTATTGTAAATTGCTGTAAAATTAGCTTTTGAATATTTATCATCAAGTTCTGATATTTCAAAAATTGGTTTTTTAAGTTTTCTGTTAACATGATTATGAAAATTAAATAAAAATATTTTTAGTTCTTCTTTTGAATTTATTTTATCAAATTTGACTTTATTTAATTCATTACTGGCATCTTGAGAACATTCAGGGCAAGGAAGATTAGTAGAAACAGTTTTAATAACATATAAGATGTCATTTTTAATTTCATTAAAATCGGATTCTTTAATTTTATATGCTAAAGTATGAAAAAGATACCATACTGTATTTCCCCATATACTTTTATCGAACGACATAATAATAATAATTGATATATTTTAAATAAGAAAACTACAAATTAAATAATTTAAAAAGTAAAAAATTATATATTTAATGGAAAAAGTTTCTAAATATGACATAGAATTATTTAAAAATTTACTAAATGAAGATTTAATAGATGAAGATAATACATGTTTAATAACTAACGAAAATCTAAGGGATAATAATATAGAGTTAAATTGTGGTCATAAATTTAATTATGAAGCTTTGTATAATGAAGTAGTTTATCAAAAAACAAGAAAGTTATTAGATAATGCACAACTAAAAATTAACGAGGTGAAGTGTCCATATTGTAGAATTATAACAAATAAATTATTACCATTTTACAAGTATTATTCAGTAAAACAAGTAAGAGGAGTAACTTATCCGGAAGAATATTGTATGAAAATATATGAATGTGAACATGTAAAAAATGGAAAAAAATGTACAAAAGCAGGTTGTAAAACAGAAAATGGTATATTTTGTAATAAACATTTAGTAACAACAAAGGAAGATGAAATAATTTTAAAAAATGAAAATAAAGATGTATTTAATTATTATAAAAAAAAGAAAATGGTAGAATTAAAAAAAATATTAAATTTAAATCACTGTAAAGTTGGTGGAAATAAGGAAGAATTAATAAATAGAATAATTATAAATAAAAATAAGATTCTAAATTGGTTAGAAAATTAAATAAATTATTAAAATAATATATAAATTAATTTGTATATTATTTTAATATGTCTGAGTCGAAAGAATTATTGGTAAATACAATAAAAGAATGGGTAGCAATAAATAATAAAATAAATGAAATACAAAAATTATTAAAAGATTTGCGAGGAAAGAAGAAACAATTATCAGATTCATTAATAAAAATAATGGAAAATAATGAAATAGATGGAATAGATATAAATAATGGTAAATTAGTATATAGAAAAAATAAAGTGAAAGCTCCAATAAATAAAGATTATTTGTTGAAGATGTTAGATAATTATTTTGAGAAATATCCAGAAATTGATACAGGTGATGTAGGTAGTTTTATTTTAGATAATCGTCCAGTAAAGGAAATGCCTACTTTAACAATTAAACAAAATAAATAAAAAATAAAAATTAATAAATTTTATGTATATATAATAATATTATGAATAAATTTTTAACATCACTTATAGGAATTATAGTATTTACATCAATTATGTCATTATTGGGTAAATTTTTTGATATAGATCCGATGTATTATATACCATTTATGATGTGGATAATAGCGATATTTGTATTTAATATGTTTTTAGATAAAGAAACAAGTAATCTTTTTATGCAAGATATACGAAATTTTTAAACATTATTAGTATTGTTATTTTTTTGAATAACACTATTAATTATAGAATCTGAAACTTTATCTTGTAAATTATCATAAATTTCATCAAAAGTAGGTTCTCTATTATATTCTACTGAAAAATCATTAATAAAATTATCTACAACAATAGATTTTCTTCTAAATTCGTTATTTTCTTTAACAAAATTAACTAATTTTTTGGTTTTATTTTTAGCTATTTCTTCAGCAATTTCTTTATAAACTGCATGTCTAGTACTTTGTAATACATTACAAATTTCAGGTTTAAATATTTCATCAAATGATATTTGTTTAGTAGTTGGTTTTTGACCTTCTTTAATTTTACCACCAGAGAAAGTTTGATAGAATTTTTCAATAATTTTAGGATTAATAGATGGACTAGTTTCCATGAGTCTATCAAATTCTTCTTTTGATATTTTAAGCATTTGATAAGCATGCATTCTTTCATTTCTAGATTTAGCTAATTCTAATTTAATATTTCTATAAAATTTATCCCAAGAAATTGAAGCAACTCGATGAGATTCATTTAATTCATTAATTTTAAGAAATTGTTGAATAGTAGTAATAATTCCAGCAATGATGTTAGTAGTACCAACAGCGATTGTATAATATGGAACATATTGTTCTGGAACTCTTTCTTGAGCGAAGTTTGCGGTTCCTGTTAATGTAGACATAATAATAACAGGAATAGTGAACCATCTAGCTTTAGAAGCAAATGAATTATGAGAAGTAGAATGTAACCATCTATAACAAATAGCTTTATCGGCCCATTCAACAAGAATTTTTTCGTGTTGAATAGACCATTCTGCATAATAATTTTGTAAAGTATCATCAATGTCTTCTTTAGTTTCTTCATAGGTTTCTTTATTTTCAGTAGTTTCAGTGTTATTTTTTTCTGTTTTTCTAAATTCAACGCGGTTCATTTTAATATATAAAAAGATAAAACTATAAAAATAAATTAAAAGTATAAATTTAAAGTAATTATAATAAATTAATTATGGCATACAAAATAGCTGCTTTAATATTAGCAACAAGTAAAAATAGAGATAATTGGGTTATGATGCAAGATACATATTTATACCAATTAACACTAAAAACATTTTTATTAACAATTGATAAAGAACATAATTATATTTTTTATGTAGGAATTGATAAAGATGATAGAATTTTTGATAATGAAACTCAAAAAAGAGAAATAACAAGATTTTCTAAAGTATTTCCAAATATTGAGTTTAAATTTATTACTATGGAAAATATTTCAAAAGGTTATGTTACATTAATGTGGAATAAATTATTTGAAGATGCTTATAATTTAGGATGTGATTATTTTTATCAATGTGGAGATGATATGGAATTTAAAACAAAAGGTTGGATAAATGATGGAATAAAAGTTTTAAAAGAACATGATGATATAGGAATGGCTGGACCAATAAATAATAATAATCGTATATTAACTCAAGCATTTGTAAGTAGAAAACATATGGAAATATTTGGTTGGTTTTTTCCAAAAGAAATAAAGAATTGGACGTGCGACGACCTAATTAACATGGTTTATCATCCAAAATATTTATATCCACTACATAATCATCTTGCAATTAATCAAGGGGGACAACCAAGATATGATATAGATAATAATCAAAATTTCACAGGAGGAAATCAAATGAAATTTGGTATGAATGTAAATGCTTTACGACAAAAAGCGGCAAAATTAGCAGAAAGTTATAAACCTTTAATAGAAGAATATATTAAGAAGAGCAAGGCAAACAATTAACTCGTTTTTTATGATATGTAGTATCTTCGTGTCTTTTTTTATGACCAAATGTAAATTTTCTACCACATATACATATATGTTTTGCATTTTGTATATCTTTAATTTTTTGATATTCATCTTTATAATAATCAGGATTTTCTTCAAGTTTTTTTAATCTATATTTGTTTACTCTTTCTATATTATAATTATTATTTTCTTCTAATTTATTAAAATACCAATCTTGTTTATATTTAGCTCTATCTTCATCACTTAAATATGCTTTAATACTATTTAAATCGGGTTCATAAATATCAATATATTCATATTGTTCTATCATATGTGCTTGTCTTTCAGTTTCGCATTCTTTAGAACCTAAATGAATAAAACTCCATTTTTCCCAACCACCATTTTCTCTAATAGTTTTATAAACTTTTAAATTAAAATGTTTATCATTTGGATTATTACAACTTCTTCTATGATTACTTTCTCTGTCTTCAAATTCATTATGAGAACCTATATAAAAACTGGTGCAACCATTAGGTTCAAAGAAATTTTTACAATATATCATATAAAAGTAATGTAGCATACTATAATTAAGAAAATTAATATATTTAAATCAATTTATAATAATTTAAAAATATAATTATTATAAATACAATGTTACTTCATCCGAGTAGATTTGATTTAATGGCAAAATATTTATATGTAAAATCAATTGATAAAAATTTAAATACAGATTTTTTTAAAGAATTATATCATAAACATTTTGTTACATTTAATGGATGTAAAGAATTACCTGATAATACAATAGGCGAAATAGGAATAGCAAAAAATAACATAGATGATTTTATAAATTCATTTGATAAATTAATCAAAAATTTAAAAAAAAATGGTTATGATGAGAGATTTCCAATACCTATTGGAAATAATGGAATTATTGTAAATGGAGCTCACAGATTAGTTGCTAGTTATTATTTTAATATAACTCCAAAATTCATTAATTTAAATGAAGAGGGAAATGTTGGTTACAATTATAGTTTTTTTTTAAATAGAAATGGTAATCCAAAGTTAGAAGAGAAATATGCAGATACGATGGCTTTAGAATACGTAAAACATAATTCAAATGTTAGAACGATGATAATTTATCCAGTTGCTTTTGAAGTAAATAAAATACGAGAAGTAATAGAAATTATAAATAAATATGGATATATTTATTATCATAAACTTATCGGACTAAATGTAAATGGAATAAATAATTTAATAAAAGAAATGTATAGAGGCGAAGAATGGATTGGAGGTATGTTTCCAAATGGATGGTCTCCAGGAGGAAAAGCTCAACGATGTATTGGTAATAATCCAGTAGTTTATATAAGTATTGTAATGAATGATGTTGAAAAATGTGTAGAATTAAAAGAAAAATGCAGACAAATATTTAATATTGGAAAACATTCTCTTCATATATCGGATTTTACAATTGATACTTATAGAATAAGTAGTAGTTTATTGAATATAAACTCAATTGAATTTTTAAATAATGGAACAAATGATATAGATACTAATAAAAAAGAATTATTAATGGATTATTTTAATAATAATGAGAATAATAAAAATGATATTTTGATAACAGAAGTAAATGATAATAAAATAAATTCTATAAAAATAAATGAAGATGATGAAAAATTATATAATCCAATAAATTTTTATTATTTTAATGGTTATAAAATATATAAAGATATAAAATTATAGATAATTATAAATGCAATTTGATATAGTAATTTCTTCTTGTAAGAAAGATGAATTTGTTTTACAAAAAGCTATCGAAAGTATAAAACAATATATTAAAGGTTATAGAAGAATAATTGTAGTATCAAATGAAAAATTAACAGATGCAGAAGATGTAGAATGGTTTGATGAAAAAAATTATCCATTTTCTATAAAAGATATGTATGATTATATGTATAATATGGTTCCAGAAGATATGAGACGTCGGAAAGTATCATATATAAATCAATTATTAAAATTATATGCTCATAAAGTAATACCTGATTTATTAGATAATATATTAATTTATGATTCAGATATAGTTTTTATAAAAGAAACAACTTTTTTTGAAGATGATAAACCTTTATATGGTAATCGTATTTTAGGTTTAGATGCGATTCAAGGATATCTAAATCATCATTTAAAATTAGATCCTAGTTTTGATTTTGCAAATAAATTAGATATAAATGTAAAATTAAAACATTCAAGTAAATTTTGTTCGGGAGTATGCCATCATATAATTTATAATAAAACTATAATAAATGAATTAATAAATTTTATAGAGAAAGAGAGAGGTGAAACATTTTGGAAGTATTATTTAAATCAAGTTGATACAAGAGATGGAGATTATATGAAACATAGTGAGCCGGCAAATTGTGAATTATATTATAATTATGTAAATTTATTTCATAAAGATGAGATAAAAATTAGACCAATTACTTGGATGGAAGAAGCTGCAGCTTCGCGACAACAAAATAAAATAGTAAGTACTTATAGTAATAGATTTGAATCACTAAAAGCACAAGCATTGGCAGCAGGGCATAGTTATATAGCATTTCACTCATATAATAGAGAATATTATGAAAGTAAATAAATTATTTTTTTCCAACAATATTAAAACTTACAAAAGGCCATTGCCATGAGCCTTTACTATATTTAACAACATTAGATAGTTCAAAGTTATTTTGAATTATTTCAAGTTCTCCATAGTTATTATCAACATAATAGTCTTCTTCCATAATTATAATTGTATTTGGATTATTTTTAGATATTTCATAACATAAATTAATAATTGGTAAATGCATAAATCTGGAAGAATCTATAAATATAATATCAGGTTGCATATTAAGTGTTGTAAAATAATTGTTATTTTCATTCATTACTTTTAAATATTTATTTTTTAATCGTTCACTAGTTTCTTTATAATCAATAATGTAAGAAGGTAAGTTTGGAATTAATAAATCAATTATATCTTGTTTATTTGTAAAATATTCATTAATGATAGATACATTATTAAAATTTTTCCAAAGATTATTGGCTCTATTGTATAAATCAGACATTCCTTCATAAGAAATAATTTCAAAAGGTTTATTTTTACCAAGAAAAAATTGGTATAATATTTTTGTAGAATTTGCTCCTTCGCCTGTGCCTATTTCTAATACATTAAATTTATCAAGAGAGTTAAAATTTACATTTTTTTCATGTAATGAATTTAAAATAAGAGTTAAGTCGTCCATATTTTATAAAAATATATTTGATATAGTTTTAATATATTTTTATTCATAATTAATAACAGAATTAACAATATATGTAATATCATGATCTTTTAAATAACAATGAAGAGGTAACATAATAATTTGATTATCAAAATTATCATTAGATAATGATTTAATATTTTTTAAATGAGGATGATTCATATAACTATAAAAAAAGGGTCTAATTTCAATATTTTTTTCATTGAAATATTTTTCTATAATATTATAGTTAGTATATCCATTTTTGAATTTAATACCAAATAACCAATATGAATGACTTGTATTTGGTTCAATATATTGAATAGAAACTTTATCACTATGTTTAGAAAATAATTCAGAATATAAATTAAATAAGTGTTTTTTTTTATTGTATATAAAATCAAGGCTCTGAAATTGTGAATATAATAATGCAGCAGATAAATTATTAAATCTATAATTGTAAGCAACTAAAGAGTGAACATATTTAACATCGGTGATGCCTTGTGCAGCAAAACATTTAATATGATTATAAACATCATCATCATTAGTAATAAATGCTCCTCCTTCACCACAAGTAATATGTTTATTGGCATAAAAAGATATAGATGATGCAAGTGTATTGCTACCAGAATAAGTGTTATTATATTTTCCCATAAATCCTTCACAATTATCTTCAATAATTATAATATCAGGTCTTTTTGATTGAATAATATCGATTGGAATAATATTACCCAAGTTATGAACTAATAATAAACAGGAGTTGGGTTCTAATTTATCTAAGTAATTTAAATCTAAATTCCAGGTATTGTGATCAATTGGTATAATTTCAATTTGATCTTCTGTGTATTCATATAAAACACTATTATATGCGGCAACATAACAATGATCAGCTATGTAAATTTTTTTACATTGAGGATATTTATATTTTACACTTTTAACTATGCAATGAGTAGCAGATGTTCCATTATTAGTAAATAATACGTGTTTAACATTAAATCTATTTTTGATTTCTTCTTCGCATAATTTTATGTATTTTCCGGTAAATGAAATCCAATTAGAATCAATAACATCATTAATATATTCTCTAGAGCCAGAAATATCATAAATTTCAGAAATTCTAATTTTGCTCATATAATTAGATTGTGTGTTATAATTTTAAATATAAAAATAAATATATATAATATATTATAAATGAAAATTAAATTAAAAGAATTATCTTGTAGCGTAATAAAATTAAATTCAGATGGAAAAGCATATGTAGATGAGGGAGTTAAACTAGAAGATAGTCCATGGATAGATTATTTGAAAAATAATTCAACAGATAAATTATATGAAAGTTTCAGAGCGACTCAAAAACATCCACTCCATAAAGATGATTATTGGTATCCAATTGAAAAATTTGATTTGCTAGTTGAAAATATGAGAAAGTATGGTTATAAAAATGAATTTTGTAATAATAAAGAAATACAAGATAAATTAAATGGTGAAAATTGGCCAGGTGGAAAAGGTCCAATAAGTATAGGTGCAAATGGTAAAATAGGAGATGGACATCATAGATGTTGTATATTATATTATTTGTATGGAGAAGATTATGAAATAGAAGTAAATAATTGTTTGGTAAAAAATGTAGATCCTTTGTAAAAATAATATAATTTTTTATTTTAAAGAGAAAATTATATTATAAATTATATGACAAAATTAGCACTAATAACTGGTATAACAGGACAAGATGGGTCATACTTATCTGAATTACTTTTGGAAAAAAATTATAAAATTTATGGAATTGTAAGAAGAACATCATCAGTTTATAATTATGGAAGAATTGAACATATAAAAAATGATTTAAATCTTTTATATGGTGACTTAACAGATTCTTCTATAACAACAATTTTAAATCAAATAATAATGGAAAATGAAGATTATGAAGTATTAGAAATTTATAACTTAGCTGCACAAAGTCATGTCCAAATTTCTTTTGTAATGCCTGAATATACAACAATGACAGATGGATTAGCAGTTTTAAAAATATTAGAATATATTAGAAACTTACCTGAAGTTCATAAAAAAAAAATAAAATTTTATCAAGCAGGAACAAGTGAAATGTATGGTAAAGTATTGCAAGTTCCTCAAACAGAGGAGACACCATTTAATCCACAATCTCCATATGCATGTGCAAAATTATATAGTCATTTTACTGTAAATTTATATAGAGATGCTTATAATTTGTTTGCTTGTAATGGAATTTTATTTAATCATGAGTCACCTAGACGTGGTGATAATTTTGTAACAATGAAAATAATAAAAGGAATAAAAAGGATGAATATAGATAATAATAAATGTATAACTCTTGGAAATTTAAATAGTAAAAGAGATTGGGGTCATGCTAAAGATTATGTAAAAGGTATGTGGTTAATGTTACAAAAAGAAAATCCAGATAATTATGTGTTATCAAGTAACAATTCTTATTCAATTAGAGAATTTGTAGAAAAAGCTTTTAAATATGTAGGTTTGACTATTACTTGGAAAGGAGAGGGTTTGGATGAAATTGGAGTAGATCAAGATGATATTTTAAGAATAAAAGTAGATAAAAAATATTTTAGACCTTGTGAAGTAGACTATTTATTAGGAGATAGTTCAAAAGCGAAGAGTGAATTAAATTGGATAATGGAGTTTGATACATTAGATAAATTAATAATAGATATGTTTGACAAATAAAAGTTAAAAAAATATTAATAATTAATATAATGAATAAAGGTATTATATTAATTTGGCCAAAACATAATGAGTTTAAAAATATAATGTTAGGAGAGTTAGAAGAAAATAATTATAAATTATTTGAAGATAATTTTATAGATGTAAATAAAAATTATATAACTAATTTGTTGAGAGAAATACATTATGGTAGTGAATGGTGGAGAGAAAACTTATTAAAAGAAGTAGAAAAGAGATTAACAAATGATAAAGTGGAAAGGTTAATTTATTTGATTGTAGAATCTGAAAATATACATTTAAATTTTAAAAAATTTAAAAAATTTGTTAGAGAGAAATATAGGTTAGATAAATCATATTTTCATTTGTGTGATCCAGATTGTAAAAAACATTTGGGTTTAAATTGTAGTTGTCCTACTTATGTGGAAGAATTTAAGTTTGAGTTCAATAAACATTTAAATTTTATAAAAAATACAAATGGATTACATTTCTTAATGAATTCAGTATACAAAGAAAATTATAACTTTTATAAATATTTTGGAACTTATAAAACCATTTTAGAACATAATAGATTAGATACAGATAATTTTTGTGTAGATAATGGAGGTATATTAGCAGCATATGGTATAAGAGATACACATGATTTAGATTATCTAACTACAACAAATGTAATTTTTGATAAATATAATGTGGGTTGTGAAAATGTAAATCATAAAACAGAATATGAGAGATTAGGTTATAGTATAGAAGATATAATAAATAATGAAGAAAATTATTTTTATCATTTTAATATGAAATTTATGAGTTTAAATATTTTACGAAAATTTAAATATAATAGAACACATACGATAGGTACAGGACATAAAGAAATAAGACAAAAAGATATAAATGATTATAATTTAATCAAAGACTTGTAATTAAATATGATATAAAGATTATAATATTATTTATATAAAAGTTATGAATTTACTAGATGAATATGTTAATCCAAACGAATTTTTTAATTATTTTTTAAAATATAGAGAAAATGAAAAATGGAATAAAGATTACTTTGACACTAAAAGTTCTCATGGATTACCTATTAAATTTGGTATAGTTGGAGAATATGATAATATAAATAAATATGAAAAAAATATTCAAGATAAAAATGAGAATTTTGCACAAAATGGTGAAGATATGTTATTAAAATATATATTTGAAAAAAATGATACAACAAATAAATATTATATAGAATTTGGAGGTTGGGATGGAAAGCATTTATCAAATACTTATTATTTTAGAAAATATGAAAATTGGACTGGTTTATTATTAGAAGGTAATGGTGATAAAGTTAATTCTAATCCTGATAGAGAAAAAATAAATCTTCATCATGAATGGTTAACAGAAGAAAATATAAATGATATTTTTAAAAAATATAATGTTCCAAATAAATTTGATTTATTATCTATAGATGTAGATAGTGAAGATTATTATATATGGAGAGGTCTAACTAATTATGAAGCAAATGTAGTAATAATAGAATTTAATCCGGCATTACCAAATGAATGTCCATTATCAGTAGAAAAAAATAAAACAGATACGAATATAGGTTATTTTGGTGCGAATTTATTATCATTTTATAGATTAGGAAAAAGTAAAGATTATGAATTTGTTACTACTGTTAGATGGAATGCGATATTTGTAAAAAAAGAATTATTATCAAAATTAAATATAGAACCAATAAGTGAAAAAGAATGTATTGAAAAATTTTTTAAACCAAATAACTTTTGGATAAGTAGAATAATACAAGGACAATTTCTTAGAAATAGGAATTTAGTATGGAATAAAAATTTATAATTATTGTTCATTATTAATAATATTTTCAACAACTGCCCAAACATTATGTTTATTTAATATTATTTCACGTGCTTCAGCAATAGCATTAATTTGTTTATCAGTAATAGGTTGATTTAAAATGTATTCTAGTTTATCAAAACAATCATGTTTGGTAATATCTAACCAATAGTAACAATCTTTTGGAAAATATTTATCGATATTGGGACAACCATAGTAAATTGGGATAGTCCATGATAAGATGCAGTCAGTAAATTTTTCAGAAAAGTAATTTTCTTTACAACAATTTTCAATAGAAATAGAATATTTATATTTTTCTAATCCATTCCATTTTGTAGTATTAGGCAATAAATTATCAATCTTATTTGCTCCACCGAGATTAAATCCGCCAAATGTTCCTTTAAACATTTCTCCTAATTCTTTTTTATCCCAATTATAACCAAAAATATCTACTTTGTCTAAAAATTGTTCCTGTTTTGATAATTTTTTTATAAATTCAATTCTTGTTCCATAAAGCCCTCCACCAGGATTAAATTTAGATGTAATAGTAGAGCAAAGTTTAGTTTTTTGTAATGGTTCATTAATAGCATTTAATTCATCATAATTTTTTTTAATACACATAATAGATGTCCAAACATGATAAAAGTTATTGTAAGTCATTTTATATTTAAAATTGTAATTTAAGTAAGATGGATAAGGTCGTCCGGGTTCTCTTGGTAAACAAATTACTTTATTATTATTAAATTTAATAATATCATTTCTTTGCGAATTATGAATATCATCAATAATAACAACCCAATCAGCTTGATTAATATTAGTTACAGCAATAATATTATTCCATTTTCCAGAATTATTGGGTGTAAGAGGAGCATATTTATCTTCTAAAAAATGTTTAGAGTCAGGGTCCCAAGAGCAACAAAAGAATATTTTAATCATTAAATAATAATATTCTTTTATATTTAAATATTTATTTCTTGTAAATTATTATGTAAATCAATATTTGTATTAGTAATTACAATATAACCACATGGATTATGTTTACAACAATCATCAGTAGATGGATAATTGGGGATATAAAATTTTAATTTTTCTTTATTAATAATATATGGTTTAATTTTTTCAATATCATAACCATCTGTATGAAATCCTTTATCATATGGGACAGTAAAATCATCAATAAAAATACAAAACTTTTCAAAGTTTGTAGTAATGTATTTAATTTCATCAAATAAAGGATCAGTATGCCAGTGGGCATCTAACCAAAAACAAGTATATTTTTCAAAAAGATTTGAATCGTATTCATTTTTTATATTATATAGTGCTTGAGGTGAAGGTTTATAATCGAGTTTTACATTAGTTAAATTTTCAATTTGTGCATATGCTATAGAAAAAGATTTAATATCTATTTCACATGAATAACATTTTAATTGTGGAAAATTTTTACCAACAAAAAATATTGTTTTGCCCATAAATGAGCCAGTTTCAATAAATACTTCACATTCATTTAATATGTTTAAAACTACAGTCATCATTTTTTTATCATCATGAAATGGAGGTTTTGATTGCCGATTATTATAACTATCGGATTGGTAAATAACATAAGATTTATTGTCATAAATGATAGTATTCATATTGTATATAAATGTGTTTATTATTTAAATATTAATTATTATTATTATTATTATTTAAATAATGACTTTTTGTTTACATGTTCATTCGGGATTAAATAATAAATTAGTTCCATTATTAGGTTTATTAAGAATTGCAAAAAAAGAAAATAGAGAATTAAAATGTTTGTGGGGAAATGATGCTTATATAAATAAAAGTTTATTTAGTTTTAATGATTTATTTGAAAGTATAGATAATTTAGAATTTATTACAATCCAAGAATATGTTAATTTACTTGATAATCAAAATACAAAAATATATAATAGATCAGGTTCAGATAGAGATAGAAGTGGAATAATTTATAATAATGATAAAAATGATGTAGTTTTATTTCATAAAGTAGTTCATTTAATAAGTTATAAAGATGATAATGTAATTGGTAATTATGTTCCTTATCCTAGAATATGTAAAGAAATTACACCAATAATAAATGAATTACGAGAGATAGGTAAATTATTAAAACCAGTTGAAAAAATTCAAAATAAGATTGATTATACAATTGAAAATTTTAAAAATACTAATGTTATAGGATTACATATAAGAACAACAGATGGTGGATTTACAGATATTCCATCAAAAGATGTATTTGGATTTATAAATAATTTATTAGAAGAAAACAATGGTTCAAAAATTTATATATCTTGTGATACATTAGCATTAGAAAATGAAATAAAAAAAACATTTACTAATAATATTTTATATTTTACTAATCCTTTTGGTGATGATTATTCTGAAAAATATAATAGAAGTTCATGGGGAACTATGAATGCTGTTTGTGAGATGTTTATTTTATCAAAATGTAATAAATTTTATGGAACACCTGGAAGTTCATTAAGTTTTATGGTGTGGTTGTTAAGAAATGATAAATTTTTAGAATTTTGGTGTAAAAATCCTTGGAATTAATTAGTTTCTTTTAGCAAGCATATATCCCTCAATTCTCTCAAATGGTAAGTTAGATAACTCATAAATATTTTGTAAATCAACTAATTGTGTAATAGTGCAATTATTTTCTTCCATAATTTCAATATTTTTAACTTTTGCTCTGTTAAAATTATTATTACATAAGAAATATCCACCATTAACTAAATTCTTAGCCGCCCATTTTTGAGCGTGTTCTTTTAATTTTGGTGTAGTAGCATAATTACCAAGATCATTATGACAGAAAGCGATATCCATTTTATCTTCGTCAGTTAGTTCCATACAATCTTTAATTACTACATTTGGATGATTATTTGGATTATGTAAATCATATCCAATACATCTATCATACCCAAAATGTTTACATAATTTATCAAAAGTATAACAATTGTGAGTTCCTAATATTAGAATTTTACCTTCTTTTGGAATATCTTGTAATTTCATAATGATATTTTCATAAAATGTATTAACATAATATTTCTCTCCACCTTGGTCCCAAGAATCGTGTTCACTATTGTTAAACCAAAAATCATATGAATAATATGGTGTTTCATTTTCTTCTTTCATAGAACCATAAATAGTTAATTTACTGAGGTCTTTACATGTGCCCGAACTTTCTTGGTCAGGATTATCATCACTTAATTTTTCAAACAGTTCTAATCCTCGTGCTGCTTGTTCTGGTGTCATATACATATTCCATCCCATAGAATCAATAGGGTCTTCTTTGTAAAGTAAATAATTAATTCCATCTGGACCCATAGTTCTTCCTTCATAGCGAACGGTTCTGAACCAATCATATGCATCTTTATCATCTGTTAAAATCATTCCTCCTTTACCAATAGGAATATGTTTTCTAATATGGAAAGATAAACAATGAAATGTGTTTGGTTTATACATACATTTTTTCATTCGCACAGCGCCATCATAAATAGGATATGGTTTAAGTTGATATGCGCCAGACCATTCTCTATCTTCAAATTGGATTTTGCATCCAGCATGAATTATTGTACATGGAACAGAAATCCAAGTTTTTGACGGAAGAATAACTGTTTCTCTCGCATTCAAGTATTTTAAACATAAAAATATGCCGTCAGTGCAATTATCAACACTTACTGCATATTTACTACCGGCATAAGCAGCGATAGTTTTTTCAAATATATCTACAACTCCCCAAGCGTCATTAACTTTATATTTTTTCATAATGTGATTGAAATTTTCTTTTTCTTTATCCCAAATATCTCTCGCAATATAAGGAGTAGATTGTGTTAATGTATATCTTTGATAATAACTATTTTCAATATATTTTTGATTAGTAGAAGCACTAATTCCCTGATTATTTTCTTTATAATAATTTAATGGTAATATTCTAAAATCCCAACTAACTCTAGTTTTTCCGGTTTCATTAATTTTATTATGATGTTTACATTTATTTCCATTAAAACAAATTGTCTCTCCGGCATTAAGTAATATTGGATCATATTCTTCAAGTAGTGGCATTTTTTCTACATAAACTGTATTAGTATCATACATATCTGTTAAAGCATGTATGAAATTTATTTCTCCTGTGGGATGTTGATGTAAAGTGTCAGAATCATAATGATTAACAGTTATAGCGACATTATTAGGTAAGTGAACTCTAAAAGATGGAAATTTTTGAACTAATGCTTCTTCTAAATCTAAAAATGGTAAAACAACATTATTAATAAATTTAGAATATTCTTCTTTAATTTCAGTCCAATTATCATTTAATTTATTATAAAATTTGCGATGAAACTCGGTATCGCTATCTTTACCAATGGTAGTAAATATTTCATATTTTGTATTTGCTTGATTATGAAGATTATTTAATTCACATTCAAATAAATCTGATACAAGTTGAATGAATTTATAATTATTTAAATTATAATCTAATTTTTTCATATGTTTTTTGCCTGATACCATTTCCTTAGAAAAATCAAATTCTCTCATTTTTAATAATATAATTAATAAGTTTTTAAATTATATTATTGTTTTAAACTATAACTCACATTACCTTGTTGAATATCAGAGTATCCATCTTTTTGTTTGGAAATATGAGGTAATGTACAAAAACAATTAAATCTAGTTTGTATTTCTTGTGCATAAAAAACGTCGATTTCTTTAGTATAAGATTTAATATTTTCCAATAAATATTTCATAGCATTTTCAGTAATTAAATATGAACCAGTAGTATGTGTTTCTTTAGTTTTTACTATATTTTCTGTAATTTTCTGACGGGGACCATTATGTGAACCACATAAATATAACATATCATAATTATCATAAATTTGAGAACTAAATTTAAATAAAGTATCCAGGTCATGTATAAATTCAGTATCATCTTCAAGAATTAATATATTTTTGTAGTTTCTCTCTAATGCTAATTTACAAACTTCAACATGACTTTGTAAACAACCTAGGCAACCAATTTGATAATATAAAAATTTATCAGATCTTGGAAAAGAATTTTTAACATGACTACAATAATTATTATTCCATTCAATTATATCTTGAATACCAGGACGGACAGCGTTAAAAAATTCATAATTAGTTATATTATGTTTCTCTAGTTCTTTGATCATCTCTTCTTTTCTATCTGTTCTGTATTCCAAATTAATTATAAAAATTTTATCAATCTTCATTAATATTTAAATAAAACAAAATATATTTAAATATTATTTTATAAATCATTTCCAAATATTTCAGGTAATAAAATATTTGTTGTAGGTTCTTTTTTTAATAAATAGTTTCTATAATCAGTTACAAATGAAGACCAACTACTTCTTTTATGAAATCTCCAAGGTATTCTATATGTTTCCCATGCAGTTTCTCCACCGCAATATACAAATATTTTTGATTTACAACATATATATTGTTCTATAAATGATTCTAATTCATCATATTTATCATCTTTATTTAATAATTTATATGTTTTAAGTGATGATTCATTAATTCTATAATGGACAGGTGTTGCTATAAAAATATTTTCTACAAGTATATTTTGTTCTTTTGATAGTTGTAATAAATAATTATTGATATCTTCTTCGTCAAAAGTTTTTGTTAAATCTTTAACATTATTGAATTCTGATGACAGTCCTTGAAAATAATCTGTATATCTTAAATGCAGACTAATAAATTCATTATTATTAAAATTATTATTAATGTATTCATCACCAAAATTTTTTATTTTTTGTGAAAAATCAAATTTACTACATATATCTTTATAAATTATTTCAAAATTAGTATTTAATTTACATCTTCTACATCCATTTACTCCACATTTAGATATTTTAGTAGACATAAATGTAAAATTAATGACCAAAACTTCTTCATTATGATTTTTAAAAAAATTATAATCTTCTTCACAATTAATTTGATCCGATGCAATTATAGTATGTATATTTTTGTAATTATATAAATTTTTATCTATATTTTTTAAAACATTAATTACAGGTATTAAATTTTTAATATGATGTAAATTATATATTGTATTAATCTTATACATAATTTCTTTATTTTCTAATGCATCTAAATGTTTATCATTATAATTGTATATGGTATTAAAATTCCAATATTTTATATTATGTTTACTTCCTCTAATTAAATGATTAATTATAAAATGTTGAGTAATTGGAGGAAATAAAAATTTTCTATTTAAATGATGACATAATATGAGTGCTTCTTTAATACCAATTATTTGGTTTCCAGCACCACCATTAGGAGTGGGTATAGAAAATAAATATTTTTCATTACTCATTAATAATTAAAAGAAAATATATTTAAATATTATTAATTAAAATACTATAATGAGTAAAACTTGTATAATTTGGTTAATAAATAAAATAGATAAAATTTGTAAAGCAACAGGAGAGAATAGATTAATTATGGCAAAAAATAGTGTAAAAAATATTACACAACATATTAAATTGCCTGTAATAATATTTCATGAAGATTTTACTGAAGAAGTTAAGAGTGATTTCTTAAATATATATGAAAATATAACATTTTGCTCTGTAGATTTTCAAAATAATAATTTACCATTTGATAAAAATGTATCAAAATGCGGAAAAGGATATATGATGATGTGTAGATTTTTTTCTGGAGTGATGCAATCTATGGATATATTAAAAGATTATGATTCATATATTCGTATGGATGATGATTCATTTTTAATTGAACCATTTATAAATCAAGAGAGATTTCTAAGTGAAGCAAATAAATCTTATTATACGTATAGAACAATATTTTATGATAATATAGAAGATATCAATAATCCAATTGGTTTATATAATTTTACATATAATTTTTGCAAATCATATAAATTAGATATAGATGGTTTATTACCAAAATTAAAAGAATTAGGATTTTTAAATAATGGTAAATATACAGGTATTTGTCCATATAATAATTTTCATTTTTCAAAATTAGATTTATGGAAAAATTCAATAATTAAAAATTATACAGAGAGAATTATTAATATGAATGGTACTTTACTATATAATTGGATGGATGCAAATGTTCATGCGATGATAATATTTGTATTATGTCCATTATTGTATATTCCAACTCAAGAAATAACAGATTTTGGATATAGACATAATAAACATTTTTCAATATTAAATTCAAATAGACATACTTTTAAACAAAATGAAGATTTTTATCCAAAAATTATTTAAATAGATTATAAGTATTATAGTAAATGAAATTAACTGATGTATTAACAGCAACTGATACAAATCCTTTATATTATAAATTTGTTCCAATATTTATTAGAGCTTGGAAAAAATTGTTTCCAACTCTTAATATTCATATTATATTAATTTCTGATAAAATGATACCAGAATTAGAACCATATTCTGAATTTATAAAGTTATTTCCTCCATTAGAAGATGTAAAAACTTCATTTATAGCACAAAATATAAGATTGCTTTATCCAAGTTTAATTAAAAGTGATGGTGGAGTATTAATAACTGATATGGATATAATACCAATGAATAGAAAATATTATAGTGATTCAATTGAATCTATTGATTCTGATAAATTTGTATGTTATAGACAATTAGAATGCGTAGGAAAAAATGAAATGGTAATTTGTTATAATGTGGCTCATCCAGAAGTTTGGAGAGAAATCTTTTCTATTAAAACAATAGATGATATAAAATATGTTTTAAAAGAATTATTAAATAATAATATTAAATATGTTGGTCATAATAATATGCCTTTTTGGATTACAGACCAATTATATTTATATGAAATGACTCAAAATTGGAATAATTATGGTGGGCGTCTAGTTATTTTAAATGATATAGTTACAGGTTATAGAAGATTAGATAGAGGTAGATTTCCTAATAATAATATATTAATAAATGCGATTCAACAAGGTATGTATTCAGATTATCATATGTATAGGCCATATGATGAATATAAAGAAATAAATGATAAAATAGTGGAATTATTAAATTAAAAATTATAATATAAATAATAATTGTTATTTATTTATATTATGGATTATTATACTTTGGATTCAACGTTTTCTTTTATAAAAAATGATTTTAAGTATTATAGTCAACAAGCAGGTAAAGATAGTAAATTAATTGATAAATTAGTTATGGATAAATATATAAATTATTGGAAAGATTCTTCAAGAAAAAATGTTGATGGTGTATTTGTAGAAGTAGGTGCATTTGATGGTTTAACTTATTCTAATACTAAAACTATGGAAGAAAGTTTAAAATGGAGAGGAATATTAATAGAACCATCTCCAGCGAGTTTTGAGAAATTAACTAGACATAGACCGAATACAAAAAATATTGGATCTGCAATATGTAGTGATAATGATGAATTTTTAGAATTTACAGGTGATAATTGTGCTGTAGGCGGTTTAACACATATTTTAGAAAAATGTATTCAAGATAATGGAAGACAATGGATAAGTGCATGGAATTTAAGTCCTTCATCAATTGATGTAAAAATAGAGAAAATGTCTAATATTTTACATAATAATAATATTAAATATATTGATTTTCTATCTGTAGATGTAAATGGTTCTGAATTAGAAGTATTGGAAACAATGGATTGGAATATACCGGTTTATGTAATAGCATTAAATGTAACTACTTGGGGTAAATATGGAAAAACTATGACTAATAAATGCAGAGAGTTATTATCAAGTAAGGGATTTGTGATGAGTGAAAAATTAGATATGGATGAAATTTGGGTAAATGATGATTATTTCAGAAAAAGTTCTTTAATTAAAAAATAAATATATATTATAAAAAGTATTTTTATAATATATATAGTATTATGAGTAAGTCATTAAGTTTACAATTTCCATCTGTACCTGTTAATTCAAAACAGCAAGGGTTAATAGAGCTCTACAAGGACGCTTATATACAAAAGAAAGTAAATAAAGATAAACTTAAACAAGATTCATTAGACAGTATATACACAAAGATTTTAAATGAATTAAAGAAACAAAAAATTGAAGAAATTCATATAACATCAGCAAGAGAAGAAGCTGATAAAATCGCACATGATGAATTTATACGTATATATTTTGATGTATATAAAGATTTACTTAATGAACGAACTTTTTATAAAGAAACAAGAAATGACACTCTTTTAAAAGTGCAAGAGTCGCTACACGAATTTGTGCATTCTAAAGCGAGACATATTTTAGGAGATAAAGAAATTCAAGAAATAAAAAGTATAGCACATGAAGACGAAGCTAAAAGGATTGCGAATTTGTTTCCATCTGTACCAACCACAAAACCTACATTAAAAAAAAGAGGAAGAAAAAGAAAAAAAACAAAAAAGAAAAAAACTCGCAAGGGGAAAAAACAAAAAAGAAGAAAATAGTTTAACCTTTAATTCTGGAAGCCCAAAATGGGTATTTCATTGATTCTTGTCCTCCAAAAGGAACTATAAAAGATTCATCACCATCTAATACGATTGAACCATGTATTTTTCTTAGTAAACTAAATAAACTTTGTTCGTGTCTATTTTCTTTAAATTGTGGATGTTGATTTTGTGTATAATGGTCAGTATACATTAAGGGGTCATCATATAAAGCTTTTATTAAGAGATTAATAATTTTTAATAAATGCTGATTTTTTTTCATAACTAAAATACCACCTAAATATTGTCCAGAGTTACCAAATTCTCCATTAATTGGAACATTTAAGTATTTGAATATTTCTGTATTAGTCCAAACATTCTCTCGTTCGAGATTACCAGGACCAAGTTTTCCACTCATTTGAAAAGACATAATACCATAATGACTTTCTTTTAACATATCTATATATTCATAGAAACGTTTTTTTCCATAAGGATTTAATTTACATCCAGCATCTAAATAAACTAAATATTCTCCATCATTAATTTCATTAAGTTTTTGAAGTAATAAAATAGGTCTCCATATCCAATATCCACCGCCTCGAGGGAGAGATAATATATCTTTGAATTTTTCTAAAAATTCTCTCGACATAAATTCAGGTCCATAACCGGTGATAGTTTTGAATGCTCCAAAATCTTGGGCTTCTTTTAAAAGGCGATTTTTAGATTCTCTAAAGCGATGATTTCCATAAGTAATAAAATGTATTGGGATATTTTTATCAAAATTTAGTGGTTCTGGTTCAATTAATCGTTTTTTGTTAATTTCATTTGTCCAGAATTTTAAATATAATTTACTCATATTATATTTATTGTGTTTTATTTTTTCTAGTATTTCAAGATATTTAGTTTCTAAAAATTCTTTGGTAATAATATCCCAAGATGGTACAATTAATACAGGTAAATCAATATATATTTCATTAATAGATGATTCAATAATAATTGGTATAGTTCCACAATAAAGTGCTTCCCAAGTTCTATGGCAGTCAATTCCAGCACCAGGAGGAGATAATACAAATTTGTATTTGGATAAAATGTTATAACATAATGGGTTAGTAACATCAATTTTAATTTTTCCTTCAATAAATGATTTTTGTCTGTATGTATTAAGAAATGGTATATTTTCAATATGACTACAAAAATACTGCCATTTTGTTTTAGCAGTTTCAATTATTTTAATTCTCTCTGGATTAGAGCTAGTAGATAAATTAACGGCAAAAAGTCGGTCTCTTTGTAAATTTTCATTTTTAGATTTTAAAAAAGTAAGGAGGGAGTTATTATGTCTATCATAATTTAATCCAATTGGAATGCAAGTTAATTTTTCATGAGGTTTTTGTTTATTCCAAGTGAACCAATGGTGTAATAAAGGGTGATTTAAATATTGATCTTTCATAGGAAAGAAGTCAGTTTCAAGGGTAATTAATATTATTTTATTACGAAAGTTATTTATAATTTTATTAAAAAAGATATCAACAATTTGTGGATATCCAGTTAGACATACGAGAGTAAGTGGAGGGCAATTAGAGAGATTTATATTTTGAAGATTAGATACTTTTCTAGTATGTAAAACTCCATTATTAGAATTCACCCAATTAACAATACCATCTTCGGTAACTAGTGGTTCGTTTAAATCAATCATTATAAATTATTTTAAAAATTTATTTTTAAATATAAATAAAATTGATTTAAAGAGATAAATTTAGAGAGAGCATATCCAAAAGATGGCGACATTCATTGAGCGTATGCGTACTGTGGCGAACGACAAAGAAGCAGTGCAGCGTACTTATGCAGATGAATTTGAAAAAAAGAAGGAAGCACGTAAAGATCAACTATTTAGGTCTTTAACATTCAGATATTATGATGAAATTAAAAAAGCAATTGAAAATGCGTCAAAACATGGACGTCAATATGTATATATGAATTTTGATCGTGATGCATTTAAGGCAGATTTTAATGGTCTTGGAACTCCAGCCCAATTTCAACGTCTTTGGTTAACAGAACTATGTAATCCGGATTCAAAGTATCTTGAGATGCCTAGTTGGAATTCAAATGTTGGAACACAAAATAATACTGGTAGTTGGAATAAGCCTCTTCCGGGAGCACCAGATTGGCGGGAACCATTCGGTCAGCGTTCTGTATTTGACCCACCACCAGTAAAAAAGGATAGTTTTCAGGGTCTTAATTTTGATGTATGGAATAACGCAAAATTTACAACAGTATTTAGTTGGGATTCAGGTATTAATTGTCAGGCTATGTGCCATTATCATACTCGTCACAGGCAGGGTTAAATCACAGAAACATATCCGAATGATTAATCAATTAATTTATCTAAAGACTGAATCGTTGATTGCAGGTGCAGCTGCAGACGAAGGTGTCTTGTATCTTTAAAATGAAATTGCAAATGTTTTTTTAATGTGTGTAAATTATCTATATATTCATCCGTGTATATATAGATATTTTTTTGAATAAGTCCTTGCGAAGCAAATTTATTAGTTATTCTTATAATTATATTTATACGGTCTATATCATAAGAAATAGGATTAAATACTTTGTCATAATCTGCATATATCTTAATAAGATTTTCTAGTATTAAAGAAGAAGGAGAATATAATTGTTCCCAATAAATTTTTTGAGTTTTTTGAAGTTTTACAAAATTGAAAATGATACTGGCGACATCAGATGGTAGGATACGAGAGAATAGTGTAAAAGTCATAGTTAACTAAAGTGCGTTAAAATTATAATTAATCAATTTTTTTTTGTGTAATATTTATAAGAATTAAAAATGTTGAATTTATTAGTATTAAAAAATAATTTCAATGACATAAAGAATTTAAGAGAATCTAGTATAGATTTAATGAAATCTTTAGGAGAGAAAGTAAAAACATTAAAAATTATATATAATGAATTAATTGCTAATAATCTAAATGAAACGGATACAGGATTGGATTCATTTCATTTTCAAACAAAATTAATAAATTTAGAATTAGATAATTATCAAAAAACATTTAAAATTATTGATAATCGTGTTTATGGTGATTATTATAAATTATTTAAAAAATTAACTAAATATTTAAATGAAAATATAAAAAATAAAAATATTATAATACAATTTGATAATAAAGAGTATCAGGTATATAAAGATTTAAATAATATACAAGATTATGACTTTGGCAGCACAACTGAAATTAATAATGATATTATTCAAATAATAGATATATTACAAAATGAATTATTAGAAAGAGAACATAAATTAGAAATGCAAAAAATAAAACAAAAATCGGGTTTATATATTGATACTTTAATAAGTAAGGTAAATTATAATAATAATTATTTAAGAAATCATATAGAATTATTTAATGAAAATGCACAAACTTTTAATAATTTTCATAAAAAATATTTAACAAGATTTTTATTAAAAACAAAGCTATTTTATAGACAAATAAATAATGATATAAAATTAGAAGAATCAAAAAATTCTATAGATTATAAATTAGACGATAACCAAAGTATTATTTTAGAAGAAGATGAAGAAAATGAAATAAGAAGTTTAATAAATGCTACAGATAATTCAGGTAAAGATATTCACATAGATTCAAAAAATAATATGATTAACGAATTAAACAGTATGATTTCAGGAGTAAGTGATTCAACAAGTAATAGTTCACCAGAAAAATTAGAGAGAGATAATACTGTAAGTGGTATTTCAACACCAATATCAGAAGCTGAAGTTACAAATAAGAATGAGGTTATAAAATTAGAAAAAGATATTGATAAAATTATGGAAGATGATAATGAAGAAGTGAGAGAAAATGATATTCATAGAATAGAAATGGAACAAAATTTACTAACATATAAATGTGATAATGATGATGACTTAAATAATGATTATGAAACAAGAAGTTATTATAAATATTGTGCAATTATGTAAAAAAAATAAAATATATTTAAAATTGATTTAAAGGTTATTTTATATTATAAAGGTAAATATGGAGAAGCGAGTAACCAGCAAGATTAATGAATATCAAGACCAATTTAAATCTGATATCAAAGTTTGGGTAGAAAAAAATAGTTCGATGGATTTCTCTAGTAAAAGTGATTTGCTCAAATTTATTTATGATTATAATGCTCTTACATTAGAAAAAGAAGATTTTAGTAAGAGAAAACGGGTAAAGTCTTTCGTCCCTCATTATTTACGTTGTAATGCAAAACGTGCTAATGGAGAACAATGCACTCGTAAAAAGAAAGATGATTCTTGTTATTGTGGAACCCATGATAAAAATCGTCCACATGGAGTAATTGAATGTGGAGAGTGTAAGGAAGAAAAACTTACCAAAATGGCTGTTTGGCCACAAGAAATTAATGGTATTTTATATTATATTGATGATTTTGGTAATATTTATAAATCTGAAGAAATTATTTCAAATAAAGTAAATCCAAATGTTATTGCTAAATATACATTAGAAAATGGTGTTTATAGTATAATCAATTAATTTTAATATAAAACCAAGAAATTACTATATAATATATGATTTTTTTTATGTATTATTTAGTTACATTTATCTTAAATATTAATTCTCATATGAAATTACCAACCGTTCCTATGAAAAGAAATTTAAATTTATTAAATAATTTAGATAATATTGAAGAAATGAATTTATTTATGAATAATTATAAAAAAACTATTACTCGTTCAAAATTTTTAAAAGAAGAAAAAACATCTCAAATTTTTAACTATAATTTTGATAGTATATCTACCCATCTTCATCCAAATTTTTCTTTTAATAATATTACTAATTTAATTTTAAAAAAAGTAAAACCGAGAAATTTTAAAAACGAATTATTATTTTTATTAAATAAAAAAGTTAAGATTTATATACACATTGAACAATTATTTTCCAAGACTAATATATATCATATTGGTATTACATTTAAATCAATAGGCGGAAATGTTAGGTATGATGTTCACGGATTTAATATTGATAATTTATATAATTTATTATCATATAATCTATATTCTAAAACCATATTTTGGGATTATTCTAATAAAACAATTAAAGAAATTATAGATTACGAAAAAAATTTAGATTATAGATATATTTTGGGTATTTATGATTGTCGCCATTATGTAAAAAATTTAACTAAATGGGCTTGTGATAATCCTACACCAGTATGGAAATTATATAAGTTAATAGATTGAGAAATTTTTAGCTTTTTCAACAACTTTATTGAACATGCTTCTAAAAGTTAAATCACTATAACTAGTAGTATAAATATTAACACAAGTTCTTCTTTGATGTTTTTCATAAGTTTGTTCTTCATTAACTTCTTCTTTTGAAACTATTGGACTTATATTAAATAATTGAGATAAATTAATACAGGGTGGTTCTCCTTCATCATTTGTAAAAGGTTTATATTCGGGTTCTGGATGCCGATTTTCAATAATTTTCATACAACTTATTGATTTTTTAATAGGTTTTTCTTCTAATTCATACTTACAATTAAAATTGAATTTTTTAATTAAACATTCTCTACAAGAAGATGAGCATAAATTTTGGTCGTATGCTTTAAACATAGTTCCTTTTATTAATGAATCACAAATAAAACAATAATAAAACATAGTCATTTATAGTATAAATAATAATATTATTTTCAATTTTAAATAAATACAAAAAAAAATTGACCATCCTAATTATCTTTTCACTCTACGACAAGATAATTATGTCTAATACTATAGATATAAACCAGGCTTTCCAACTAATAAGTTCGTTATATCATGTTACAACCGACCAGATTAAACGAGTATTAGATAACGCATTCAAAACTAGTAATAATATACCAGACAACAACCCAAAAATCGAACCCAAAGATATTATTTTACCATTTTGTGGAATTATAAATGAAAAATGCTGTAAAGCAGTTATTTACAATCATGGATTATATACACAGTGTACAAAAGAAACAACAAATGAAGTATGTAAAGTATGTTCAAAATTAAAATATGGAAGAATTGAAGAGAGAAGTAAAAGCAAACCAGGAGAGTTTGTAACACCAGAAGGAAAGAAAGAAGTACCATATGATAAGTTTATCAACAAAATGGGATATAGTTTTGATGACGTAAATACAGCATTAAAACTATTAAATTTATCATATGATTTAAAAGAAAAAAAAGATACTTCACAGAAAAAGGGTAGAGGACGTCCAAAGAAAGTACAAAAAGAGGAAAGTGATAATGAAGAAAAAGAGGAAATTGAAGTAACAAAGATAGAAATTAATGGGAAAAAATATTTCAAAACAGCAGATAATATAATATTAAATATTGATAATTATGAAGTAGTAGGATTATTTAAAAATGGTAATATTGAAGCTGTAGAAGTAGAGTAGAAAAATTATTATATTTAATTAATTACTTTCTTATATCTCATCTTGAAATTTTTTTGTAATTTTTTCTAATTCTTCCAATAATTCTTTTCTTTTGTCTTCATTTCCATTTCTACGTGCTATATCTTGTTTTCTACTAATCATCTTTGATAGCATAATATATATATATATTTATAATAAATTCTATTATAGAATTTTTTATATAAAAGAAAAAAAACTGCGAGTTAATCCGCAGTCGGCGGGTTATAGCATTTGCTAGGTTCTCCTTGATGATTTAAGTAGGACCAACTCTCTTTATCACTACGCTTGGAGGCCAACCCAAGTAGTGACCCAGATATCGGACTCATCCCACTTTTATCATAAGAACCACCTACAACTGCTAAGTAGAGGGAGACAGTATTTTTTTGTCGTGTCGGTTGAGCTCACAGGCCTAGTAGTTTTACCTTTACTCCGGGCTAGAGAGACAGGGTGATCAGTCCCGTTTGGTAAAACTCGCCCCGTTGATCACGACATTTTGTGGAATTAAACTAATGAATTAATAATTCATAAAAGTTACATCTTGGATGTGTTAATATAATATAAATTAATAATTACATATTCAATTTTTTTTATAATTAACAAAAATTATGTTTTTGTTAAATTTTATAGAAAAAGTTTTGCGAAGCAAAACATATTTGTAGGAAGGTTTAAGGAAACCTTGGTTTCTTTAAGGCCAAAGTAGGGGTAGGTGTGGAAAAAAAATTTTTAAGGGTTTTTTGGTGTGTGTGTGGGTGTGGTGTGTTTAGGCGGGGAGTTCCTTGGCCTTGGCGTTCCACTCATCACGAGTAGCCTCGGGGA